CCAACTGTCTAGATATCTTTTCTATGTCTCGCATTTGTCGCAACTGTTTTCTGAATAGTTCAACTAAAGAATAACAATCTGGTAACAACATATGATTCGTAATATCATATTCTTGCTGTAACCAAACTTCATCAAATGTAGGATTGGTTAATTGATGTTGAAATTTACGTTTACCCATAGCCGAACAACATTTATTTAACAATGATAATACTGATGAATATTGTCCATGACCATCACTTGCTATAATATTCAATTGCGCTAATGTATGGTTTGCCAAAATGAGTCTATGTGATGTATTATTAAATTCGGGTAGTCCAATTTTACGAACCAAATCTGGATTGTGTTCTTGTATAAAATTAAGCAAATAACAAAATGCTTGTGTTGCCATAGAATTCGACCAAAACTCTGAACAAATATCATACGATTCTTCGCCAAAGAATTCGGTCAATACATGTTTTACGTATTTTTGTGTTCCACATTTCACAGCCTTTTCTTCATTCAGCGCTATTTTATGAATAACATTCGTATTTAGACCTATATATTGAATAATAGTATTCAAATCGTGTTGTTCAAATGATGATAATAGTATCGTTTCACTCGGTTCGTATATCGAAACAAACTTCTCTAATTCATCGAATGTTGTAGTATTCAGATAAAAAGGCATTTCATGTTGAAATATAGATGACTTCCCCGTAAAAATATCAACAACAGCCGCACCATAAACAATCATTTTGTTTGTATTTGCAGGAACTTTGTATGTTTCTATCCAAATACACATAATATTATTCGTAATTCTAGTACAAGAGTCCGCGTCATATGACAAGAAAGTTCCAGTAGAATAAACACGGTCTAATTTACGGACAATTCCTTTTTCTAGTTTGTGTTGAATAAATACAGGAACTGTAAAACCAGCGTTTGTAAGAATAGAAATATATTTATCAAAAGCAAAATCACGAAATCCTGCCATTACAACTTTCGAATCATTACCATATGATATTTTTTTTTCTGCAATGTTCATTTGACATACGTTTGAAAATTCTACAATATTAGAATGTGTAATATTCTCCGTTTCCTCATTTTTTACTCCATAAACTTCAAAGAAAGCACCCACCTGCATCAAAACAATCGTCTTTTTACCATATTTTTCTTCATATTCTTTTGTTAAATTGAAATACTCTTGTGATGTACTAACATCAGGATCGTCTGATGTTTTAATGGGTTTTACGATTTTTTTTGGTGGCATATTATAATAAATAGTATAAAAACGTTTATATATGTTTAAAATATATATAAACCTACCATAATGATGGATTCGGACGATGAATATGGTCAATTTGTTGATTTAGAAAAACCGAATTATAATTCTAATAAAAATACACTTGATAAAGCGAAACGACCTAGTCCTATTCCACATAAATCTGAGAAAGAAAAAGAGAAAGAAAGAGAGAAAGAAAAAGAAAAAGAGAAAGAGAAAGAAAGAGAGTATAAATACAATCAATCATATGAAGTCTTTTTTGTTCATATAATTTCGTGTATTTCCATAACCATTATATTATATTATTCCTTTCGTAAATAATTCATCACTTTTCATTTGAATTCAAAAAATTATACAATAAATTTTCTGGGTTATGATTTTGAACGTCACCGCATATCATTGTGACATCTTCATACATTTTACGTAACACATCATTTGGTGCTATTGACCCTACTTTTATAAAACCGCGTTTCATTAAAAACTTTTTCACATCGGACATAGGTGTTTGTTTTAATAATTGATGTTTGGTTGTGATTTGATTACGTAATGTTTTGTTTGATACTAATACCGCAACTTTGGGAAATACTTTTGACTTCCCTATTTTGAATGTCCTACGTAATATTTTTTTCCGTTTGTTTTTCTTTGGTTTCGTCGTTTGTTTCATTTTACCAGCCGTTTGATTGATTTCATTTACCAATTTCATACTTTCACTCAACTGTTTTTCGGCATTTTCGACAATAGCCTTTTGTGTAACTGGTATAGCGTCTTTTTTAATCGGTGGTGGTGGCGCAATAGACTGAACCTGTTGATTCTGTTGTGCTATTTGTTTGCCACCAATAATAATAGAAGGTTGGTTTTTTCCAGTAATGTTCATATACCTTCGATAGGTAGGAAGCGAACCGTTTTTCAAACAACCATATAATGGTTTCATTGGTATAGGCATAGGCATAGGCATAGGTATAGACATAGGCCCAGTACTTGTCAATGCACTAGCTGCTAGTGGAGCCATAGTTTGTATTGGTAAAGCAAACCCCCCACTTTGATAATTCTTTAATGTCTGATTATTTATAGCGTGTTTTGGCGCATTCTCGTTTCTTTTTTTCTCGGTAAGCTTTTCTAAAAAAAGTTGTGCTTCTTTAAAATCTTTATTGAATCCATCTTCCAAATTATTTACTGGTTCTTTTATTTTAGCTTTTTCATTAAACGACTCTTTGTATCGCTGTTCTTGATGTTGCCTTATCATTTTTAATATAGACTTTTTTTTCAACGTATCCGTCTTTTTCTTTGGTTCTTTATTTTTGACTTTTATTTCTTTATCCGGCTTCGGTTTCTTTTCACGTTTTCTGGTTGTATTATTTTTACTAAAAGAAAATAAATTTGGATCTATAGACAATACTTTTTTATCTTCACCCATTTACAATGTTGTTCGAAAAGAAAATACTATATTTATACATAAATACCATATAAATAGTGTTGGTCTTTCTTTTCTTTCTTATTCTTTAAGAACGTTTCGTATCCTTTATTCATATCATCAGAAATAATAATTTTTCGTAAAGATGGATCTTTACCATAAATACGTCTGCTATGTGCTATTTTTGTATAAGTTACTAGTAATTCCATATCACGACCAAAATATACAAAATTCGCTTTTTTGTCTTCAAACCATCGTTCATTAACAGTATCGCTGTTTAATGACCAACTTTGTTCGGTTACTAGTTTATTAAAGATATTCATCATATCATTCGCCGAATATGGCTCCATTTTAAATCGCCAGACAAATCTAGATTGCATACCCTTGTTTACTCTAAAAAACGTCTCATTTAATTCGTCTTCATAACCTGCTATAATAACCATCAAATCCGACTTATGGTCACTCAATGCTTCACACAAAATATCAATACATTCTTTGGAATAACTATCATTTAGATCACCTGCGCTAGCTAAAGAATAGGCTTCATCGATAAATAAAACACCTCCTAAACATTCATCTATCACTTTGCGCGTTTTAATAGCAGTTTGTCCTAAATAACCAGCGATCAGATCATTTCGTGTCACTTTCTTAAAGACATCATTCTTTAATATTCCTATCTTGGAATACATTTTACCGATAATCTTGGCAACTTCGGTTTTACCTGTTCCTGGTGGTCCCAATAAAACCGTATGTTTAAAGTCGTTTGCACATAAATTCTGGACAAAATAGAGAAGTTGGTCTAGTATCGACTTTTTCAGATTGACTAGACCTATCATATCATTTAATTGTACTAATTCCGGTTTTATTTTATGTAGCGTTTTTAAATCAATATTGTATTCTGCCTTCTCATTATATGGATTTTCGTTAATTATTGTGATTAAATCATTTATTGTCTCAATATTCGAATGAATCTCTATTTTTTCAAGGGGAGTTTCTGGTGGAATAATATTTGTAGGAAGAGGTGCAAATGGGTTAAATATTTCATGACTTTGTTGCCATAAATGGTAACTATCAAAACGTGGTTGTACAAAGTTTTGTGTTCGTCTTTGTTCATGTTCTAGTGTATTATCCAGAAATATGGGAATAGTATTAGGTACTCCAGTAAAATGACGATTTATGAGCGTTGTCATAATAGAATAATCAAGCTGATTTAAATCAGTCCTTTCATGATATTCATCAAGCCACTTTAAAAACGACTTATTTGACATGACACAGAGTTATTATAATTACATATATCCTTCTAAACCATTTTCAACAAATCTCAATAATATATTTTTCGTAAAGAATCTAAAAAATTGAATTCATTAATATATTAACATAACGATGGCATTGAATAATCATATTTCTACTATGAATTACGAATTGAAAGATATCGGTGCTTATCCAAGTGTTCAACCTGTAAGTTTAAACAAAGAATCCATGAATGATGATACGATTCCTAAACAAACAAAAAAACAAAGACCAAAAAAACTCAAAATTAGAACGGAATCGGAGTTGTCTCCTATTACTCAAGTATTAAAAGAGGAAATAAAAAAAGAGATTTTCAGTGAATTCGAAAAACAATCAGAATATAATGCCGAGCTACTTGACCATATTGATAATTATAGCGAATCTGCTTATCAAATCATTGAGTCATACTTTCATGGACAACATTTGGAAAAGTTAGTTCGTCATCAAATTGAATCCTATAATCATTTCGTAAATTATCAGATTCGTCGAACTATTCAGATGTTTAACCCTGTCACGATTCGTTCAGAAAATGATTTTGTTGCTGATAAAGAAAAATATTTCTTAGAAGTCTTCATCTCCTTCACAAATTTCAAATTGTATCCTCCACAAATTCACGAAAACAATGGTGCTACCAAAATGATGTTACCACAAGAAGCTAAGCTCCGCAATTTTACCTATGCTTCGACTATGACCGTTGATGTAAATATTCAGTATATTATTCGTAATACAGAAAACATGGAAACAACAAAAACGATCAATAAGGTTCTACCTAAAATCAATATTGGTAAATTGCCAATTATGTTGAAATCGTCGGTATGTGTTCTTACTCAAAATAAACATATTAGTCATCAATATACGGGAGAATGTTCTATGGATAGCGGTGGATACTTCATTATCAAAGGTTCTGAGAAAACAGTTCTCGGACAAGAACGTGCTGCTGAAAACCGCGTCTATTGTTTCGATGGTAAAAACACTACGAAATGGAACTGGTTTGCCGAAATAAAATCTGTTCCTGACTTCAAATGCATCTCACCAAAGCAAATTGAAATGATGATTGCCAGTAAAAATAATGGGTTTGGACATGGTATTTATATGACGATTCCTCGTATAAAACAACCTATTGAGCTTTATGTTGTCTTCCGTGCGCTAGGTATTATCAGCGATAAGGATATTACGAAACATATTGTTTTACAAATTGATGACCCAAAACAGGCAGATATCCTGAACGCTTTACATGCGTCTGTAATTGACGCGAATAAATACATGACTCAAGAAGATGCACTCAGACATATTACTGCATCGGTCGCATATACACCATTAAATATGGATAAAGAAACCGGTGCTAGGAAGAAGCGCGAATTTACACAAGAAGTCCTAGATAATGACCTTTTCCCGCACTGTAAAACATTGGCTCAGAAACTCTATTTACTAGGATATATGGCAAACAAACTTATTCAAACTAGTTTGGGTCAGTTACCACCCGATGACCGTGATTCATATATTAATAAGCGTATCGAACTTAGTGGTACACTCATCAATAATCTATTCAGAAACTATTTCAATAAACTAGTGAAGGAAATGCAGAAACAGATCGTGAGAGAAATTAATACTGGTTCGTGGCGTTCGACAGAAGATTATGAAAATATCGTCAACATGACCAATATTTATAAAATTATGAAATCGACTACGATTGAAAACGGCCTCAATCGCGCTCTCGCTACTGGTGATTTCTCTATTAAACAATCAAATAGTAGTAAAGTAGGTGTTGCACAGGTATTAAATCGCCTTACATACGTCTCCAGTTTGAGCCATCTCAGACGGATTAATACACCACTAGAAAAAAGTGGTGAGTTGATTGCACCACGTAAACTACATAATACAACATGGGGTTTCCTGTGTTTAACCGGAGATACTGAGGTTTTAATGTCTGATCGATTGACTATCAAAAAAATAAAGGATATGAATGATGGTGATAGAGTTACTACAATCAATCCAGAGTCATTACTAGATGAACCATCTGACATACACTCATTCTTCTCCAAAATGCCGGATAAACTGTTTGAGATTACCACAATTAGTGGAAGAAAAATAAAGGCGACTGCAAACCATCCATTTCTCGTGAATAATAATGGTAATTGTGAATGGAAAAACCTCGAAGATTTAAAGCCGATGGTTGATAAGGTTGTCATTAGACATATTAATAAATTTCAGGAGATAAATCAACCATTAGACATTAATGTTAAAATGAGCGAAGCCGATATATATGAGCTAACATATCTAAAAGAAAATATATTAAATAACGGCTGTATAAGTGTTCCAATATTGTCTATTCAAGAAATTGAACCGGAATTAGTTTACGACTTTACAACGCGAAGTAATAACCATTCGTTTGTTGCTTCTTCTTTCGTAACACATAACTGCCCAGCAGAGACTCCAGAAGGCCAGTCAATTGGTGTTGTTAAAAACATCTCTTATATGGGTCATATTACGATTCCTACCAATAGTTCATCTCTATATGACTACGTAGAACCCTATTTAATTTCAGTAAATGATTCTAGTCCAGAGAAGCTATATGGAAGAGTCAAAGTATTTGTCAATGGTGCTTGGCTAGGCGTAACTGATCAACCTATGGAACTATACAACGATATGAAAGAGAAGAAATACAAGGGTATTGTGAATATTTACACCTCCATCATTTTCAATTATAAATCACTTGAGATTCGAATTTGCAATGATGGCGGAAGATTAACACGACCGGTTCTACGCATAAAAAATAACAAGGCACTCATTGATAATTCTGTTATAAAACGACTAGCTAATGGAGAAATTGGGTGGAATGATCTACTGACAAACTGTGTTCTAGACGAATCGGTCATTGAATATATCGACCCAGAGGAACAGAATTTCGCCATGATAGCTATGAAGTGTAAAGATAGTTATCTTCAAGACAAAAAGTTACGTTTCAATTATACACATTGCGAGATTCATCCTAGTACAATTTTCGGTGTTCTTGCTTCATGTATTCCATTCCCTGAGCATAATCAAGCCCCTAGAAACACATATCAATGTCTTGAATGGATGGAACCTGTACTAATGTCCGATGGTAGCTACAGGCCTATTCGCGAATTGAAGAAAGGCGATATGGTAAAATCATTTCACCCAAAAACATTCGAAATCACCGATACCGAAGTTGTCAATCACTTCTTCTGCTTGAACGAAGAACCTATGTATAAAATCAAAACTATTACCGGTAAAGAAATATTAGCGACGGACGACCATAAATTCATGACGAGTTGGGGATGGATGATGGTCAAAGATATTCGCAAGGCACGATTCGACGGAAATGCAAAATATCCTTTCGTCAAAATCGGAATGTATAGTAGAAAAACGGGGGAATGCTCATTCGTAGAAATCGAGTGGATTTCTGCGGCACCCAACTGTTTCGTAGCCGATATCGAAGTCGCTAGTGAAAATCACTCTTTCATTGCCGGACATGCTGGATTCATGAGTTCGAATTGTGCAATGGGTAAGCAGGCAATGGGTGTATATGCAACGAACTACGACCAAAGAATGGATAAAACCGCCTATGTCTTGAATTATCCTAGCAGACCCCTAGTAGATACGCGTCTCATGAACTTCATTCAACTAAACAAAATCCCATCTGGAACACAGATTCATGTTGCCATCATGACGCATACTGGATATAACCAAGAGGATAGTGTCCTTGTAAATAAAGGTTCGATAGATCGTGGTCTCTTCATGGCGACGATTTACCATACCGAAAAGGACGAAGATAAAAATATTATTCGAGATGAGATTATCCGGTGTAAACCCGACCCAACAAAGACAAAGGGTATCAAATTCGGCAATTACGATAAATTAAATAGTCAAGGGTTTATCCCAGAAAATCAGTTGGTAGAGAATCGAGACGTCATTATTGCGAAAACAATCCCTATCAAAGAAAACCGTAATGACCCAACAAAAACCGTGAAATATGAAGATCAGTCCAAGACATTCCGTACTACCGAAGAAACATATATCGATAAAAATTATACTGGTAGAAATGGCGACGGATATAATTTCGCCAAAGTCCGTGTTCGAACACTCCGTAAGCCTGTGCTAGGCGATAAATTCTCATCGAGACATGGGCAAAAAGGTACTTGTGGTAATATCATACCTGAATGCGATATGCCCTTTACGAAAGAAGGCTTACGTCCTGACATCATTATTAACCCTCATGCAATTCCTTCCAGAATGACAATTGGACAACTTAAAGAGACATTACTTGGAAAAGTGTTATTACAACTTGGTATGTTTGGCGATGGTACCAGTTTCGGCAACTTAGACATCAAAACGATTTCAGAGAAGTTACAAGGTCTAGGTTACGAGAGTTACGGTAATGAGCTTTTATACAATGGCTTGACCGGCGAACAATTAGAAACCACAGTGTATATTGGTCCTGTATTTTATCAGAGATTGAAACACATGGTAAATGACAAACAACATAGTAGGTCGATTGGTCCTATGGTGAATTTGACGAGACAACCTGCGGAAGGTCGTAGCAGAGATGGTGGATTTAGAATTGGTGAAATGGAACGTGATGTTATGTTGGCACATGGTATGTCAAGATTCTGTAGAGAGCGTTTATATGATGTTTCAGATAAATATGCGGTATATGTTTGCAAGAAGTGTGGCATGATGGCATCCTTCAATGATGGTAACAAAAATCGTATGTATGCTAATGCAGACTTTACAGTTCATTTATGTAGTACTTGTGATAATAAGACTGAATTCGCTAGAGTTGAATTACCCTATGCTTATAAACTCATGTCACAAGAACTACAATGTATCAATGTGGTACCAAGAATTATCACGGAGTAGAAGAATAATAATTATTACCAAAAAATATATAAACATAATCCTCCTATATTTTTATACTATGCGTAGAACACTTTTATCTGCAACACGTCAGGTCTCCGCTCTCAATGTTTTTGAAAACTCATGTTATCGTAAGGTCGATTTCAAGATTAACGAAGATTCGAATGTAAAGGACGCAGTCGTTCGATTTGCTGCGTTCAATATCGGTTGTCTTGCTGTTACTGATAAGAATAATAAAGTCATTGGTGTATGCTCTGAACGTGACTATATTAACAAGGTTGCTGCTCTAGACAAGGATATTGACAAGTTGAAGGTCAAAGACATATGCACTTACGGGCCGACCATCATTACCGCGAACAAGACTGATACACTCGATGACTGTATGAACAAAATGATGTTCAAGGACATTCGCCACCTTCTCGTTGTCGATGATAAGAATCAAGATTTTATTGGTATGATTTCTATCAAAGACCTTATCAAGGAGGTTTTGAAGGACAAAACCGATATCATTACGCGTCTAAGCGATTTTAAGATTGGAAAGGGTGGTTTCTTTGGAAGTGAATAAGTAAACGAATTATATGATACTTTTTTTATCGTATTATATAATTTTGGGTTCAAAGCTCTTAATTCTGTATACTCCATCTGCCTGACCATCTTGACAATGTGACCCCGAAGACGAACCTATACCATGATTCAAAATATTATCGCTTGCAAAAGACGGTATAATATGATAATCTTCAGGACGTTCCACAGAAAAAAACCGATATTTAGATTCGAGAACCTGCTTTATATCATCCAAATAAACGTATCGAATAGGTAAGCCTAGCTGTTGTATATTATAATACACTGGATTTGATATTACTGTCGGTTCCAAAAGTGCCCATGTCTCGATAAGCGTCCAATCCCCATGCAATTCACATGCGCAACCATAAAATAACGCGTTTTCGCGATTTTCTAAATTTATCATACTTCTTATACGTTCTCTACTTGCCATATAATAACTCTCGCCACACTTAAAAGCAATTCTATCATCGGGTTCTTCATCTAAAAAATCTAAAACATTTACGTTTGCTTCAATAGGATCGAATCCTTCTTCTGAATTAGAAATAGTGATGGTTTCTATATGGTCCAATGGTTTTACGAAAACTTCACCATCAATTTGGTCGATTCCTAAATCATATCCTTGTTGTCTGGTGCGGTCTCTTAAAGCACGTTGTAATTGCTCTATTTGCTGTATTCTCTCTCGTAATTGCTCCGCTGCATCCATTTCAATATTAATACGTTCTTGTTCGCGTTGTTCGGCCTCTATTCTCTCTTGTTGTTCTCGTAACATCTGATTAATACGTTCTTGTTCTGCGAGTCGACTAGCCAACGCTCTATTGACTTCGTCTTCCATCTCTTTTTTTCTGCGTTCTTCTATTTCCTTTGCTTCTTGGAACTTCTTTCTGCGCATTTCCTGATATTCTTGTAATTGTTGCTGCGGTGTAAGTTGTGGTTTTACCGGTTCTTCTACGATTACTAAATTTTGTTTGGAGTTTTGGTATTCTATAAACTTCTGTTTTGTTATGATACATATAGGTTCTGATGTTGTTGGTACCAATGTATTTTGAAACGGTACTTGCACTTGCTCTTGCTCATGCTCTTGTGGTTTGTCCGATATTTCGATAGGCCAACCTCTACGCTTAGCAATAGCACTATAATATTGAAAGTATTGCGTCAATTCAGTAACAAAAGAAACACCTGTAAACCGTTGTTCTTTATATAATGGCAAGTTGCGATTCTCAGTTAGTGCATATACAATGCCTTCTATAAATAGATCGTGTGATATACTTGGTAACGGTGTTCGAAATAAATTCGTTTTAAAATTAGATGAACACCACTTTGCTATTTTTCCAACGGTTTCGGAGTGATATTCATTTTCAGGTATTCGATTCATTAAAACAGATATATATAAAATATCACTCATGAAGGTTATAAATTCTTCTTCATTCAAATTATCATCTCCATCATAGTCATAAATACTGAATATAATTTCTAACATCTCATACTGGGCATTTTCTATATTATTCTTACTAGTAAATATTTGCTGCAAGAATTGATTTTGAAACGACGTTTTCCTTTATTTCTACACTATATCTACATATTATTTTTCCAAAAAATAATAAGTATATCTAGCAAAGTTTTTATACCTATAATAAGATATATGTCCAATACAGATATTAATGATATTCGTAATCAAGCACAATTCAAAGGCTTTTCTTTCTCCAAGTTTAAATGTACTGACGTAAGAAAACAATTCATTTTAAATATGCAAAAAGGAAAATTAGAACCTGCATGTTACTGGTGCGCCGAACTCATTTGTTCTGGACACTATATGGAAGTTTGGGAAACTCTTTTACATTATGCTGGTAAATATATTCATCTAGGAAATCCTAAAATCATTATCTATTTAGAAATGCGATACGAGATTTTCAGGAATATCATGTCACAAGGTCTATTCACCAATGAACTTCAATTGCGAAATAATCCTACAATAAGAAAATTATTTGCAGAAGTCGTAAGTGTCCTTACTCTTTCTAATAAGAAGAGTAGCATTGAACCAGTTAAAATCAATAGAGAAGAAGAATTCGATATGACACAAATGACCGACCGACTAACTGCACCTCGCGTAGACTTTATCGAACCTTTTTTTCAAAAGAAAGACCCAAAGGAACTGATTATTGCTATTAATGAATTCGCATATAATATTTCTCCCGAAAAGCACAATATGCAGTCAGCTATATATTGGATAGAATGGATAATCGAATTTGACCTTATATGTAGGAAACGTAAGACGCCGTGTTATTGTGAGAAACGAACTGAAATACCAGTGGAAAAGAAATATCAATGTGATATTATTTGGATAGTTTGGGATGCACTATTCCATTACTGTAATTTAAATAACGATGTTTTTATCAAAAAACTTATGACATCACTTTTATCTCTATTTTGTATAAAATATACTACTGCTTCTTGTAAACGTCGTCGGTATTTATTATATATGTCAGTTGCTCTATTAACTGAACCCGTCCCTACTACAATCGAACTCATGCCAAATAAACCAATGGTACAGACAGTTACTGATAAGATTCATGAAATTTACAAACAAATCAAGAAAAACGAAGAAAGTCCGAATACTGATTATCTTTTTAATAATTTAGATCAACAAAATACATTTGAACAATCGTTGAAACGCATGGACATAGTGAATTCATTAGACATATTCAAACACTAAACGATTTTTTCGATGTAAAAAATTGAAAACTTTTTTTGATAAATTGTTTATTAACACCCCCAACAAAATCACATATATTTTAAGTTCATTACTAACAATGTCAGTTACCACTTTCTTTTCCAGCCCTTTTGAAATTCCTTATGATACTCCTCTCAATATGCCAATCGCCGCATCACCTTACAATAACGATGACGATAAAAACAACCACGATAAAAAGATTCAAACATTTGCAAAAGTAGAACCAGAATACGAAGAATTAGACGGTTATGATTGGGACGACGGAACTTGTACAACTGACCCATCTGCTTGGGAATACTGGGTCTGGGAAAAACACATCGAATATAATACTGGCAAAGCCTATTATTACAGTCCTCATTACGATATATCTACTTACGATGTGCCTCAGCGCGAAGGACCACCAGAAGAATACGAAGAAGTCGTGATCAAGGACAGTGGCGCAACTGTCTGGGAAAAGCGATACAGAAAAACCGCAGTATTTCCTCACTCTGAAACCTATTATTGCTGTAAGATTACAGGTGAGATTCGCACAGAAATGCCGACACGTGGCTACGTTCAAGTCGTTCGCGAATACGAGACAATCGACCACAAAGGTGTTCGTAGAAACTATACTAGTATCCAATTCCCAAAACTGCCACCTCTTTTATTCTCCAACTAAACGTAAAAATAGATTGTTGTCCTTGAAAACCAAATAAACAATATTTTCCTTATTAAATCAATAATCATTAAATAAAGTATTTTTTATGACTCCAATACCCGATTGTACATTAACCACCGCATGTTTTTGTCTCAACGATAAACCTCTCCGTCCATTAGAAGAAACAGTCGATTCGTCCAGAGCATTATTAGCGATACCCGTATATATAGTTATATTCGGAGATTCACAAACCATTCCTTTGTTAAAACAAATAAGACAGGATGCTGGTTTGCTAGGACTAACCGTATTTCACGAAGTCGATGTACAAACAATATGGTCTTTTCAATATAGAGACATTGTTACTCGAAATAGAGAACGTTTTTTTCCTACGCGCGATTCGAGAACTACAGTCGAAAGCCACTTGGTTACCTGCAATAAATTCGATTTTGTCTTACAAACAATGAACTCGAATCCGTTTAAAACGACGCGGTTTGGTTGGGTCGATTGTTTTCTCGGTAAAGATACTATCAAAATTTGCGAGAACTACGAACCCAATATCTTGCCTTATATTCTCTCGAATATTACAGATAAATTTCATATTCAGGTTCTCAATGTCTGTGATAAAAAATATAAATTCAAGGAAAACCGACAGGAATTCTATAGTCGATATCAATGGGTAGTATGCGGCGGCTTTTTTACTTGTTCCGAAACATTCGGTAGACCTATATTGGAACGACTCAAAACCATCTTTTGCGAAACTACTATGCAGGGTTATGGGCATGGCGAAGAAATGTTATATATGGAAGTTCTCGATGAATTTGCAACATCAATCACTCGGTCATATGGTGACTATGGCCAGATATGGAATAATTTTATTAAACCCACAAAGAACTACCACTATATTTATTATTTTATTTTGAAAACCTATATGGAACTGGGTTATTGGAAAGAAGCGAAAGTTTGTTGCGAGATATTATTAGAAGAAATCGAAAGTTATCGCGTTCATGTTATTCCTAGTATGCGTATAGGAATATGGTTTGACTGGTTTATTATAATGTACCATCATGAACCTAAGCAATGTATAGAAATAAAGAATTATATTGATGTCTTATGCAAAAATGATAATAAATTATCAAAGATATATCAGAACGATTTTTGGCGAATTGAATGGTATGTGGGTTCTATTCAAGAGGTTTTCGCAAAAAATTGAAGTGTATATTATATTTTAGTAAATTATAATATAAAAACAGTTTATGTCATTTCAAGATTGGACACCAGTCGTTCTCAAGAAAATGGGCGGTGCTACTGTATCTAAAGTAGGTTATAGAAAAGTTGTTCCTCAAGTTGATCCAGCGACGAAACAAGCCCGAATGCTCGACCAATTCAACGCCGAAGGGTCTGTTCCAAAAATCGAAAAAGTATCAGCTGAAGATAGAAAAGAAATCACACAATTGCGCGTTTTGAAAAAAATGACACAAGACCAATTGAATACTACACTCAATCTCAAAAAAGATACCATAAAAAACATCGAAAATGGGACTCATGAAAAAAACAAGGCTCTTACAAGTAAAATCAAGGCTTATTTGTCAAAAACTTGAGCATTATACTATTACACCTTTGAACATTGTAATCCGCACAAAGTGCGGATAGTGTTCAAAGGCAACGTTACCGATAAATTAATTGAAGACGCACACAAAGTGTGCGAACTCAAATGTTCATCGGTGTATAAAGTTCTTATATGCATTATACAGGTCCTCTGTTTTTTGTACTCTGATTAAATATGGATCAGTGTGTCGCATATGAATAAATGTCCATACAGATGTCGATATATACATGGGTCGATTGAAATACATTCCACTTTGATTTGCAAATATGATATGAAACGACTGTTTTTTTGCTGAAATATATTCTACTTTGCTCGGGTTTTCAATTTCTATTATATTTGCGGTTTCCATATGCATAACATAGTAACATATTTTTATTACGTTTCACTATATCTTTGTTCTCAATAAGATATCCTTCAGGTCTTTTTCCCAAGCAGTAGTCGTTTCTGTCACTTCGATTTCTTCCTCCGGAAATCGCTGTAATGGGTAGAAGGCCGATAGAGTATTATTACGTTCATTCAATAGTAGCGATAACAAAATTCCATTATGTACCGGATTCTCTTTTTGAAAATGCTCAAGAAAGAAATCTTGGAATTCGAAGCTAAATCCGAAATTATAAAATATATTATTGATTTGCCATATATAATTTTCCGGTAATTTCTCCTTTTTTATGATCTTATTGATAATTGCCTTTACTGGTATCGTTTCATCAACTTCAACATTTACCATTTTTATTGGTGATTTGAACATGGCGGCGTATTCTTCTTTTTTTAAAACCATGTCGGCTGCTTTTGCAATACTCTCGAATTCGGATTCTTTACTAGTATCCTTACATACATTCGCAAAGAGTTGCACTCGTTCCCCGTTTTCTAGCAAAACGGTTATATCAACTGCATAGCTAAATGCATCTTTATCTATTGAGCCAAAATCGGCATAACATGGATATCCCAGAATTCGCCCCATTTCTTCTTGGTCTATTTCCTTGCCATTATAATCCTCGTAAGAAATGAGAATACCTTGATAATCTTCACTATGTAGAAGTTCGGGAAAAAGTGTTTTGATACTTTCTAAAATTCGTTTTGTTTTGGGTTCTTTTCCGGTGTTTTCGTCGTAATCTATTGGCTGTACTAATAGTGCCGGTCTGACTCGTTCTTTCACTAAAATACTATTCATGAGAACATTCAAGGGCAGATTCATCTTTGTTGATGTAAATGATGACATAGCTTTACATGTCATCATAAATGGTGTTTATGTTTCAATTTTTCTAAAACGAACCGAAGCTGGAACCTAGTAAGGCATTTGCCGCCATTGGGCCACCATACATATCCGATCCAGTTACACCACCCGTTCTTATCATGTTATCGTATCCCTCCATAGGATTCGATGGTCTCGACGTAGCTGCGGGTGCTGGTGGAAACATTCCGGATTGAACCTGATTATTATCTAAGTAATCGGCTTGACTCGAACTATGCTGAGACATTGGTTGGCTTACCCTAACACCGTTTTTCATTCTCTTTTTGTTGTCATTTCCTCCCGTTCCTCCCGTACCTCCCGTTCCGTTCCATAGATCCGATAAACGATCTACTAAAATATTTACCTTAATACCTAATTTTGTTTGAATACTGAGAACAATAATCAAGAATGCTAAAATAACATTTGTCAACATCAAGTTCTCAAATTTGAAACCACTATATGTGGGAAAATATGTAATGGTGCGATGTATCACAATAATTCCACAGAACATGATAATCAATTGAATGAAAATTTCGGCTAAAAGTTCGATCGTCGATTTATCTGGGTCGGCCTCTGGAATAAATCGCTGGATTAGTTTATTCAAAATAACAACAGGAATCACTCCCATAAATGAATATTGTACTACATTCAATAATTCGGCTTTTCCTTCTTCGGTTGTCGAAAAAACATGACCCAAAAAAGATTTTTTCGAATGGTCTTTTGTTTCATGTAAAATCTCCATTTCTTATATTCTATATATCTTTATAAAGACAAAAAAATATTGTATGTACAATCAATATAAACCCTCGTTGTCATATATACAAAACATCTATTATGACTAAAGTTCAACTCATTAGTTATTCGAAACCTACATTCGATGAACATGCAACTATCCTCGACCTAGTAGCATTTTGTGCAAGAGTATCAAATCCTGCTAATCAAATGAATAGCGAAACCAGCGAAAAACTAGTACGTTATTTGATAAAGAATGAGCATTGGTCACCATTAGAAATGGTGAATATATGTCTAGAGATTGAAACCACGCGCGATATTGCTAGACAGATTCTGAGACATCGTTCATTTTCATTCCAAGAATTCTCTCAACGTTACGCTATTGCGGATCTTGGGTTTCAGTACAAAGATGCTAGATTACAAGATACAAAAAATAGACAGAATAGTATTGATGTTTCTGGTAATGAAGATCTACATATGGCTTGGAAAGAACAACAACTCTTTGTCAAAATGGCTGCCGAAGACGCGTATAGCTGGGCTATTGATAATGGCATTGCTAAAGAGCAGGCTCGTGCTGTGCTACCTGAGGGTATGACTGTTTCTAGATTATATATGAACGGTACACTTAGGTCGTGGGTTCATTATATTCAATTACGATCTGGAAACGGAACACAAAAAGAGCATAGAGAAGTTGCATTAGCGTGTGCAAAATCTATTTCACCAATTTTTCCGATGATTATGGAATTTGTTATGCATACTGACTAGGGCATATCGGTAAATCACAAATAAAATGTTCATCAGTGTACGATCTTTGTAAATTTGAAAAACAAAATGCGTTTATAATTGATTTAGAGAAATCGATTATAATACTATATATTCTAAGTATAGAATGAGTCAATCTAACGCTGCTGCTATAAGACGACGTGTAAATCAACCCCCTTTGCCAACAAGTAATGTAAATAATGCATCTACACAGAATCAAACCATACAATCTTCTAACGCCGCTGGTCTTACATTACCCCAAGTCATTGCTGTTATCGATAAGCGATTGACTAACCTGGAAACGTTTATGAAGGAAACTAAGACTACTGGTACTGCGCTCGATGGACCACGTGTTACATTTCAAACAGATTCTTCATCTTCTTCTTCTGTTCCGTCCACCGCATTCAATGATATGGTTTCTGAATTCAATAACCGTTTCGAGATCTTGGCAATCGAGTTGGCCACACTTAAAGACACTATTATTAAGCTCCAAACGTATACTATGGATGTGAATAAGATTCTTATGGAAGAGCGTGTTCATGTATTTTCCGATTTAGGAAATGGATCGAATACCTCTTCTACAACTGTAAATGAAGATGCTACCGAACTTACACAATCCGATATTAACAGTGTTGACTTGAAAGATTTAGCTAATAACGAATTATCTTTTAATTAAGGTCTATCGGTAGATAATAGTTATTAGCCAAATGGCTAACCTTCGGTTATCTACAGGAGACCCATATCCTATGCAAAAGAATGAAAGGAACGAAGGATAAAAGACATTAATCTCTATCACTCGATAAAAAAACACATACAATAAAATGATATAAATGACAAATATCTTCTATTGTAAATACAAAAACAATGAATCCAACCAATACATTGATTACAAAAATAGAAAAACTAAAAGCCGAATATTATGCGGAATCTACAAAAGCCATGTTTTTTAAAAAACAACAAAAGGTAGATTGTGCTAATATGATTTGTAATGGGGTAGGGTTAGAAGAAATGTTAAATCACACTGTTTTTGTTATTCCAAATACAAATCGCGTATATTTCGACTATACCATATTTAAAACTTATGCTATACCCAGCAACTATGATGCCATCGTAAAACGTGTTCTCGATTTATTTCAAGAATGCATTGTTAAATATGGTAACTTCGAAGCCCATGTAAATCTTAACACATTTACGATTTCAGCATTTGAGCGATATAAAGCCATTATTATCAAATTCTGCGAAGAATGTTTCAAAAACAACACGCATTTTTCCGTCGATTTGGTGAAGTTTTGTATATATAACAGTCCAAATATGATTGATCTTATCACTACCACAGCTAAACCATTCATTGATGATACTATTCGTCAAAAAGTGATCTTGTTTAATAAAAAGGAATCTGAAAAATTGATTTCAGATTTATTAAACTTCTAATACAATAAATTACATAAAACTATAATTTATTGTATTAATATATTCATATTTTGATATTTACTAATTCGATATTATGGCGACCATTACGATTGAAATCTTGGACCAACAAAAGGCCGAAACTTTCGCGGGTATTTTCCAACACATAAAATTGTTTACTGACCAGATTAATCTCATCTTCGAAAAAGAGCGACTCTATATTCAATCTATGGATTCCTCTCGTATCTCTATTTTCGAGGTCTTTCTTCCTGCCACGTGGTTTGATAAATACGAACACAATATTCAAACGGGCCATACGATTGGCTTGAACTCGACCATTCTATATAAAATATTGGGTACACGCGATAAAGGTCAGGAGATAAAAATTTTGTTTGATACGGAAACGGACGATAAATTATTTATAGATTTCACTTCGAACAATAAAGCTCTATATAATAAGGAATTTGAAATGGGGTTGATTGACATTGACTGTGAACTCATGTCGATCCCGCCTACCGAGAGCTGTGCCGAATTTTCGATTCCGTCGGCCAATTTCGCAAATATTATTGGACAGCTTAAAATATTCGGCGATTCTCTCGATATTGTCTGTAACGAGACTCTCATTCAACTTACTGCTACTAGTGTTGAAACTGGGAAAATGGCGGTGAAAATTGAGATCGATGATTTGAACGAATTTTCGATTGACGAAGGTTCTGAGTTAACCATGTCTTATGGTTTGGCCAGTCTTCACAACGTTTGTGCTTATAGCAAAATCGCCAGTTTGATGGAAGTTCATTTAACAGAGAATTTTCCTATGAAAATTATCTATTGGCTAGGTGATGTAGGTGGTGATGCGAAATTGGTGTTTTATTTGGCACCGAAGATTAATGATGATTGAGTCGTCAGTTTGATGATTCTAATGTTTTCTTGAATGTCTTCTATTCTTTCCTCCCTTTGATTTTCTCGATTTCCTTGATTTTTTACATTTTCGCGTTCTGCGACCGCCGTTTCCAAAGCCGAGATATTTCCTTCTAGTATCACCTAGATACTTTTTAGTATCACCAAAATATTTCTTTGTTTTGCCCCAAGTACTAGTATCACTACCAAAGTTTTTCTTGTTAGCTGCCTCTTGCTTCTTCTTATAATATTCATTTCTTGCTGCTATTTCTTTTCCCCACTTTGCCCTTTCTGCCGAACTTCGTCGCAATTCTGCAGAAAAACCACGAGTTAGGTTTCCAATAAAGGTGGGCGTCATTGCTGTTTCTAGCGTATCAGGCTTTTCAAACGGTGCTACTGCCTTACTTGAAAAGAATTTCTCTATGAACGTATCTCCGACACCAGTAAACTGTATTGGCTTACTACTGCCAAAAAATGTCTTTGGTGGTATGCATTGTAAAGTATACTCACCTGACAAATGTACACCATATTCCACTTTTTCAAAAGTAAATTTTGATGCACTTTCTAATGTATTGTTATATGTCGTTACGATAGTATTAATTGCTTTAATTAATCTATTTATTACTACTAGGTTATTACTATTATCATCTGTAAGTTGGTTGAATACAGTATCTGCTATACGTAATTTTTGTCGGAGTTCTTCATTGAGTATCTCGTCTTTACTAATTCCATCAACACCATTAAAAGCGGAGGTGTTAGTTATTCCTAATAATGAATTAATACCTTCTATATATTTATCTATATAGTTCGTTTTAAGGTTGTTTATATTGGTTACTGATTTTGTAATGGATGTATCTATTGGTTTTGTATCATTTTCGTTTTGTATCGCTGCATCTATTTTATCAAGAATCGTTTTCAATAGACTACCCAAACGTTCTGCTGATTTTGTTAGTTCTTCGCCATGCTTTATAATTCTTTCTTTTGTATCTTGTATATTTCCTTCTGCTACAGCTTGTGATTCTTCGTCTTTTGCTTTATTAGTTTTTGCGTAAAATTCTTCAGATGCAGATTTTTCTGCAATATCGAATATGTCTCGTCCTCTCTGTTCGTCTGTGTAATTGTACCCTTGTTGTGCACGATTAACTAAATCAACATTTTTGACTGATGTCGATGCTGTAGTAACAGCGTCTTTTATTTTACTACCAAAATTCTGCGAATTAATACGGTTCTTTTCATCAGGTGTTCCTCTGTAGACGTTTGTTGCCATTGTTACATCTCCTAAGAATAAGGCAGGTTTACCCGATTCAGAATCGTTTGCTACACCGACATTGATTTTTATTTCTAACCCTTCGGGTTTGGTGATTGAAGGCGTTGGTTCTGATGATGGTTCACTATCTCTACTCGAATATGATTCTATTGGTGCTGGTGCTGGTTCTTCTCCTATTTCCTTAAGTATTTCATTTTTTTTTTCAGCGATTAAATTATCTAATTCAGTCTGGACTGATTTAACCTTTTCTTCATCAAGTGGGACTGTATTGTTTTTTGATACAGAACTTGTTATTAACCCGTTATTCACAAATACATGCATTTCGTATTCTTTTTTTTTCGAATCGCAATTATCTTGACTGCAGTTGTCAACCAGTAATGAATATGCAGCTGTAAATTCTACGAGTTTTTCAAGTTCAAGGTTTTTATCCCATTCACCGTTATTTACGTATTCTTTGTATTTATCTTCTAAATTATTACTCTTAATATATTCTTCTACTTTTTTAAAGATTTCTTCTCTTTTAGTTAGATTTATTGCTGGTTCTGATGTTGATTCTTCTCCTATTTCCTTAAGTATCTGACTCTTTCTATCTGCAACAAGACTATTTAGTTTACCATTGTATTTGTCCCATACTCGATTATAGACTTCATCTATTTTTGTTCTAATTTGCGCTGCAAGTATGGGGTCAAGGGAACGACACATGTCAATAAATATTTCTGCTGCAGCTAAATAATCTATATTGTTATTAGCAGTATTCATATAATTTTGTATTTTTTTTACTTTTTCTTCGGTTTCACTATCTATACTCGAATTTGATTCTATTGGTGCTGGTTCTGGTTCTGGTGGTGCTGCTGCTTTTTCAGCTTCTGATACTATGATCTCATTTATATATTTTGTATTTTCTTCGACTAAATCGTCTAGATTAAAATTTTTCTTTCTTGTAGGTTCGTACATTTCATTTATTTTTTCTTTATTAGACTCATATGTAACATTTATAGAGTCTTGCATTTTCTGTATTTTAGCACAGTCATCGTTATCGCAATTGGCAAGCAGTATTTTTACTGCAGCTATATATCTTGCGTACATTATAGGGTTTTCTAAAGGTTTATTTATGGTTTTCTCTAATTTGCCATAAGTGATGATTTTTTGTGTTATGTCAAATATTTCTTTTTTAGTTAGATTTATTGCTGGTGCTGATTCAGCTTGAGATCTTTTATTGGCATTTGCATGAAATCTTTTAGCTAACGCGTTAGCTATCGTTGAAGCGGCAGCAATCTTTCGAGTTTTGTCATTTTTCATTTTTAATTCGAATCCCTTTTTTTGTTCTAATTGAGCTGGAGTAAGATCAGATTCATCTTGTGAAATAGTACCTGATTTAGCTAACGAAGCACGACCTTTTTCAGTAATATCGTCTCCATCTCCACCTCTTGTTCTTCGCGAATGACGTTTCTTTTTATATGATCTACGCGGCATATAAACTATATATATTATCCATACAAAATAATATATCATTCCATTGCGTTTATTCAATTTCCTAAATCCATACCCCTATAATATACGAAAATATGTCCACAATATTAAATATATCTATTTTCATCGTCCTCCTTTTTTTATACATTCATATCGTCCAACAATTGAAACGAAGTGAAGATTTAGAAATATATGAAATGGATTATTCGACGAACGAGAACCTACAAGAAATATGTGACATCAAGCAACCAGTCCTTTTCGAATACAAATCCGTTCTCCCCTCCTTCTTTGAAACCCTAAATATAGATACTATTGACGCCATACAAAACACCGACCTAAAAGTCAAAGAATCACAAGATTATTATCAAGAATCGACCGAAACAATTGATTATGTAGTTCTACCCTTTTCAAGCGCTCATACTCTCTTAACTTCTGATACCAATGCCCGTTATTTTACGGAAAATAACGAAGACGCAGTCGATGAAGCTGGTCTAGCCTCATTCTATAAAGAAAATGACGATTATCTCAAACCGTTCGCTACAGCACAAACCAAATATGATCTCCTATTTGGTTCTAAATCGGCCACCACACCCCTTCGTTACCATACCGGATATCGCCACTTTCTATGCGTCAATTCGGGTAAAATCCAAGTTAAAATGACACCCTATAAAAGCCAAAAATATTTATATCCTATATACGATTATGAGAACTATGAATTCCGAAGTCCCGTCAATGCATGGGCAGGTCAGCGAAAATATCTGCACGAAATGGATAAAATCAAGTTTCTAGAATTTGATGTAGTTGCTGGAAATGTTCTCTATATTCCTCCTTACTGGTGGTATAGTATCAAATATTCGGAACAACTTACTTTGGTCAGTGGATTCACCTACAATTCTATTATGAATTGTGTAGCCAACATTCCTCATTGGGCTCGATATTATTTGCAACAAAGTAATACAAAAGTACGTACAGTCAAAGTTCTCGATTTATCTGGCCGTTTAGTTGAAATTAGTAAAAAAGATGAAAATCGTGAAATAGAACCCGAAAATATAACAATCAAAGTTGTCGAAGAACCCAAAAAATTGAATACAATTTGAGAACTTTATAGATAATAATAAAAAGTCGATTTATTATTATCATGTCTTCACGAACATATGATGGTGAACCTTTGGCAAAAACATATGATGGTGAACCTTTGGCAAAAACATCGTATGTTGAGCCTTTGGCAAAAACGTCGTATGTTGAGCCTTTGGCTAAAACATCGTATGTTGAGCCTTTGGCTAAAGAAACTCGCGCTCTCAATAATCAGATTCAAGATTTGAAGAAATCTTTGCCGCCGATCATTTACAATGATATCAAGGGCATTTTTATAAAAGACCTAGATGAAAACGAGAACGAAAAGGACCTATACGTTCCCAGTGATAGCGAAATACAACAACATATTCAACAATCACGTATTAAACTCCGTATTAAACAATTAGAAAATGAACTAAGAGAACTAAATCAAACACTTACACTGTTATCGAGCGGGTTGTCCCGATTCTAATTTCTATCTACGCGAATTTCTTTGAGAACATTTCTCAGAATCTTCTGTGTATCGCGTTCATCTTCTTCATCCGTGAATGCACCTAGACATGTCAATGATAACTGTGTAAATTCTTCGTTTTGTCGTGTATTATTAATAGCATATTCGGGGTTTTTTTCTTGCCATGCGGGAAGCTGTTTCAAGTTTTTTCGAGCCATGATTTTCACGATTTTTTTCAACTTGGGTTGCTCGTCCTTTTCTTTTTCCCATGCATCATTATCTCGAATATATACTGTTTCTCGTTTTAAATCTGTACAATGAAGGGGGCGTTTAAATACGTCGATCTCCTTAAGTTTATTAATAAAAATCCTAGAAATACCATTGACATAGCCTAATCTACCAGTCGCTTCAATATCCGCCACAGTCAATTGTATATTATCCAGAAACTCTTGTATATTGATAGCATTCTTGCACTGCTCATTCAAAAAGAAATTCAAATTAAATTGATTATTGTTAGTAATCGTCGTAACATTACCTTGTTTCTTTACCAACTCCACTATAGTATTATTCAATTCCTTCTGCTGTTCCATCATAAATGTCTGCATCTCTTTGTTACTCTTCATCAACTCAACCAATAACTCAGATGTTTCATTGGTCGTTATTTCTGTATTATTATTCATTTTTTCCGTAAAGTTATTTAAAATATTACTATTAACTACCGTACAAGTTTTTTTATGATAAAATAGACTGTTTCTTGCAGTGTAACTTTTGCTACAATTCTCGCAAACATGTAACACTTGGGTCGGCGCTTTTTTTGTTCTATTCATATGTTTACGCGTGGAAATATGACGTTCCCATTCACTTTTTTTACTGCATTGAAAGACACAATCCACGCAAGAAAACATTTTCGGTGCGGGATCTTTTTTTGTTCTATATTTATAGAACGAGAAAAACGCCTAAATCGTTTTTTATGTAAAACTATTTATTTTTGTCCGGCGTTTTTTTTGTTCTATAAATCGAATAAAAAACGCCGAATGCTAACAAAAATTGTTATATATTAGAATAATTTATTACCATGTATCGATTGATTATTTCGGCGTTTTTTCGGTTCTATTTTTCTTAGAACAAAAAAAACGCCGGACAGACCCCGAAAAAGGTTGCAGCGCACATTTTGCGTTATTTTTTTGGCATTTACTGCATTATGGTAACACCATATATTTTTGACCCCTTTTTGAAAAAGTCTAGGTCACCTTTTGAAAATTGGACATTTTTAAAAATGTCCAAAAACAAAAAGGTCCCTCCTACTTTTTTCCGGGAAAATCTACGATTCAGTATTTTCCATGAAACTATGGAATTCAATATTTTCTGTGAAACTATGTAGGCGTTTTTTTCGTTCTATAAATCGAATAAAAAACGCCGAATGCTAACAAAAATGTTTATTAGTCATAATAAATTATTACCATGTATCATTTGGATGTTCAGGCGTTTTTTCGGTTCTATTTTTCTTAGAACAAAAAAAACGCCGGACAGACCCCGAAAAAGGATGCAGCGCACATTTTGCATAAAATTTTTGGTATTCAAAGCTTCTCAGTCACAACGTATATTTTTGACCCCTTTTTGAAAAAGTCTTGACCACCTTTTGAAAATTGGACATTTTTAAAAATGTCCAAAAACAAAAAGGTCCCTCCTACTTTTTTTCTAGGATTTTATTGGGTATTCAGTATTTTCTGTGAAACTATTGAATTCAGTATTATTTATAGAAATAACCGAATAAGTTTTTTCAATGGATTATATATATATGTGGAAGAAACTACTAACCATAGGTTTTATTTTATTAGCATTAGATGGAATTTATCTAACCTTGAATAAGACCCTTTTCGAGAACCAAGTAATAACTATCCAACGTACTACTATGCAACTCAAACCTATGAGTGTAATAGCCTGTTACATATTCTTAATTGGTGGCTTATATTATTTTATTATAAAGAACCGAAGATCAGTTTTAGACGCGTTTATACTCGGCTTAGTCATATATGGCGTCTATGAAACAACGACATATGCTCTTTTCAAGAATTGGTCACCCTATTTAGTAGTAATGGATACTTTATGGGGAGGAGCATTATTGGCATTAACCACGCATATAACCTATGCAATATAATAATAACATAAGGGTTTAGCGTAAATATACGTGAAAAATATAATTTCATAATATATACATGAAATTATCGATAAGTTTTAACAATATAATAGGTATTTTATTGATTCTTATAAGTGCAATTGTTATTTTATTTTTCGTGAAATATATTGTAAAATTATTTAGTGGTTCCAATACAATCGAAGGATTAAGTAACACCATGTTTACAACAGACACGGGTGTAGTAACTACTGTTGGTAATTTTACGAAAGTAGTATTCACCAGTAAAGGTACATTTACGCCAGTCAATAGTATGATAATAGGATATGTTGTTGTGGGAGGTGGAGGAGCCGGTAATTGGTATGTAAATGGAGGAGGTGGCGGTGGTGTAAGCTATAGTACATTAAATGGTTCAACTATTAAATTACAAGGAGGAACACAATATACTATAAATGTTGGCGCTGGAGGGAAACCTGGAACAAGTAGTGGTTCACCAGGTGAAGCATCAAATATAAAACAAGGAACAAATATACTTGTTAATGCTAATGGTGGGGGAGGTGGTACAACTGGTAATAAGGGTAGTAATTATAGTGGAGCTGGTGGAACTAGCAGCGGTGGAAATATTAATGTCAATGGTGGTAATGGCGGTCCTATAACTAGTTGGAACGACAAAAACTTTAACACGAAAACAGGTAAATATGGCGCAGATGGTTATGATGGTGTACAAGTAATTCTCTCAGATATTAGTTTATCTACGTATTATGGAGGAGGAGGTGGAGCAGGAGTCCCAGTTTTACCAACAACAAACACGGTAAAAGTACAAATATTGGACGTAGGCTATTACGGTGCTACTACATCATCATCCTATGGAACATACAATAGAGGCGTAGGTGGAAAAGGTGGAGGTTCCAATGGAACGGGTGGACAAAGTATAAATAGAAGTGATGTTTCTGGTGCAACACCTAACTCTGGTGGAGGAGGCGGAGGAGGTTCATGGTATAGTCCTGAAACGAAAAAGAGTACAACACCAACAACTGATAAGTACATTACAGATTTCAAAGGATCAAGCATTCAAATATCTGATAATAATACTTATATTCCAGCAACAAATGGTGCCAATGGAATAGTTATTATCTATTTCTTTTCTGGAGATTCAACTGTCGCCACTGCAGCACAAAAAGCAGCTGACGCAACAGCACTAGCATCTGCCGTAGCGAGTCAAGCAGCAAAAGATGCAGCAGCACAGGCAGTTGCACTTACTGCTCAGCAGACGGCTTCAGCTGCATCACAAAAAGCAGCAGTTGAAGCACAGAAAAAAGCCGACGATGCTGCACTAACAGCAGCTGTTGCTGCTCAACAAGCCGCCGACGCAAAATCCGCAGCGGCTGCACAAGCAGCAGCTGTTGCAGAAGCACAAGCAAAGGCTTCACGAGAACAAGCAGCTGCACTTGCGGCACAAGCAGAGACAAATGCACAAAAACAAGCAGCAGCTGTTGCTGCCCAAAAGAAAGCAGATGAAGAAGCGAAGACTGCCGCTATAGCCGCACAAAAAGCAGACGATGCTAAGGCACTAGCACAGGCACTGGCTGCACAGAAAGAAGCTGACGGTAAAGCATTAAAAGCAGCTCTAGCAGAAGCAGAAACCAAAGCATTAAAGTTACAGGCGGCAGCTGTTGCGACACAAGCAGCATTAGATGAAAAGAAAAAGGCCGAAGCGGTAGAAGCCCAGAAAAAGGCCGATGAACAAGAGAAAAAAGCAGCTCTAGCTGCACAAGCTGCAGAAGCAGCACAAGCAAAAGCTGCAGCGGTAGAAGCTGAAAAACAGGCGGGTATAAAAGAAAAAAACGCAGCATTAGCTGCTCAGGCTGCACAAGCTGCTCAGGATAAGGCAACCGCACTAGCAGCACAACAAGCAACCGACTTAGCATCACAACAGGCCGCTGTAGCAGCACAGAAACTAGCAGGCGAAGCAGCTCAAGCCGCAGCACTGGCAGCTCAAGCCGCAGAAGCAGCTCAAGCACAAGCACAAGCAATCGCACAACAGCAGATGATAGATGCGTCCAATCAAGCCATTGCAGTTGCAAAGTCGATTGCACAACAAAAGGAAATAGATGCAGCTTATTATGCAGATACGCAAGCAAAAGCTGTTTCACAAGCGATGGAAGCACAAAAAATAGCAACAGCATTAAGAGATAACCAAATATTTACTGCACCAGCTGATGTAAAATCACTGGCATCTTCTGGCTCAACCTACAAATAGACCACCATAATCTTATTCTAATTTCGTATTTGTAATTTTCGAATGGGTAAATATGCACCATATGTGCTACAGAAGGTTTGGATATTCATTTGTATCGCATTATCGGAATAATTACCTATAATACGGTTACGTAGTTCTATACTTTGTTCGTCGGGTTCGTAGTTCCATCGATTATGGAATTCGTCGAAATCAGACAGGTCATTATCATCAACATATTCTTCGTCGAATTCCACAGCTAGTTTATCTTCATTTAACCAACCATTTAGCCTATTAATACGAGTAGCCCATATTGGTGTTCTAGCAGCGTAGTATAGCCAATGATTCGTCCATAGTTCTATCAAAGAACCTGGTATGAACGTATTAAACAAAATAGAGATGTTTGTACGAATCGCAAACCGACATGCCGTTTTCAATATGTTACGTGGAGACAAAGTAGTATCATCTATGGTCTTGTATTTACAAATATCATCTTTCGCTAGTAAGATACGGAATTTTTTTATGTTTGAAGCAATAACACGTTCTTCGCATTTTACATGGATAACATGTTCAAGAAAAGAAACAATACTATATTGTCGTTGAATTAGTGTATTTATGAGCGACGCTAATGCAATATCGGGTTCCATCGTGACTAGTTTTTTATTTATCCAAGAATCGATATCAGGATTAAGTTCTCGATAAATATGATCATAGATTCGTTTTACATATTCGAATGTAGATGTTTCAATAAGAGTATCATCAATAAAATCATTCGAATAGAATAGTTCAAATGCCCAAAATAGTGATTCATCCAAGTTTCGGTCGAGCATAGACATGAAGAGTGACTGTCGCACATCAACCGTTGGATATAAATATCGAGTGAGAGAAAATGTATCCATTATTTACTATAGTTATATTTACAGATTTATTGCTTGTAAATAGTATCTATAATCAAAAATCTTCAATTTTTTGATAATGTAGGAAAATATAAAATATAAAATATTATATATCAGAATCATGTCAAAAACTAGATTACTTAAAAAAAGAACGAAAAAATATACGAAAACGACGAAATTTTTACCCAAATTGAAATCCGTAAAAAGAACGAATACCCAGAATTCGCATATTGTGAAGATATTTTTCGAAATGTTGAATATGGTAAAATTATATCATTGGAAGACGCGATCTTATGGACAACATAAAGCAACAGACGAATTATATGGGAATTTAAATGAGCATATAGATAAATTTGTAGAGATACTGTTGGGCAAAGGAACGAGCAAAGGAACGACCAAAGGAACGAGCAAAGGAAGTGAAAAGAATGACGGAGAAGAAGACCGTATAAAAATGATGGAAAAAAGATTCGATTTAATCGATCCTAATAATGTGAAAGATTTTAAAAGTCGTATGTTTGAATACCGCGAATTTTTAACCGATTTCAATATGTATTTCGATAATAAACAGGATACAGATTTATTGAATGTACGTGATGAGATTTTAGGTGATATTAACCAGTTCTTATATTTAATGAGTTTCGATAAATGACGGACATAACATTCCACGTAAACTAGGCATATAGTTCAAACCATATGGATATTGTCCATGTAGTTCAAAATGACGTTGTGACGAGATTTTCGCACGATTTATCAAGACCTTTTGACGTTCTTGATAAACCCTTTTCCATGTACGCTGTACAAGTCGTAACCAATGTGTTTTTGTAATAACAGAATATGAATCATCAGGTAAAATAGATAATTTAATAATATCAATAGAAGGATTTGAAACGCGTATGACACTGTACCTATAAAGATAACCACAAATACGATTTCCAGAATATTTGAAAAACGTTGGAGCAGATATTGAATTTGTAATTAACATAATATGTCGATAAGGAACATATGCCTGCATACCAATGTAATAATTTCCATCAGCTTTATCTATATCTAAATGGTCTTGGTCTTCGTCAAAGATATCTTCGTAATCATCATTTACCATAGAATCTATGCTATCATTCTCACTCGTATCGTATTCATCACCTGTAATAATAACATGTTGACGTTGTTCACGTTGAGACATACACATAATTTTCTTTTGATTTAGAATTGTAAATACAATTTTACAAGTTTCAATTTTTTGTAGCGATTATTATATAAGAATACTTTATAAACAATGTCTCTTTATAATAACGATAAACCAATGGTACAAATACCACCACCATCCATTGGCTTGATTCCAACACAGCCATCTCCCGAACTTACCAAAGACATAGCAAAAGGGCAAAATAACGATACAAATAAAGATTCTATTATAGATACGAAAAAGAACCCAGTAAGCGAGTATATAAAGTTCTCGTTTATGATTACAAATATCTTATTGCTCACGACTGCAACACTTACATTGATCGAAGCTCTACGCACAAATATTCCTAGTGTAAGACACGTACTCAATTTAGAAACATGTATCTCACTCGTTGCTGGGTATTTCTATTCGGTTTTCTTGGCTCAAATCCAAGAAAGCGAGAAACAGGATAAACCTATAAACTGGGCAGATATTACAAAAACGCGTTATGTAGATTGGTCAATTACAACGCCACTTATGTTAATAGCTCTATGTGTGGTTCTAAGTATGGAATCAAAAACACCTGTAAAGTTACATACTTTATTACAAGTTATAGGATTGAATTATGCAATGTTATTTACTGGATTCATGGGTGAAATTGGTGTATTAACAAAATCATTGGCATGTTTCGTAGGATTTATTCCATTCTGTATCATGTTTTATTTAGTTTTCATACATTTTGTAAGGAACAATGCGTCATTCTCAAATTCCTTTTTATATTATTTCTATTTGGTGATATGGTCACTTTATGGTGTTGTATATATGTTACCAGAGAACATTAAAAATATAACGATGAATATTTTGGATTGCATTGCCAAATGCTTGATTGGAAACGGACTTTTTATTTACTATTCTGGTATTATTAAAGGATGGTAAGCAAAAGTAGAAATATTATAATATATCATTATATTATGATATGGTAAAAATTACAAAGAAAAATCGGAATTCTAGAAGAAAAAATGGTAGACGTCAAAGAATGCGAAAATATATAGCAGGTGATATCATTAAACAGAATGCATACGAAAAAATATTAAGTATAGGTTACGAATTCGAAACAAGTAGTTTAGCCAAACTAACAGGTATTTCTGAAGGAGGAAAAATGGTAAAACTATTGAATACGGATACTGCTAGAAAAGATATAGAAGTTCTCGATGACCCAAGTAAATTAGCAAAAGAAAGCGAAGAAGACAAGATAAGATATGAAAAGAGAAGAATAGAAGAATTATATATAGACATGTATAAAGAAAATGGCGAAAAATATCATAAAGATGAAGCCAGTTTCTTATCAACAAACGATATATCAAAAAGTAAATTTTTCAAAAAAATATCGAAGGTATGTGAAACCGAAATATTAACGGTAAGAGTAAACCAAGTAGGAAAAGCGATAAAAAAAGCCAATTTATATAGTCATAAAGACCAAATAATGAAGGCTATGCAAGAAGGACCTTATGGAAAAGTCTCCGAAGAATTAGAAAAACTATTCAAAACGCAGAGGTTCGCAAACGATAAATACAAACCGAGAATATCACAATTTTTCGAATTATTAAAAGAGATATATGCGCAGAATGATAATTTATATACATATACACGAACCGATAATTATGATAAATCTAGTGATCCTGGTAAATATAATATCAATTTCGAGTTTTGGAATGATATAGAGTGTGGTACATTTGCAGATGTAGAATGGGTAGTTACATATTATAAACCGACTATTAGTAAGAATGTCATATTGGATACATATATAAATGCAATCCGAAATATAGCAAGACATTTGGATGAATATACAGGAAAAATGCGTGGCTACATAGAATTGTCGACAGGTGAAAGAAGCAGAGATACACATACCAAAATTACAGCGCCTACAACTAGAAGTTTATTTTATAGACCGGATAAGGGAATAGAACAGATTTATTATTTACAAACCCACGTTTTAGATGAAAAAGGAAAACGAGAAACGGAGCTAAGCTTAGATGATTGTTGTATAACATCTCAGATGACATTTTCAACGCTAATACACCATGTTTTCCCCATCATGAAACATTTATTAAATGATAGTATAAATAATATATCAGAGTTTCAAGAGATTTTTAATCAAAGAATTACTGCTTTGCAAAAACTAGAGGACTGTATCAAGAAATTGATAATGAGTTATAATAATAATAATCCTGATTACAAAATAGAAGCAGGTGACGAGAACGTAGAAAAAAAAGAACTGGTATCTGCGATAAAGAATTATATAGGACTCATTTTTTTCAAGCTATATCAATATATAAATGATTATTTACAAGATGACCCTCAAACAAGGACATATTTAAAGGATAAACTATACTTTAATTGTCGACATAAAAATTATGCATTATATAAGGGATTAAAATCGAGTATTCACGAATTATTCAAAGAGAAGGGTATTACCGAAAAACAGGTTGTTTCTCTCATCCAAACATTAATAGTCAATGAAGAGATATTATTGAATTACATGTTAAATGATATTGAGTATGTTGAGTCGGGTGCGTTTAGTATAAACACCCATATCGAGAGAAATGATGATGATTATGGTGACCCTACAATATCATTACTCTCTTATTTCCAGTTTTTCGAAGAACCTAGAAACGCTGACGATAATGTAACCGAGAACGATGAAATTTTACTTTACGATTGGCTAGAATATGATGGAGTAGATATTTTTTCGGCACAATCTGATATACAGTTCCACGAAGGAAAAAAGAATAAAGTACTAATAGAGTTTAGAGGATTTCAGCGAACATTGACCCCATATATGTTTAATATGGCAGATAACGAATTAAAAGAGGATATGACAAACGGTGTGTGTAACCGAATAGCAAAGAAACCAAACAGCTTCATGAATGGTGCTTCTGTAAAAGGTTTAAAGAAGCTAATCGCTTTGTATGATGATAACGATACATATCCTATTAAGGGTGTGAAAAAGACGAGAAAAAACAGACCGATTTAGAACAATCCAATCAAGGGTTTACACACCTTTTCGCATTGAAAATGCGCAAAGGCAACGTTACCTTTTACTCATTTACGCTCACTTTGTGGGTGTTTTGAATGAGAAAAGGTGTAAAAAATTGAAGTTTTTATTATCAGATTACAATAAATAATAAAAACCGAACCAAATGAATTTCTATTCAGAAGACATTATCAATGATATTATCGACAACTCTCCACTAGAAGAGTTAATCGATAAAATAGACGAATTTAGAGCAACCAATATGTATATATTTCTGAAATACGCAGGAACTAGCATAGGACCTGTTTATACAAATGCCATGATAAAAAACGAAAGGAATAGTATGGCGTATCACTGTTTAGACACGGAATTCGATATATATAATTGTCCAAGTATTATGGTTTATCGTAGGTTTCCTAACACAGAGACGAATGAAATCATATATTATATTCTTTTAATATGTACAAAAACGAAATTCAAAGGCATGGGATATGCAAAAAAACTATTAGATGGTTTTGTTGAGCGCGTTAAAAAAGATACGGAAGAGGAAAGAAATGAAAAAAAAGTCAAAATAGCGCTGAGTTCTGTAGAAGAAGCCGTAACATTTTACGAAGAATATGGATTTAAATGGACTCGTAAATCGTTAATCGACCATAAGCCATTAACATGGTTTGAAGCATTTGATGAAACAAAAGAATATTTTATAATGGAATTAGACATATAATCAATCAATTATAGCGCCATAATGGCACGTATCATCTTATTCAAATTAGGATTCTTGATGATGACGCCACCGCCACCGCGCCCATATTGGGACGTCATGCGATTCAAATCGCCGATATAAACCAAATCCGCATCATTACATGCATATTTCGAATGGTCGTGACTACTACTATAAGTAATACCACCAAATGTAATATTTTTATTGTCGATAACATCTGAGTGAGTATCAAAATGGTTGGGACAATGGTGTCCGCGAATCCATGTTTCACAATGCCATTTTCCCCCGAATGTCGTTTGAATCATATCACTGAATATATCGATATGATTTTTAGGTGATTTCGCTACATGATAAACAGTTGGTTCATGCGCTAATGAAATAGCAATAGAATTAATTTGAAATGAACCGGCTACCTCCATTGACAATATAGGTAAGCTACTGGTCGATGAATCCTTATCTATAAATGGCTTCATAATGGCCAACTGTTGTAATAATTCAGAGAGTTGTTCGATAGGTATTCCTGAAAGAAAGACGAAAGATTGTCCGTATATTTCTTCGGAATGATAAATATGAGTCCTTTTTTCGTCGACAAAGCCATCTTTGTCGAATCGAACCATGAATCTCGGAACTGAATGAATGAGCCAACAAATTTCCTTATCATTCCATGCAAAACATCCCTTACAATGCCCACCGACTGGAGACATTTTATCATCATGTTCGTCATTATAATTAATATAGTTCGTAAATTTTTTATTTTTGAAAGCTGCGATTACCCAATCAGTCACGTCCATTTTGTAAACAAACGTGTTACCATCGAAATCCAAATATTGGAGTCCATGTGGAAGTTTTAGAGCAACCTTATATTCAAGAGTAGTTTTATTTTTATTTATAGATGCAATATCATAACAACAGGATAAGATATTTTTCGAAGAATAGCAGCCCATATTATAAGTATTATGCCGTATAATATGGATGAACCAGATAAAATCAATTTTTTGCAAATCATACATACAAACTTTGTGAAGTGGCGACGTATTTCAATAAATTGCCTTCAATTTGTCCCAGTTTATGTAAAAGACCAAGATCACCCAACGTTTCGGCGACCCCTATAAATTCCTTTGTAATAGTAACGATTTTTAGCATTGCTTTATTAAAATCGCCGACGGAAATCGATTTCGCCGATAATTCATCGCGAATAAAAATCTTACATGTGAATTCGTCTTCCAAATCGTACCACCTCATAGCCAAGTCGGCCAAATCAAACTGTAGAATATTATCATAATGAATCCCCGTATCTACCTGAAATTCGTTTTCAATCAATTGATAATCGTTCGCCATTTCTACGACTTCTGTCACACGATAATTCAAAAAGTCGGAATCGGACTGTGGTCGCGCTGACCTTTCATCTTCGGGTACTTTTACATCAGTAAAACATGCGAACAGTCCCACTAGTAACTTCGGTGTAAAATCGGCGAAAGAATCCCATCGGGTTACCATCAATTTCGATAGAATAAGCGGATGTATTTCGGCAATGGACGCAGCCATTTTCCCCATAGGACTCAAAATATAACTCTCATCTACTTGATACATATACCCACCATCAATTAATATTTGACAAATAGTTTCCGTTTGTTTATCGATATATTTTTCATAATAAGAGACGGATTTATGTAGGGAATCCAAGCTTTTTTCAAGGGCATAGAATTCACGAACCGATTTTACATCATCTAATACTGTTCTATTTTCATCTTTAATTTTACGTAATTCTTGCTCAGCGTCTTTGCGTTTTCTATTTACCATATATTTAATATTATCTTCAATATCGATATATCTATCACAAATATCACGTGGGCACCGTAAAAGCATAAGATATCGTTTTTTATCTTCAATCGCTTTTTCAGTGCTTTGTATTTCGAAACGTCTTCCTTGTAGTTCTTTTTCAAGTTCTCCGCGAATCATACTTTTTTTAGAAAAGGTGGATAAATCGGCCAATGTATGAGTGCCTTCGGTTTTCAGTAGATTCAAAACTACATTATAAGATACATGATATTTCGAAACGAGTGTTTGTGGTTTCCCTGATAAAATCGCTCGATAATCGGTAAGTGTAGGTACGGGAAACAGATTATTACAATGAACAACGTGGCCTACAGTATCAATACCACGTCGGCCGGCGCGACCCGACATTTGACTATACTCATGAGCTAAAACATAGCGTTCAGTTTGTCCATCGAATTTCGATAGACTAGTAAATACGGCAGTACGAATGGGACAATCTAAGCCAATAGCGAAGGATTCTGTGGCGAATAACATTTTGATATATTTTTTCGAAATCATCAATTCGACGATTTCGCGTAAAATGGGAATCATACCGGAATGATGAATTCCGATACCTTTCTCAAGCAGCGAAACTAACTGATTATATTCGGGTAATAATAAATATTCTCTGAAATTCGGTAATTTACGTATAATTTGCTCACATTCGTATCGGACAGTATATCCTACTTTACTATCGAATTCTAGGAGAGAAACGGTTATCGATTCAGCGCATAATTCGACTTGTTTCCTTGAGAAAACGAATGTAATTGCGGGTAACATATCTTTTTCTAACAAATGCTCACATAGCTTGTTAAGTACATGCTTACGATTTTGCCTGAGTTGGTTTTTATCGAACATGTCAGTCATTTTCGTAATAGTACGATATCCTTGTTCAGAGAAAGAACCTTTTGCATCTTGTAATGATATTAATTTATTCGTTGAATCGCGTATTTGTTGCTGTACTGTTTTGTCGCGAATCGTTTTAAAAACGGCTTCGTTAGTACAAAGAAATCCATAATGAGAAAGGGGTACAATACGATGACTCGTTGTAGCTAAATAGACTTTTTTTTCACCGGAAGATTCACACCATTCCGCGAATCCAGCGGGATTATCTATGGTTGCCGACAACATGACCATCTGAACATGTTTGGGTAACATAAGAATCGATTTTTCCCATACATTTCCACGTTCCGCGTCATTAATATAATGAACTTCGTCGAAAACGACTGCAGCTAAATCGCGATTCAGGTCGATTTGAAAAGATAAATTTGCCGATGCAACTCCACCAGACCCAGAACTAGGTCCAGGACCAAGACCACTACCAGAACCAAGTAAAAAAAGCGAATTCATAAGGATTTCTGTAGTCATAATAAGGACATCTGCTTCTGGATTGGTTTTTATATCACCGGTAAATAGGCCGAATGAAATATGTGGAAATTTACGCGTGAATTCGTAGTATTTTTGGTTAGATAGAGCTTTGATAGGACTTGTATAAATGACTTTTTTTCCTTGACCGACAAAATGTTGAATAGCAAACTCTGCAGGAAGCGTTTTTCCTGAACCCGTAGGTGCAGTAACTAGCGTATGTTGCCCTTCTACAATGGCTTCAATAGCGTATTTCTGGAAATCACTTAGCGGATATGGATACAATTCAAAATAAGATTCATAGTTTGAATTGTTAGGATAAGGTGCGCTGCAAATTACGACCATAATAGTTTTTTCCGATGATACTAATATAAAACATGGAATAATTTTATATTAGTTTGTAATATTATTTTATTGACCAACTTCACTCAAATACATGCTCCATTTCAATGACATAACAATGGTCGAATAATTCGAAACTCACTTTATCTTGGTCATTGACAGCTGCAATAAATGATTGTTTATACTTGATAAGATTTATGATGGCCTGAATGGTTCTATCAGTACAACCACTATAATCATCCAAGCCGTGTAAAAACCCCAACCTTTTGATATTTTCTTGAAAAATGAACTCGCATGACAAAGGGAGAGGACCACACAGTTTATCTCCCAAATATGATTGGATGTCGTTCATTAGCGTAGTCTTGCCTGTTCTCGCTTGTCCAGCCAAAAGTATCATCTTGCTGTTTGGAACGCCATTTTTCACGTTTTCTATATATTGATTGAGATACTCATAATCAGCGGGCTTCAAATATGGTGACCAGTCGTGCATTGTGTTCTGATATACTTATGATATGTATGTTATCTTTATATTTTTTGTAAATTTATTTATGTGTTACAACCTGTATTATTTAGTGTAATATAAAAAATAAAATCTATATTATATATATATATGTCAGAAGCTAAAGCACATAAGTCTAGAGGTCGAACGCGATCATCTACGTCTAAAAATCGTAAGGGTTCATCTGAATCTAGGTCTAGATCTAGATCTAGGTCTAGGTCTAGGTCTAGGGCTAGATCTTTCAAAAACCAAATGAAAAGAAAAAACGGTAGAAAAGAAATAACCGATCTCTATGAGTTTGTTCTCGCAAAAACAAACTATACACCGGAAGAAGTGCACGGAAAGGGTTGGTTTAGTAGATATGGTGATCCAAACAAAGATCCATTTAATATTGGCATACATTATTCAGATGGAGAAAAAACGTTTATGTGGAGGCATGACCATGAAAGAGAAGCATATATAAAAGAAAAAGCAGATATATGCTATGAGTATTTATTGCAATTACAAGAAAAAGATGGTAAATGGCGTGCTCTAATAAATAAATATGTGAATAGGGACAGAAGTGAAACTGATGAACCAGTACCACAAAATGTTATTGTAGGAAATTTATTGCGTTTTATTGATGAAACTGTAAAATATGTAAAAGAAAATTATTCAGTAAACAAGAATATGACCGGAGCACATTAGATATTGCATACGGATTTCTCTATATGTCTTCATCGGTACGTAAAGATAAATATATTTATCTACCGATAGACATTAAATTTATGTTGTTTTCTCGTAATGCATAAAATTGAAAAATTGAAAAATTGGAAGCGGGTTGTATCTGTGCGCATCAAAAATGAATCTATCTACACTTGTTCGCTCTTTACCTCCTGAGGTCTTGACCCTTATTATTCCATATACGTATCAACCACAATCACGTATATTATTAGAAGATATACGTGACTTTCATTCCTCTAGACAAACGGCTTTTTATAATTACCGACGCTACTGGATTGAATTCACCGGCGAAGAAATCCCCGAAGATAAACATTGGCTCTATAATGACCTCGTTTATGAAATGAATAAGCCACTTCCCACCATGCGTGGTTATACTGATAATTTCTACAATGTATGGTTCCGTAACCCCATGTTTATGCAAAACAAGGCGCGTGTGGATGCGTTTATTCGTAGTTTGACCAATGAATATTTGGGAGCAGATAACGGGAATGTAGAAGTCGTTACACGGGCTATCAATCTCTATTTCGGCATCCTCACTCCGCAAGAGCGTGCGCACTTCAATTCTAGGAGCATCTCGCCTTAAGGTCTATCAGTCGATAAATACATTTATCGAGTGAAAACATATAGAGAAATCCACCTTTTTGTAGCCATTTGGCTAATAAATATTATACACGGATAGCCATTAACCTTTCAAAGGTTTGTGTTTATTGCGCTTCCTTTTCGCTTTTTCTGTTACGGGTGCAGCGGATGCATCAGTATATAATATATATGGGTTTGCGACAGAATTAGGATTAGGTATATATGTTACTGTAATCGAAGGTATTGTTTCGTCTTTAGATAAAGAAACGCTAGAATCAGGTACTTCAGGAGAGGTTGAAAACGATGTACTGTCTTCAATAGAAGGTTCAGGCTCAGATTCAGGTTGGCTAGGAATCCCTTGTTCAGGTTGGCTAGGAATCCCTTGTTCAGGTTCAGATTCAGGTTGGCTAGGAATCCCTTGTTCAGGTTCAGAATCAGGTTGGCTAGGAATCCCTTGTTCAGGTTCAGATTCAGGTTGGCTAGGAATCCCTTGTTCAGTTACAGGCTCAGGCTCAGTGACAGGTTCAGTTACAGGCTCAGGCTCAGTGACAGGTTCAGTTACAGGTTCAGTTACAGGCTCAGGTTCAGTTACAGGCTCAGGTTCAGTTACAGGCTCAGGCTCAGTGACAGGTTCAGTGACAGGTTCAGGTTCAGGTACAGGCTCAGTTACAGGCTCAGTTACAGGCTCAGAATTTTCAAATGGTTTATGTGTTGATACATTTAAATTATCAGTAACTGGTACTTCTATAGCTGGTGTATTGCTAAAATAATGACTTCTTCCAGTAATACTGGAAGCAAATTTTCGAAACGACCGTAACATCTATATAATAACTATGATAATAAATTTACACAACTAATTTATTATCAAACAACCATTCAAATTACCATAACAACTTATCAGCATACCATCCATGAGAACCTTTAATATGTCGGTCTTTTTCATGACGCATACGATAGAGTCGTCGCCTAGTTTTGGCGTATTTCATGCCTTTTTTCTGAATATAGGTAGGAAAATCATTCATACCTAAAGCACCAACAGAAGCCAATTTTTTACCACTCTTAGAAAAAACGTCGATTTTTTTCGTCTTATTTGTAGAATGTTTTACAGTCACCCCCATTTTTTTCGCCTTTTTATAAGTATAATTCGTAATATGATACGGCATGATTATATATTTACACTATATTAAGTTTTTTTGCAACAACAAAAACAAAAATAACGATAAACCCATCCATATCTAACTTCTGAAGGGTTGCGTTCTAGTAGCTCAAGCGATGATAACATTCTATCTTGTCCATATGACCAATCCATAACAGTATACATTATCTACGCTAAATAATCTTGTAAATAGAACCAAGGATCCGCACAACCCTCCTTCCAAGTGATCAATTCACAGAATTCCCGATTCATCAAATAAACTGAATTCATAATCGATTGGTCTTTACCAATAAATCGGTCAATAGAAATAAAATATTCTAACATCTCATAATACTTATCGTGCCATTGCAACAAAACCTCTTTCGTACCACCAAAAATAGGTGCCCCAATCCTATTCTGAAATTGAAAACTCGGCAAATCATCTAACGTTTTGCAAGCCAATTCGGAAGGCGTGAATGGAATCACTGACAGAAGCAATACTTTATCTTTCGGCAAAGTAGCAATACGAGAAGGATTCGGCCAATTGCGGAATTCCGTATTCTCGCGTCTAAAACAACCGATATCGCTCCACAAAAAATATTCAGATTCAAATGGGTCAAGCTCAATTGCCCGTTTCAAAAAATGGGATTTTTCTGCCCAAATCATATATAAAATAATATTATGTCCAACGCGTTTTTCTGTGTCCATAGCAAAGTGTTCCACAAATTTTTCACCATACTTATATGAATAAAATTCGGAAACTTCTGTAATGATTATGCGAGTGCGTACTAGTTCAGGATCTACCATTTTTCTTATGGATTCAATATACGATTTTGACACGGTATCACAAAAGATTATCATAGGATTCGAATTAATAAGCATATTTTGCATCCATTTCAAATAGGTTTCATGTGACGCTTTGGAAATCTTCAATTTAAAATATGCAGTGACGATCGTACATGGAGCTTTATGAGACATTTTACACCCTTGAACATTTTAAATGGAACTTTTTAAGTTGTTTCAAAAAAAATAAAAGCGGTTCAAGGTTGAGTCTTTTCATACCCGAAGTAAAGTTTGATTATCCCACGCTCGGTAAAAGGGGGTGATTACTTGTAATTTCTCTACATAAATAACTTGGTCTTTCTAATTTATTTATTGCGTTTTCCGCTATTTTGTAGATGTTTGATGAACCATTACGGTCTCTATTCCATAAACCACAACCGCTCTTACAGCGTAGTAGCCCATGAACCAACCGTGTTTCATCGTATTTTATTTCTTTTTTTGGATTTTCCTTAGTTTTCTTTGGTCTTGGATTGGGATTTTTCCTTACCATAAATTTCTCACATACACCACCATTACAATTGGAACATTTACAACTGGTTCTAAATTCGTCTACTAAAAAAACATTATAGTTGTATTTCCTAAACAAAGTTCGCATTCCTTTTCCTAATGTTGGTTCTTTGTATTTCATCTGTTTCTTCTGTTCCCAATCACCAATACAAATAACAACTTCCTCGGGTTTTCCAAATATTTTCTTAAACTGGTTAATCATCTTTTGTTCGTTACGCTTAGTATTGATATACCTACCAAATTTCAATTTGCGAAATAATTCTTTACCATAAAATTCAAATAATATATTATTAATTCGGTTCTTTTCTTGTAAATATTCCTTAAACTTGGTGATATCTAGTGTTTTCTTATTGAAATTAGAAAGTTCAGTTTCATATTCTATAATTGTTTTACAGCCTATTTTATTGGTTTTCATGGCAAGTATAATATTGTTGTATTTCTTCATTTTGGTTTCTTTTCTTCGTTGGTCTTGGGAATATCGAAATACATTAGCGTCTTTATTCGCTCCGTCTACGCAATAAATTAAATCACATTTTACTACGTCAATTCCAACAATTTTCTTACTTTGTAAATTTGTATAATTATCTAATTCATCAATATATAGTTCTTTGGTTGCTTTTGTTTTCATCATTGGTAATTTTTTACCAACCAAATCCTTACGCAAAAACAAAACGCTTACGCCAATACCGTCTGTGGAAATCATATGATGGAAAGAATAACCGGTTTTGGTAAATAATTTCCGCTCTGTTCGAAAAAAGAACTTCCATATTTCATCTTCATATTTTTTTAGATTTCCTTTTGTAGAAATCTTTATTTCCATGTTCTTTTCTCAATAATAAATTTACTAATGTAGTAGTATCCAACCGTATATATTTTGGTGCGATTTCACCTCTTAATGGAAACACAATATTTAAGCATTCGTTTTCGCTTTCTACTCGTTTCATCATGTAAATCATAGAAGGAAAATAATCCATAGGTGAACATTTCAAATCATAATAAATACTATCTTTTTCGTATTTCTTTTTATTTGGCAAAACATGTTTACGTTGTTCTGTAATCCATGTGTGGTAATATGATTTTGATTTGTAAGCAGATTTATCTACATTCAGCAAATCGTATTTTATTTTGCGTAATTCACTACAAAGGCATCTTATTCTTGTTTCTCTTTCCGCTTTCGTTTTATATAATTTTCTTATTTTCTCGGTTATTATTTTCTTTTTCCAAACTACATTTACGAAGCGTTCTACATAATCCACATAATGTAACTGAATGTTATTTTCATACATAGTCATGATGTCTTCTTTCAAATAATCCATTACTGTGTTTAACCCAGTATAATTGATTCTATCATTTTGGGTTGTAGGTAAATAATGTTCATTGTAAAAAGAAGTAAGTTTTTCTTTTAGTGCAATTGTTTCATCACTAGGAGGTTTTCCTCTTTTCTCTTCTTTTTCTCCACAGACAACTTTCATAGAATTATTGATAAATTCTTTATTAATAACCGGCAATGTATGGTTGTGTTTTTCATAGTAATCAAGTAAATAAAGTTTGAGATACTGTAAAGTATGAATAACCATTTTGTTTGCTCGCATAACAGCATCGTTAATAATCGATGTGTTAATCTCAGGGTGTTTCAGTATACTTTTGAGCGAAGTTTTTGTAGATTTGAAAAACTCGGGTGGTTTTTCTTTGATACTCATTTCTATATTATTACTAAAGATATTATTTTAAGTCAATTTCCAATAAAAAATCATTCTCAGTTATTTTCCTAAATCTTTGTAAAAAGATATTTTTGGGTTCGCATCCATTTTTCTTCATTCTTGAATTGATATTCTTTACTATCAATAGCATATTTGGATTTAATTAAATTTTTTATTATAGATAACCAAGGTCGCTTTCGTTTTTCAGGTTCACCAACTGCCTTCATATTATTGAATGAAAACCATTTTCTTATTTCAGGTATCAGTTCCATAATTTGTTTTTGTATTTCTTCGTTATTGTCTAACTCATATAGGGTGTAAGTTTGTTTATGTTCCAAATCCAATATGGTTATAATCTTATATATTACATCGTCTTGTTCTTCTTTGTATAATTCACTTTTTAATCTCATAATTGCTATATACTTAAAGTGCGAAAATTTTAAGTATATTATTCTTTATATTTTTTTGGTTTACATTTACGGGTAGATGTTTTTCTTCTATATTCTAATCCGTCCTTTCTAGAGTAAGCATCATTAAAATAATTTTCATAATTTTTAGATTTAATTTTATCTAACGACATTATTACATTATGTTTCAGTTGTTGAAAATTGTTTACATTTCTGTATTTCTTTAGATAATATTTTAGTTGATTAAAGTATTGCTCGATTGCGTTTGTTTTGGGTGTATATGGAATTGAAAATAAATATTGATTTCCACTTTTCAAAATCGCTTCTTTAATTATATCGTTATGATGACTTCTAGCATTATCTAATATTATCAAATGATTTTTGTATTTACCAAATATGTGTTTTTCGAAAAATTCTATCATTCGTTCTTTTGTTGTTCCGCCCTTATCATAAAATTCGTATCCTATTCGTTTTGAATTTGTAATTGCCACTAATAATGTAAATTTTTGAAAGACAAAAATCTTATTCGTTTTTACAACGCAACGCTTTCCAATAAAACATCTACTATAAGACGGCATTAATAACGCACCAACGCTTGTTTCATCTAATGAAATAATTTTATCCATTGGATAATGTTTCACTGTATTGTAAAAATCATTCATTTCCTTTTCTTTGTCTGTAGGATTTTTTCGTCTTTCATTTGGAAAATGTTCATGTCTAGTTCGTTTTCTTGTTCTATTCTGATTACGCATAATTCTACCTAAATGCTGCGGTGAAATATCAAAATCTGTATACTTTTCTTTCATCATCATCAATAATTCGCTCATTGTAAATTGTTCATGGGCATTAAGAATATTTAATGCTGTTTTTACTTGGTCTTTCTTAACTTTATAAGATAATGCTGTTCTAGGTTTTCTTTGTAAAATTTTTCTAGTTTTGTATGTTTTTATCCATCTATGTAAAGATGGTTTTTACAGTTAAATATTTTACAAGTATTGTCCATAGTATCATCGTTGTTCAAATAATATTTTACCGCTGTAAGTTTATAATCATCACCTTTCTGTTTCATATTTATACTAATATATGTTAATCAAACATTTTCCTTTCATGTCATATTCTTTTTTTAATTCGTCTTCACATATAGATAAACATATTTTGCATAATTGTCTATAACCTTTTACAAATACTGGACTGTATGCTGTTCTACAGCATTTAATGCATGGAGATTCTTGTGTCCATTTTGTTTCCATTCCATTTTTATTATAAAGTCGTGGCAAATTATTTACCCATTCTTCATCAAGTATTCTACAATTGCTACAATATCTATTTTTATTATTTCTTATACAAGTTAAAGTTATATCTTTTTTATCATTAATATCTTCTTCAAATATTTGTTGCGTGGTAATTTCAAACCATGGTTCGGGTCTAACATTTGTAGTAGTAGAATGTGTATGTTTTATTTCAAATATATATTTTACTTTATTGTCGTTAATAATAGCAACATCTGCTATGTATTTATTATTAATGTCTCTATATTCTATTACGATTTTATCATTTTCTTCATAGTATATTTCGTGGTCCATTCCACCTTCCATTGCGCCACAATTATCACCATCGTATCTAGTTTTACAACATGACCAAGCGAATTCAATAGATTTTTTTTCTTTTAACCATAAAGCAAGCTTATATTTTGCTTCTTTATGTAATTCGCTTTCATTTGGATGTTCATAATAAGAACATTGTGTTAGTGAATGATGAGCAAAATGACATTTACGAATATTCCCCTTTTTCAAAATTACTTTTTGTTGACATCCAATACATTTATAATTTTTATTTTTATCTGCTTTATATGGTAAAACGTATTCGTTATTATCAATCTGTATAGCACCTAATTGATACATTTATATATATAAATAAATTATCTATAAATGCTTTTGTATACAAGAGATTTCAATAGGTTAATTAAATAATTTTGTTCCATTTAAAATGTTCAAGGGTGTATAATATATAATATACTAGCATAACATACGCCCCAATGTTTATATCATTTTTCAGAGTTCTCGAAATCAGAATTGAAATCGTCGTAAAGAAGGTTTTTCTTTTTCCAACCTAACATTCACCGGAGGAATCCCTTTTTTACCATGTGTTTTGTTGAATAATTCTTTTTCTTTTTTCGCGTTTTTTTCGTATTCATTTTTGATCTTCTTAGATAAACGATTCATTTCATTCGTTGCAAGAACCGGAGATAGTCCTAGACGTCTTAGGTACTTGCGAACCTTAAAACTATGAAGATAATTATCATAGATATCAGATTCAGCCATAATTCGTTTAATCATATCATATTCGGTAATATTTTTCTTGATATAACATAAATCTAAAGCATTGTATATGTATTCTTTCGTTATAGTATTTTTTTCAGTATATTCTGAATTATTATCTTTTTGACCACCGTTCTCGGTTTCATATTCTTCATCGTCATCGTCATCATCGGTTAAGTCTTCATCATGTGGAACTGTGTTATTGCCATTCATTCGTATGGGTTCGTATAAATCTGGGTTTCTTATATTCGATACAGCCAAAGCTGGCGGAGGGTTTTCAACATCGAATGTTACCATAATATTATTAGATGTTTCTGTCATATCTATGGCTAAATTCGTTTTATTCACATTATTTGTGCCACCAATGCGTTCTACGATATCAAAATTATGTTTGTATTGACGTTTAACATTTGCATAATAATTATGTTTATATTCATCTTTCGGTCGACCATCTAATACCCAGAATCTTTCTCTATAATTAATACGTTTCATTCGATTCGAGAAACAGCACTTCACCATCAAATAAATGACCTCTGTAATATAATTGACTTGTTCGATACTACCGGTTGATTCATATGTATTCAGCTTGGATTGTAAATCGAGATAACAATAATATTTTTTCAGTAATATGGTTTCATTCTGTATATTCGTAAAGTAAATTTTTTCGAATTCTGCGCCAAAATCCTGATACTTTTTCAAAGAATCGTAGTTCAATATGGCCTTATCTTTCAATTTGAAGAATGTATTGATGATCGATAAAATGAAGGAAATGAATAATATGTAAAACAATTGGTCCTTTGTCAAATAATTACTGTCGGTTCCGGTTTGTCCGGCAGACATGGCAGTAAACAGTGTAATCGTAAAATTGATAGGTGTTGAGATATAATTCCAAAATGCGGCATTGATATATTTTTTCCAGATTTGTGTTCCAATTTTCAGATTTAAATTTTCTTGTAATGTTAGCATGATACCCCAAAGAGGTTTGCTATTATCAATGTAACCAACAATACTATTTACCTCATAAACGGTATTGTTATTTCTATCACGTGGAGAACCTTGACCATTATTATTATTATTATTATCTAATAAATCGGCCTTTGCCATTGAATCTAAAGTTAAATGCATAATACAATTCTCCGTATACAATAATATAATATATATAATATATATAATATATATAATATATAATAAAAGAAAAATTAAAAAACATAACGATATGATATTTCATCACTATACATGGATAAAATCGTTCTGATTGCGCCCGGCACAACTGAATTTCCTCCGAAGGGATGGGGAGCATGTGAAAGCATTGTTTGGGATTACTATGAGAACTTGACCAAACGAGGTTATTCTGTGGTAATCGTAAATCAAGCTGACCCGAATCGAATCATTACAGAAACGAATAATCATAAACCATCCATCGTACATATTATGTATGATGACCATATTATAGTAGCTCCATATATTCAATGCAAAAAAATATACTATACTAGCCATTATGCTTATATTACACAGCCAAACTTCGAACAACGACAACAGTGGTATTTTCATAATATATTTTTGAGAGTCATAGAGAACCAACAATATGTTACATTGAATGTCATCTCCGACCAAATCAAACAAATATACGTAAAATACGGTTTCCCAGCCGAAAAAATAAATGTAATCTGTAATGGTTCTCGTGAAGATCTATTCAGGTTCTCGAAAAGACCCACAAAATCAGATAAATCAATCTATATTGCAAAGGTAGAGTTCCGTAAGGGACAGTATAAGTACCAATCACTACCCAATATCGATTTTGTGGGAAACTATCACAACTCACCCTTTGACAAATCGAATAAGAACTATTTGGGTGAATGGACAAAGCCAATATTATACGATAATATGACAGACTATGGAAACTTGGTTCTGCTTTCCGATGGAGAAGCAGACCCACTCGTAGTGAAAGAAGCGCTTATGGCGGGACTGGGACTAGTGCTGAGTGAATGTTCGTGTGCAAACTTGGATCTAGACCAACCTTTTATCACTGTGATACCAAATGATAAATTAGATAATTTGGCTTACATAGATCGTGTTATTTATGAAAACCGTAAGCGTAGCATTGAATGCCGAGAACAAATAAGAGAATATGCTATCGAGAAATTCGCTTGGTCGAACGTGATCGACCGATATTGTAAAATGTGTATATGATGTGTCTATTTCTTGGTAACGTATTCAATCAAATAAAACAATTTATTGATAAAGAAATAGGGAAAATTTTTATCAATTAAATCGTCTTGTGGAATCGTACCAAACCATATGCTAGTAAATATTGGTATATAATAGAGCGCGTCAATTAAATCAAGTTCATATTGATGATAACTATATTGGTTGACGTTATACTCACATAGTTTTTTATAGTAATAAGGCTTTAACAAATTATAAGCTAATATAACGTTATTAATATCAAAACTTTCGATAATAAAAAAAATCAAATCTTGAACACCCTTGCCAATAGCACAGTGTTGCCAATCTAAGAAATAGGGTTCATAGTTATTTTTTACATCATAAAAAATATTAGGGGATTTGATATCACCATGAATAAACGTAAGATTGTCTTGACATACTCTTTTTTGTATAGAATCAAAATGTTCGATAATATAAAGACATTTTTCTAGTTGATATGGATTCAATAGAGAAGACCATTTTTGAATAAAACAATCTTGTTTCTCTTTTATAAAATTCGAGAAAAATGGACAGAAAATAGTATCATCATTTTGTTTCAATTCCGGAAAAATATGTTTCAGGTTCTTATTCCAAAAGTGACTATGTAATTTTGCCATACGGTCGACAATTTTCATTGAAATATCAATAGTTTCATTATTCAGATTAATATTCAATCTATATCCCAACTCAAACATATTTTCTAATATAATGCCGCAATTATCAAACTCATCATTTTTTAGTAAACATATAAAACGAGGAACATGTACAGGAACATATTTGGATATATGTTCATAGAAATAATACTCACGACTGTATAATTGCAACTGTTTTGCCATATTAGATAACATATTCATATCTGAATTTTCATATTTGAGAACATAAGATAATATTGAATCTCCACTATTATCACAAACAGTGAACCCAATAACGTCTGCAATAAAACCCCCTTTCAACTTATTTTTATCAATAATAACATTATCGATAGAACAATTCATATTCGTAGCTATTTCTTTTATTATCATTCTAGATTTATCACCTTGATAAGAAATTAATGATTCAATATCGAAATCAGTATAGTTAGCAATAGAAAAATCAACGCCGTAATTTTTTAATTGTTCGGAATTATAAATAGTCTCAAGTCCGATTAGTAATCTTGGATGGATAGATTTTGCACTTAAGATTCCTGAATTCGAATCTTCGAATATAAAGCATTTTTTACTTTGAATATTATATTTCTGAATGGCATTCAAATAGGGTTCTGGATGCGGTTTTGCATGAATACAATCGTCGTTTGAAATAATAAAATCGATATATTTATCAATGTGAATGTAATTGACTATAGATTCAGCGACCTTTCTGTTACAATTCGTTACGATACATGCTTTATAACCAGATAATTTAATACTATTCAATATAGCGACGGCACCATCTATCTCTTTTATTTTTGAGATATTTTCTATAAAAAGTTGGTCCTTTATTTGCGAAATTTCATCAATATCAATATTCAAATGACTACCTAACAAAGAATGGATAACGTATTTGTCATTATTGCCTTGAATAAATTTACTAAATAAATCCTTAGTCAAAGTTATATGATATCTATTGAGTATTTGAGACCATACATCATAATAAATATCGTCTGTAATAACAAGTGTTCCATCTAAGTCAAACAAAAAAGCATAAGTAGAATCGACATATTGTGTAACAGCACTGGGCGTTCCTAATGAAAATACACGAGACTCCTGTAGTTCTATACCCTTAAAAACAATAGATTGTTTTAACATTTCAGAAATGACACACGATGTATAAGGTTCATTTTTATAAAAGATTCCATTATCAACTACGTGCTTAGCAAAATCTCTTAACTGTATAAAATTAATAAATGCATATGCGCCAGTATTCGCATTATCTGAAATTTTATCTTTCTCTTTGATATCAACAATGGTATTTTCGTGATTTAACGTAATATATGAATAGATAGGCTCCGGTCCGTAATTTTTCGTAAAAAATACCATATTATCATTGCCTTTTCTAAAAACATCAATTATGTTTTCTGTATAAAATGTATCACAGTCTAATATAATACTTTTTTCATTATATTTTTTATTTCCATTAAGTATTTGCTGAATTCCGAATAACAATGTTTCGGCGGCACCTCGAGTATCACCTATTTTTATAAAAGAAATAAGCTCTTTATCTTTGTTATATTTACTAGAAAGCAACGATGTAAAAGAATGAATGTCTAGATTTTCATTATAAAAAATAAATATAACATCATTTTCATTCAAATGTAAATTATCTAAAACATACTCAATCATACATTTTTCAAAAATTGGAATCAATGGTTTAGGCTGTTTATATCCATTTTTTGAAAATCGTTCTCCTTTACCACCTAAAGGAATAATAATATTCATCCTATATATGATATATGATAAATACCGCATAAATTATTTATATGATTCAATCGAAATAATATAAACATAAATGAAAAACTAAGTATATATATTCATGAAAATTGCACTTGTAGGACCAGGAATCATGCCAATACCACCAACAGGACACGGTGCAGTAGAAATCTTGATATGGGATTATTATATGGAATTATGTGAACAGGGACATGAAGTTGATATTATTAACCAAATTCGCATAACGAGTCAAGAACAGTCGACCCCTACAACGCCTTATTCACAACGTTTAATACAGACGATTAATCAGGGCAATTATGATTTTGTACATATCCATTATGATTGCCTTTATCATATTATCCCCTATTTGACATGTAAAACTATTGGTATAACGAGTCATTATCCTTACATCGATCAACCAGAGAAACATAGACAAGACGGATACCATATCCCATTTCAAGCTATTTCCGCTAATAACAGACATCATATATTCGCACTATCAGAGAAAGATTATAATATGTTTTCGAAAACTTGTTCCGACCCATCTAAGATTCATATGATGTTGAATGGTTCGAACCATAACGAAATAGTACCAAAGATCTTAGATAGTAAAATGCAAAAAAAAAGGTCGATATATATAGGTAAAATCGAAGCCAGAAAGCAACAGCATAAATACAAGACCATACCAAACCTCGATTTTTATGGCCGTTGTGATGACCAAGAATTCAAGTCTCTGCCATGTTATAAAGGCGAACCAAGTCGCGAGTTTTTAATGTCAGAATTGGCAAATTATGGTAATATGGTTTTGCTTTCCACTGGAGAAAATGGAACTCCACTAGTAATCAAAGAAGCTCTTATGGCGGGTTTACCCATTGTTACGAACAAATATAGTGCAAACGACCTGGACCTTTCCTTACCATTTATCGATATTATACCAGACGAAAAAGCGGATGATATGGGATATATTCAGAATATTATAGAGAAAAATCGTCTGAAACAAGTATTTCAAGAAGAAATACGTGATTATGCTGTTAAGAACTTTTCATGGGAAAAATTAGTAAAGGAGTACGCAAATACAATAAAAGGTATACTATGAAATAGTTACCTTATCACAGAAAACATAATAGTTGATGCATTCAACGTTACATGGAAAAGTACACAATAAATTATGTTTATATTGTTTTAAAATAAACCCAAAAGTAACTTGTTCATTATCAACCTGTTGTTTTCCGATTAAATCTTCAATATACATTTTTTCACCTATTTTGCAAACTTCCATCATCAATGATGAATTACCACCCCAAAAACCAGCCATCATAAAATTAATATTTTTTCCGACTGCATCGTAAAATGAGAGTTCATTATTCAACACTTTGGCAAATTCATTTACTTTACCTAGTTGAATAAAAATCTTGTTTTCGTTATGTATTTGTGAAATCAATGGATTATTAAAATGTCCATCGGCAATATCAAAGTTTAAAAAACGGCTCAATCCAGCATCTATCCAAAAAAACATATCGCTATTAAAATAATTAGATTCGATAGCTTTATTCATCCATGCGTATTTACTATGAATGATGGGTATATAGCCAAAACATTTATTTTCGAGACCATTTGGGTGTTGAATACGTCGTTTAAAGGGGGAATTTGTTATAATATCTCGAACCGTATCAACTGTATAGTAAAAGGGTACTTCATCTAAGCTAGTGTAAATAACTTTTGTGATGTTATCATATTTTGAACGTGCTCTTTTGACAATGTCTTCATTACATATTTCTGTGAAGATTACCATAGGCACTGGAATACTAAGGGTTCTTTCAAACCATGTCTGATATTGTTGATAGGAACGTTGGTCGTATTGTTCGCGAGAAATATTATAAAGAGCTGTTACAAAAGTAAAAGACATTGTAACTTTATATTATGAATATAGGTACTATTTATATATAAATTAATAATATATATATATAAATATATATAAATATATAGTAATTATCAGTATTATACATGTATTTCGAAAGTGCACTCAGTGAAGACGAACGACAAACACTAAATAAGTACTCAAAAGTGGTTGTATGGGGGTTTCCGTTACATTCACATACACATTCATATATTCATGCAATGTGGGTAAAGGTATTCAGTGAGGGTTTTGGTAAAGAGACCCACTGGTTTCATGATAATGAATTTCCAACAGACTTTGATTATGAAAATTGTATATTTTTAACAGAAGGTTATGCGGATAAGAACATACCCATTGTCTCTTCATCCGTTTATCTTGTTCATAACGCAATTAATCCTGAAAAATATATAAATAAAGGTGCAAGGCTAATTGAAATCCGATTTAATGTAATGGAAATACACGATGTTAATAACGATTTCAAATTAGATGATGGAACACATGAAAACATCAAATATTTGAGTGACGAAACGAAGTATGAAAAACTTGTATCTAATAAAGATATACACATATCAAAGCGCGGTCTTTCAGTGAAAGAAATGAATTATGAGTGTATTTATTTATATTGGGCAACTGACCTACTACCACATGAGTTCGATTTCGATGATATACAAGATAAACAAAACGCATTATTGTATTACGTTGCTTCTCCAGCTACATCAAGTAATCTGGTTCAATTTAGAAATATTTGTCAACAAAATGGCATTGAATGGAGACATATAGACCCATGGAGAACCCCCATTTCATTTGAAGATAATAGAAAGGCGATGAAAATGTCTATTTTATGTCCAGATTTTCGCCCTACTGGGACACAACGAGATGTCGAAGAATTTGGAATAAAGAATGGAAAGAATCACATGGAAATAGGATACTTACCATGTAGAGTACTGAAGGCAATCAGTTATGGTCACTTAGGATTGACAGACTGTGTTCATATAAAAAATATACTAGGAGAACATGTTGTTTATGATAAGAATATGCAGGTTTTATTCAATATGGCAATAGCTGAAAGAAATAATAAAGAAAGAATTAGAGCAGCTATGAAGTACGTACAAGAGAAACATACTTATGTAAATAGGGCAAGAGATATAATACGTGCCTTGATGCAATAAATGTATTTTACGCAAAAGTGATTAAATAATATATTATGTATATTATGTATAAGTAATGCCAAATATACCCAAAGTTATTTATATGTGTCACCGAGATCTTGAGTACGTTCGAAATCATAGTATTCCAAATTGGAGACGATTAAGTCCAGAGTATGAAATCCAGTTATATGATGATGCTATGTGTGAAGAGTTTTTGAAGACTGAATTCTCCCAGAAAGAGTGCGATATTTTCAGATTTATAAACAATGGAATTTACAAATCCGATTTTTGGAGAGTATGTATCTTATATAAATATGGTGGGGTCTATGTGGATGCCGATATTGAAGCGTTAACCCCATTAAACCAGTTTATTGAAGAAGATGATACATTTGCAACATGTTTATCATGTTTTCCTAACGAATTCAATCCACATTTCATTATGTGTGAACCAGGAAACCCTAACATAAAACTATGTATTGATGAGTTTATTTCGTTTTATGATGAAAAAATGGCGAAGAATGAAGTGGGTGTTTATTTGTCTGTATGCCCTGTATTTGCAAAAATATTCAAATATGTATTTGATAATGGTTGTGGTAAAGATGGTAAACATAAAATAGGAAACGAAGTAATTAAACTAATGAAGGAACAATATATTCATGGTATTTATAAGTTTTGTACTTATGGAAATTTGAAGTTACTGAACAATAAGGATGATAACTATCCAAAAAAATATAATTAAAGAATATATTGATAGAAATATGTCTGTCGCTTTTTTGATACCGATTTACCCAAAGCATTACGAATTTATGTATCAATTCATACGTAAAGTGAATAACAAAATAGATATAATATTAATATTTTCTCATGATAAAGACTATCTAGAGTTTGAAATGAAAGATAGTATCAAGTCGGTTGTATTAGAAAACATAGATTTAGAGAACATATATTATATGTTAATTGTAAATTCCAAAAAAATGCTGGGTTTAAATTATGTGAAGAATGTAATAAAGTACGACTATTATATTGTATGCGATGCAGAAATAGATATCATCGAGTCTAATTTTACAGTGGAAAATATCCAAAAAAAGATAGAATCAATATTTACAGAAAAGAAAATATATGTTGGAAATACAACATCGCTGGACCCAGTTATGGAATATAGTGCCACACTTTTTTCGGAAGATGATTTGAATAGAATCAAAAAGAAGACAAACAATTTTGAATCTAATAATTGGTGGTCAGATATTCCAGTTATAAAAAAAGAACATATCCAGGATTATTTGGATAAAATCGGTTTCCCAACGTGTTTAGAACGTCTTAATTATTTAATGTGGGATACAACTATGTATTGTTATTATTTGTTAATATATCAAGGCTTTGAGAATATCAATTATACAAGTATTATAAATAGATTAAGTTCACTTGAATCCTATTATACAGAAAATGAAAGTGACCTCATTGAACTCAAAAAGATGAAATATGGATTCTCGTGGGTTACGCCAAAACTTTATAAGAAACATAAGGAATTTTTAGAAGGTGAAGGTACATTTTTATTGTACCATTTAGACCGAGAATGATATTTTTGTTGGAAACTCAGACTAATTTTGCTTACCATAATTTGTAAGCAAAATTATTGATTTATTAATTAGGTTCTCTTACCATTAATACTTGATATTCATGTAATATTTTTTTATAATTATTATTTACTAAATATGGAATACTATATTCACCTTTTGCACCTACATTTGCATTATGCCCAATATCATCTATTAATATAATACCATTTTCGCTCATTAAGTCTTTTTCTATAAGTAGTTGTGCGTCGAATAAATGTTGATACGCGGCATTAACGTCATCCATGTGGTCCATATATAAAAAGTCGATTTTACCGTCAAAGTTATTCAGAAAATTCGTCGAATAATCAAGGTGAATACTTACTTCATCATATTCAGAACACATAGCACTAACAATTGTATTAACATGAGGATCCGGATCAACAGTATATAATTTATAATTCTTACCTTTCAGATTTTCGGCAAATACTTTAGTAAATATACCTGCACCCCAATCCCAGACATCTGGGTTATTAGGTTCCCAATACTTTATATCGGGATTCATACAGCCTTCAATCCCACCATTAACAAAGCTACGACTACTTCCTAATTCTACGATATTATATGTACCTTTTTTATTTTTCATATTCTCTAGAATCAAGTCATAGCTTTTTTTAAATGTGTTAGTGCGTCTATCCAAGTAATTGTAATAAATCATTGAATTAGATATATTATTACGTGTAGTATAATCATCAATTATAGACTTCCACCTACTAAGCGTTTCAATTTCGTGTTTTTTTGCAAAATCTAATACCTTTTGTGTCATTTCTTTATAATTTGTTGTTTTAACTTTATCAACCAGATCCTCCCATGAATCGAAAAATACAAAGATATCTTTGTGTTCAGGACAATACCATTCAGATAATTGTAAGTTTTCCGGTTGCTTTGGATGAAATGGCGGCTGAAACCAACCATCTCCCTTACTGAAAAGTTGCATCAAAAATCGAATAGTAGGTATAAATGTCACTAGTCCAAGTTGCAACCTTTCGAAAAATACGATAGTTGACCAGGCATAAGGCATATAAATTCCACCCTTATATTCTAGCAAATCAGATATATGATTAGGGAATCGTTCGCATTTGTTGGGGATTCCAAGAGATGTCAATTTTGCAGATAAATCCATTAATTTAGTTTCATTGTGATATGGTGGAACGTAGAAAACTTCACTTCCATTTTCGTATGTTTGAACCATATTTTCAGATATCAAGTTTTTACCAAGAGGTTTAATTATAAAATCACTAATTTTTACATTTTTTATTTGTTCACAATACAAGCTTTCAATACGAGTATTACCAAATATATATGTGTTAGGACGATTTGGTATATCTCTTAGTAATTGATAAAACTCAGGGTCTCTATATTCAGGCTGAATAGCATAATCAAAGCGGTTACAAATCCATATAATCAATAATTTTTTCCAATTATTTTGGAGAAAAACTCGCGAATTTGGACATGTATCAGATGTAATAATCCCATCAAATGTATTAAAATAATCGGCGTATTTATTCCAACATTTCTGGGCTTTATCATGTGTTATTTCGTATCTTACATGTAATATAAGATCAGTCTCGCCATCATCGAATTGCATAACAGATAAATCATGTCCCAGTTTACTAAAAACGTATTCAATATCTAGTTCACAGCCTTTATGAAACGTTAAATGTAGAAGCTTCATTTCAAATAATATATAATTACAGCTTACTTTATATAGTTTCCATTGAATAAAATAATATATACAACTATATACATTGATGAAAATTTATTGGCAACGTTGCCATTGAAGACGTAACCACCAAAGGCGGTTTACAATCTTCAAGTGTGTAACATGAATAATTTTCTAACAGAAACCATTTAAACAGTTCAGTATAAAATATTCAATTACATAAATATGAAGGTAGCTATTCAATATTCGGGACATTTACGTTTTATACAAGATACTTATCCTAAGATAAAGGAGTGGTTCATTGCAAATGAGGAAATAGAATTTTATTTCATCATTCATACGTGGGATGAATCATTACCGGAAGATATAGAATATATGAAGAATGTAATCAAACCAGCCCGTTATTTTATCGATAAACAAAAGAATTTTGAACGCCATCCATATCAATTGATGAATGTAGCAATGACACATGAAGAATACAAAAATGAACCTACTAGACTAGAGTGGAATAGAACTCATCCAAATGATCAGAAACGCTTTTTTGAGAAACCATCAGAAGAGAATAACTATGCATTTGATAAGGATTTGGAGGTTTTCAAATGTGACTATTATTCACACTATCCCTTTAATACACTGAGTCTATTTTATTCTATGCATCAAGTGAGTGTTTTAACGAATAGTTTTGCTCAAGAAAACAATATTACATTTGATTTTGTTGTGAGAATGCGGTCCGATTTGCATATGCAGATGTCATTACAATTAAATAATCTAGACAAAGAAAGATTGTACTTGTTCGATGCTGCACCGCACAGAGGTGAACAAGGAAAATACACAGTACACGACCAATTTGCTATAAGTAATCCAAGTATAATGACAATATACAATGATATTTTCGTATATTTACCGTGTTATTATGCTATAGTAAAACTAGACTGGATAAGCGAGATACTAATGGGGTTCCATTTGCAGTACAATAATATACCTATCATAAAAATACCACGTTACTATACGTTACTTCGCTATGCGGATAGAGTAAATCCTCAGGATGGAGTAATAAGAAGACCAACAAAATAAAGACCAACAAAAAATTATAACTTACAAGAGTATAAGATATAATTTACAAAACTAGGTTTTCTTGATACAATAATAAACTCTTTTCTAGTCCATCTAATTCTATATGCATATTTTTTAGTTTTGTATTATCCCCACTATAATTGTAAGTTAATGCAGTATCTATTATTTCAACATTTTCCGGAGGAACTATTTTGTTAGCGATTTGCGATAGTGTATATTTTTTTTCGTAACAGATATTTAGTGTCTTCTCTAGAGTATCTTGTGTCATGGCATTTGAAAAATAATGGTGAATAATTTTTATGAAATCTGTTTCATAAACGAAATCGAAATATTTGTCATTAAAGATAGTAACCTTAGTATTGTTCTTTTTGGATAAAAAACAGGATTTAATGAATCGGTCTGGTTCTTCATTTACATGAAAAATATTGAAAACTCGTAAATTATAGAAATGTGAATACTGTAATGAACGTTTATAGATTACATACTTAGAGAAACCATAATAATCGTTTGGTACAGTATACATATCTTCTTCTTTCCGATTCAAGATATCTGTACTTCTATCATAAATTGCTGCCGAATCAAAATTAATAATCATTTTGAATTTATCTGAGAATTTCAAAATGTTCTCAATCATTAATAGATTTTTAAAAACAATGTCGTAATTTTCACTCTTTGTGCGGCGTCCACCTAAAATGGCGGTATGAACCAAAATATCAAAATCACCATTTTTCTCTAAAAATGTAGATAATGCATTACAATCGGTCAAATCTAGTTCAGAATGGGAAGGATTTATAATATCAAATATAGAACTCAAATTGTTTTTTATCATACTGGCAAGATTGCCTCTTCCACCAGTAATCAAAACTCTCATTATACTAATTAGTAATATATATGTTTATATTACTAAACCATTATATAAAATTGCAAATGAATAACTATAATACACCTTTGAACATTGTAATCCGCACAAAGTGCGGATTGTGTTCAAATGCAACGTTATTGCGAAGCCATTGGTCCCGAAGGGACAATCCGATAAATCAATTAAGGCGCACAAGAAGTGTGCGAACTTAAATGTTCATCGGTGTAAACGCGCGATTTCATAATCGGTTTCTTTATATCTCATATCTCTCATGTGTTTCAAATAATATTCTTTGCCATGTGGGTCATTCACGATTATGACTTTATATCTTAAATTAGGGTAATGTTTTTCAATAGCTAATTTCAAATCTCCAATATCTTCCTGTGTTTTATTCCAAGATGTAATAATGAATGATATAAAATTATTAGGGTCTGATAAATATGCTCTAAAGTTATCTATACGTTTTGAATATCGTGCTTTTAAATTAGAATAATGATTAATGCCTTCTGGCCAATTTTCTGTTAAATATAAATCGGCATGTCCAGGACTTTCATGATTAAATCCAAAATTGTATTTATTATTATATATTGTATATTCATCTTCTTTCACTTCTTTTATAAGCTCGATAAAATTTTCATCATAGAAATGCTTAAAATCATCATTTAGACAATCAACTATACCTTTATAGTTTGTTACCATTTTATCAAATGGACAAGTAGTATATCCATCTACTTTTCTTTTTCTTATTCCTACATCGGCAGACCATGATGCACTATGACAATTCCATCCTAATGAAATACCAACTTCGTTCATTATATTTATTTGTAAATAAAATCTTTATATTATTATCCGTTATTTATATAAAGATTTCATTAATATTAATAATAATATTTGAAAAAATAAAGAAGACAATGCCCAATAAAAATATTTTGATATATCCACATGACCACTTTAATATGGGAAGTGGCGGTATAACGGTGCATTATTATTTGGCAAAATTGCTAGATGACAATGGTGAAATTGTAAGAATGCATCCATGTAAAGGTAGTGAACCCAATAGTTTATTCAGTAAATATTACAACGACGATTTTCCAGTAGATGACGATTGCGTTGTTATCTATTGCGAAGGAATAGAAGGAAACCCATTAAAAGCAAAAAATGTGGTTAGATGGATGCTTAGTGCACTAGGACAAAATGTACCATATGACCGAGTACATGATTGGGGTAAAAATGAGTTAGTTTATTTTTTTAACTCAGAAAAGATGATTAATAATTGCCCAGATAAAGTAGGGAGCCTGTATAAATATTTGACTATCATCTTTTTAGACCCAAATATGAAAGTCTATGTTCCACCAGTTATTAGATATCATTGTTGCTATACGATCAGAAAATTATTTATACATGGAAAAGCTATCGAGACAATTCACCCTCCAGAATCATTTGAAATAGGTCATTACAGAGAACAAAATGCGTTTATTGACATATTTAACAATCATGAAATATTTGTATCATATGACCCATTAACGTTTCTTAGTATAATGGCGCCAATGTGTGGTTGTGTATCTATAGTTTACCCGATAGAAGGTGTTACAGAAATGGAATGGTTAAAAATGACTGCAGCAAAAGAATACGTCGAAAAACATAATATTAGTAAGTTATACGGAGTTTCTTATGGAACAGACAGCGTAGAATGGGCCAAATCTACATTACACTTAGTTAGAAAACAATGGGAAGATATTATAAATTATTATATAACTGCACACCTCCCATCTTTTATACAAGATATTAATAATTTTGAAACTATGCAGAATACGATTGATAATATATATTTTGAATCAAATTCAATATAAAAATAAAGTAATCATTTTTATATTAAATGCGACCATGTTTTTGTTGTAATAGAGTTTCAGACGATGTAGTGTTGAAGTTAAATCTAGAGATTGTAGATGATATTCCACTGAGTAATAATTTATCAGTTCAATTTTGTGATGATTGTAATTTCTATTATTCGAATTCTGACAATGTTCAAGAAGATTACGATTTATACTATAAAACATTTAATAATTACAAAAATTACAACAACTGTCTTGACAAAGACGAACGTTGTTGTATATTTTTAGATGAATTTATATCAAAGAATAATATTAATACAATCATTGATTATGGTAGTGGCAATGGCGACCTATCAAAAATGCTTTCGAAAAAGTACAATGTTGATGTTTATGATATTGATATGAAAAAGAACACAAACGAGTATGATTTTCTAATATTGTCACACGTTTTGGAACATATTTATAACTTGAATGAATTTGTCGACACCATATCATTGAATATAAAGGACAATGGATATTTATATATAGAGGTTCCAAATGCGGAATATTATAATGAATTCAATGATTTATGTCCATTACAAGAAATAAACTTGGAACATATTAATTTTTTTTCCAAATATGCATTGAATAAGTTATTATTAAACAAGGGTTTTATATGTATCAATTTAATAGATGATTATTTTCTACTTAATGATTCTAAGTACCATATAATAAGAGGTGTCTTTAAAAAGAATAGCAAAAATGTCTCGTTGTTAGAATATATCGAATCAGGAAATGATATAATAAAAAAATATAATATTAAACGATTATCAGAATTTGAATACATATATATTTATGGTTGCGGACAATTCTTATTTAAGTTATTTAATGAAATTCAAAAACATTCGAATATAAAAAACATTGTTGACGATAATAAATGTTATGAAAATAGAAAAATAAAAGACATTAATATAATCGATGGAAATGCGCTTTTTGACAAGATAACTGATGGTGACACTGTTGTGATAACCTCGTTAGTTCATTCAAAATCCATAAAAGAAAAATTATTAAAATTGGGTAAGAGTTTGAATATCTTACTTATTTCCGAATTATAAATTCAGATGATAACTATTGCGATTGGTTCTCAAAAACGTCTTTATTAACAGACGTTTTTGAGAAATATGGTTAAGGGCTAGCTCTTTTGTTCGATAATATATATTTATCGAGTGAAAACGTATAGAGAAATCCACATTTTTGTAGCCAAATGGTTACAAAGACACAGATAGCCCTTAAACTATATTTACTATCATTTCATTTTTGAACTCCTCACGTTCTAAAAATGGTTCCATATCTTCAAACGGGCGATTTGTGAAAGTACCATCATCATTTTTAATAGCACTTAACTTTGGATATCTAGGCTGGATACAACAGAATACTTCGAGAATAATAGGTCCATCTTGATATCGAAAGAATGTATCAATAGCACCGTCTACATCTTCATATTTTATAGCATTAATGTATTTTACCCCATAAGCATTAGCAATTTTGCATGTATCTGGGAACGAAATACCACTATCCTTATCAACCCCGTATTTATTTTGAAAGTAAATTGTTTGCGTAATATTATTAGCTCCGTAACCGCCATTATTAAATATCATTATTTTAATAGGCAAATTATTTTGTATAATTGTTTGTAATTCTTGTATATTGAGCTGAAATGAACCCTCGCCCATAATTGTAATGACTGTTCTATTTGGTTCTGCTATTTGTGCACCAACTGCAGCAGGTAATTCAAATCCCATATCCCCTTGACTGCTATGTAAGAATTTATCTCCTCGTTTAATGTTTACCATATGCCATACATTTGTTACAATAGAACCTGATGCTGCAATTGTTATTTTATTTTCTGGCGCTATAAAATACAATCGTTTCAATGCATAATATGGATTAATCCCCTTTTCATCAGATAAATCTTTGGGTATTTCAAAAAACCATTTATTTTTCCAATGTTTACATTTGGCCAACCATGTATCATATTGTCCATTATACGTTGAATATGTGAATTTATCAAAAAATTCGTTCAATCCAATATTTAACTTTAAAGCATAATTCAAATTAGTTTTTTTTAATTCATCTTTATCATTGTCAATATATACAATTTTGGCTTCTCTAGCAAACCATTCAGGACGATATCCAATAATGCCTTGTGCAAGGCGACAACCTAACGATATTAATAAATCGCAATTTTGTAATGTAAAATTACCAAGACGGTCGCCTATCAAGCCAATTTTACCAAAATAAAGGTGATTATCGGTTTCAATTACGTCTGTTCCCATAATTGTAACGACAACTGGTATATTATATTCTTCAATAAATTTATTAAATTTGCTTATTGTATTGCTAAGCTTAATGCCATTCCCCGCTATAATAAGTGGACGTTTGGCAAATTTTAATAATTCGTATAAATTGCCAAAATCAACTGGTTGGTCAAGCATAACAGAGTCTTTTTCTCGAGTGATAATAGGTACGTCAACTTCATCCATTAACATTCCTTGAATGTCAATAGGAATAGACAACCAAACAGGTCCAGGACGTCCATTAATTAGATGACGATACGCTTCGACCAATGTATCATTTAATTCAGACAAATCCAGTATTTCCTTTGCATATTTCGTTATTTCAGTTACTATTGAAATAATATCTACATCAGCACCAGAATAGTGTCTTAATTTCATATTTGGATTGTTTAATTTTCGCATTGATTCGTTTGATTTGACCTGCCCAGATATAAAAAGTAATGGCATACTATCTTGATAAGCTATCATACAAGGTGTTATAGCATTTGTAGCAGCACAACCAGCCGTTGTACATATAATCGATGGTTTATTATTTGTTTTGCTGTAACCTAATGCAGAATATCCACATGCCTGTTCATGATGATTATAATAGATTTTATAATTCTCATGTTTTCCGAAAGAATCGTTCAAATGCATAGAAAATCCACCGGTAATTGTAAATAAAGTGTCAATGCCATTCTTGTTAAAGAAATCTACAATATAATCACTGACCTTTATTTTCATAACGATATTAAATAATATCGTTTAAAATATTTATATTATTTTTTCTGTATATATTATCATAAAGAGTCTATCGTTGTAAAACATATTTTGTTTTTTCTGTTTAAGAGTAGAAAATACATAGCATATATCAGATATGTTCATTTTTTCGAATTTTTCAATAATATCAATAGCATACGATACATGACATCCATAATAAGAAGATAATGCATAAATTACGTTATAACATAAATTATTTTGACATTCTTTATATGAAACTATGAAAGAATCACCAAAATCAATACTATTTACAAAATCGTAACTTTTATTATAATTTTTATTCAGATCCATCATCAATAATTCGGTTTTTGCATTGCCAGAACCTCTGCCATAACCCAATATACACCCGTCAATCATAGTTACACCAAATTTCAATGAATGTAATGATTTAGCCGTTGCCGTTGACATGTTGTCATGTGCATGAAATCCAATTTTAATATTTGTTTCAAACACATCACGAAGTAAAAACGTAACGTAAGGGATAAGTGTCTCAATATCATTTAAATCAACACATCCATATGTATCAGCCATTGTAAAATATTTGATTTGTTCTTGTGAAATTATCTTACATAATTCATAAATTTGTGATTTACTCATTTTATCTATTCTACCAACGTTGAATGATATTTCATAACCAAGATCAACTAGCTGTCGCACTTGACTCATTCCTTGTTTCAATAAATCAATATCTAATATGTCGTCACTTTTATTTTTTGATCCATGATATGCTAACAATACACGAACCATATCAATTTTAGATTGAGATTTTGGTAAAAACACATTAATGTCAAACTCGTTTATGGTTACCATAACAGCAATCTTGCAACCATTAATATCACCAACCGTTTTGTTAATAAATTCATCATCGCAAAAAAAAGTAGGACCATATTTTTCTAAAAACTGTGGTTTTTTTATATTACGAAATCCAATTTCCATATAATCGATTCCAGAATTAGAACAAGCTATATAACAGTTTCGCACCATGTCGTCACTAAATTGCCAGTCATTGACGTATCCACCATCACGTATAGTGCAATCTAACAATTCAATACTATTACTCATTTTTAGTAATATAATATGTATTCATTATATCATTATTTTAAAAATATGTTATTATACATTTACCAATTATAATTTTCAATACATTTTAGAATCTTATAATTTGCTAAAATATAATCATAATAATAGTAATCTTTATTATTGATAAAAACAGTATCTATTTCTTCAACACCGTTTAATGCATGAATTCCTGTAATACTATCTTCAAACCCTATTTTAGTTGTATTCGGAAAATCGGTACATACCATAAAATAGCATTCTGGATTTGGCTTTTTATTACGAAACATTTCTCTATAATAAACTTTGGAGCATTTCTGTAAAATAGGAAAAAGATCAAGAAAAAACATAACATTGATTTTCTGAGTATTAGATACTATTACAAATTCCTTTTTATTTTTAACAACTTCGGTTATGAATGCCTCTACTCCGGCTATTAATGCCAATTTATCTTTTTCTTTGGTAATAAGGTCTAAATAATAATCATTTTTTTCTTGAACACAAGATTCATAATCTTGAATACATAATTCATTTTTCAAATATTGTCTAATACAATCTACTTTATTTGAATGAAATTTCGAACAGTATATGCTAAATGATATATAAAAGTATTCTCCTATACTCCTTTTTAGAACCGATAACCACGAAATATAATGTAGGTGTTCTGTCTTTACAAGTGTATCATCCAAATCAAAAATAAATAAATCATAGTTATTTATTATATCCTGCATGATAGTTTTTAGTGTAAATACTTATTTATGTTATAAATAATGTATGTATAATATATTTAAATCTATATATATATTAAATTACCATTATGAATCTTATTGAACAGAATAATCGTATATTTGGACTAGTAGATGGTATTCAATATGGTCAAAATGACCGTGTAGACGAATTGAACCAACGTTTAACAACGCGAAATTATCCAGACATTCCTTTAGAGCCAAATTATGATCCAAGACCTGTACCTACAAAATACGCCCATTTTCCCATAGTGAATCGTAGAACACCAAGAAAGGAGGTTCAATTAGAATATGTTGATTTTGATAGTAAAGTAATGTTTTATCCAGGAACGAGTAACGCACCCACATCGGGATATGTGAACAATGTTGATTTAGAGACTATTTTAAGAAACCAACGTTTCGCTTTACAACATGGTGGCGATCAAGGGGTCTATATACCTGCTTCCGATAGTGATTTGTATAAAGTGAATGTCATTTCTGCACCATCACAACAACCATATCCCTTATTATTTGAAAGACAAATGTTTAGTGCAGCTCCCCATTCGAATGTAGAGAATTCAATTATCGGTCGTGACGCTTTTTTCAATCATACACGAACACAATTGCGAAATTCCGCATAAAAATATACTATTTTATTATATACTCGGAATATGATAAAATATCTAAACACCATTTTAGATGCAAAGGGATATGATACAGTTGTATTAAAATATTTAGTATTTCTAACAATCATAGTGATAATTTACTTATTTTATTGGTATACGAAATCAAATATTAGACCCGCAAACATGAGCGAAGGTTTTTCACAGGAACAACCCTTTGTTCTCAAAACGAATGAACAAGTCTATGATAATTTCTATGCCGAAGTCTATGATGAATTACACTGTACAAAAAAACGATTACATTGGACAGTAGAGCAAATATTAAAAATGACTGAACCTACACCCAAAAATAGTATAATATTAGATGTAGGAAGTGGAACCGGAAAATTAGTGAATAAACTTTGCAGAATGGGATTTTCTACTTATGGAGTTGCAAAGTCCAAAGAGATGGTAGAACATTCAGAAAAGACGTATCCAGAAATACATATAACATTAGGTAATGTATCTGACCCGATGTTATTTGAGAACTCTACTTTTACACATATCATATGTACTCAATTTACCATTTATCAGATAAAAGACAAAAAGACATTTTTCCGAAATTTTTACCATTGGTTGAAACCGAACGCATACTTGATATTACATTTAGTTGATGACAAAAAATTTAGCGCAATTTCACCATTAAAAGACGATGAGGTACAATGGAAACCTTTTTATAAAACAGAACCTCCTAGACAAACTGATAATATAGCCGAATTTGAAGATTTCCAATATAAACAAAGTTATAAATCAAGTGATTCGAAAACCATAACATATACAGAAACCTTTACTGATAAACAGAATAATCATATAAGACAAAATGAACAAACGTTATTTATGGAGAACGTGGATGAGCTACTAGCGTTAGCGAATAAAGAAGGGTTTATTTTACATGGAAAAGTGGATATGACTGAATGTAATGGAGATAAGCATCAGTATTTATATGTATTGGAAAGGCAAATGTAATACAACGATAAAATACGATAAAATATGATAAACAAAATCACAAAATATAATAGCTATTCCTATGATTCTCTATTATATTGCCATAACTTTGTTTCTAACATGTATAGCATTGTTTATCTACATAAAAATTCGGTTCCCTTTTTGGAATATTCAGCCGGTTTTCCATACATATGATTATTGGCGGTATTTTTATAAAGAACCTTTTATAGTATACAAATTTCGACCAGTAAAAACCAAGTTCTGTGATTTCATACAAGTTCAGACACGAACATTCTTGGAATGTTCAGCTACCGAAATAGCAGATATAGTCGATTTATTACAATGTTACTATTTACCTAGTGACCGAATTTTACATACAATAACGAAAGAGGATATCGAAACATATATGACAGGTCATCTTTCATCCACTTATGTGTCACTATATACGGAAACACATTTCACAAGAATTGATGCTTCAAATAATGATACTTCAATAATACGTTCCGAGAAACCGACTGCATGTTTGACTTCCAGACCACTTAAAATATGGCATAGACCAACACTAAGAGAACCCACATACAAAGAACTGCCTATCTATTTTATCGATTTTTTAGCCGTGAATCGCGATAAAGATGTCAAAACTGTGAGTCGTAAGCTATTACAAACACACGAATACTATCAACGTAAACAAAACCCTGATATAGTAGTCTCGCTGATAAAGAAAGAAATCGATTTATTTGATGGAGTTGTCCCACTTATTTTGTATAAGACAGATACTTATTATCTAAGAAATATACATTTTCCATCGCTACCCCCACATCATCAGATAACGCGTGTTTACAAAGAGAACTTGGAAATCCTAACCGATTTCATTTATTTATTAACTAGTGTAGATAACGGTGCCATGTTTGATATTTGTATTATGCCAGATATAGGTTCTATATTAGCACAAATCAAACAATCACTGTTATATGTATATGCACTGAGGCGTGGAGAACATACGTATGCCATGTATTTTTTCAAAGATATGAAAACACAATACGAAGATATTGATGGAAATACATTACAATGTTACGCCAGTGTAATGAATATGAAAGATGAAGCGTTATTTTACTTGGGCTACCTACACAGTATACAAAATATTATTAAACAGAATAAGACCTACAAAATGTTATTCATGGAGAACATGGGACATAATACCGTGTTATCCAAATTATGGAAACAGAAACATACGGCCATATTTTCGAATAATTCTGCATATTATTTATATAATATGGTTTTCCCTTGTTCTCCAGTTTCTGAACAACGATGTATGGTTTTATCGTAATACATTGGTGTAAACCTATCTTGTATATTTACCAGCTCTAGCAAAAGAATCGACAATAAATATGATGAAAACGCCTAAGAATGTGTATAAAATAAACTCTTCTGTTATATTACTCGTCTTTTCATTCTGCTGCTCCTCTAACAAATGAATCATATAATTAATTTTCTCGAGAAGTTTACTATCTCCTAAAACATTGTTCCCTTGAATACCCATTCTCGCGTAATATGGTGCAGAAGGTGCATTCGAACGATTTTCTTGAACTGGAAATGGTATGGTAGATGGTTCGTAACTTTTCATATAGTTGCTGTACATAGGTGTTTTCGTATTATCAACATCGTAACTTGGATTAGCTTTATTTAGCATCACGTAGTCTTTTTTCACTTGTATAGTTGGTGCTGAAGGAGGATTGAAATTACCTAACTTACTCATGTCTGTTGATGTGTCAGAAGAAGTCACTTTATTCAGTAATTCATTGATTTTCATAGTACGGTCTTGAACAGGTGCTTGAGAATCGTCTAAAGAACTAGGGTTTAAATTTTGATAACCTTCGGCTTGAGAAACATATTCGTCGGGACCACTGGCTGATTGCAGTAATTTCATTTGTTTTTTCATCGTAGACGGTCTTTTCTTGAATGATGTATCGTCATTCGTCCATGGCGACGCTGTTGTTACTAAAGACATAATATTTTAATATACTTTAAAAAATGGGTAGATAATATTTTAGTTACGTAGAACCAAAAAGAATGAACATCAAAAGCATTTTTTACCAAAAACAAAATAATTATATAATATAAGAATAGTCATATGGAAAAGCTTTTGTTGCAGTTTATTCCAATAGTAATAATATTCATGCTAACCGCTTATTCTAAAAGCACAGCACAATTTAGTAGAACAATTTTAGGAAAATTACTCGCGGTTTGCGTGATTGTTTTTTATACATGCATAGATAAACTTTATGGATTGTTAGTTTGTGGTTTTATTATCTTATATTATCAGTCAAGGATTATTGAAAGTATGCTAAACTATGGTGGCGGAGGTTGGACATTTTTTGATATTGCAGCGAGTCTAGATCATATAGATAGCAGCTCGTATACTGCAGATGACCCAGTCTATATAGGAGGACTCGTGGAATCCTTTATGCCACTTAAAGATGCGTATCGCGCAAATACTATAGAAACAGGCGGTTCTACCAGCGAGTTTAGAAATAAAAACTGTAAAAATGGAACCTTAATGAACAAGACTATTCCGGTTCGCTTAGATATGACTGAACATGTATATCCAGAAGTAAAATTTCACGATGCTCCATGTAATACTTGTTCAAAGACATGTGGCTTTTCGATTACTGAGGCAAAAATTCAAAAAGAAATCGATTTAAAGTCAATTTATTCAAAATAAACAATAAATATATATTGTGATATTATACAGTAATAATAAGATGGGAAGAAGAAAAAATAAAATACCCAAAAATCTGTCGTTTATGGGTAAAATATTTAGATATATTCATGTACATGTACATGCATTAAATAATAGCAAGATTTTTGCTGGATTAATGATCATTACATTGAATATAGTATCAAAATTCGCCAATTTTAAATTAAGTAAAACGTTGGAAGCCTATTTTAAATTTACCTTTAGTCGACAAGTATTAGTGTTTGCAATTGCTTGGATGGGTACGCGTGATATTTATATTGCTTTATTTATAACCCTTTGTTTTACGATAGTAACTGAACATTTATTTCATGAAGAAAGTCCATTCTTTGTTTTATCAGAGGATTTCCGTGATTATCATATCAATTTACTTGATAATGAACATGCTAATAATGAGATTACTAAAGAGGACATTATTAAGGCAAAATCTATTTTAGAAAGAGCAAAGGAGCAAAAGTTATTGGATGATATAGGATATCAAAGTTATCCTATATAAAAGAATTATAGTGATAACATAAAATCTATTCATATTATAGAAGGAATTAATAATATGAGTAAACCGAAAACATTAAACATAATATTGAAAAATATTATTCCACCAAATAAGACAGATATTACATTCAAAGGTAGTATGTTATATAAGCCGCCAACAAAAGAAAAGGATGGCTCAGAGACAACATCTACTAAAGTAGGTGAAAACGTATATTACTCTGATGAGAAATATTATCCAAAACTATCACAGAGCGAAATGATGAAGTTTTTATTTGATAAAAAAAGATTCGACGAAGTTATGTCGGAACAACCGGCTGTAGATGCTTCAAAGAAGGAAGCAGTACAAAAATATAATATCACAGCAACATTACAATGTCTATTTTCGGTTGGATATCCAGCGATTAATGATATCAATGATTCACATAGCTTATTGAATGGCAAAGCTGAAGCCAATACGTTATTTTTTAATCCATTTAAAAGTCATTTGTCTTATTTGAAAATAGGGGGAGACGAGTATACTGTTCAGCGAGTAATATGGTTGAATGATGGATATAATGTAGGATTATGTAAAGTACCTAACGCTACTGGCAGCGAGAAAGATTTTGTTTCGCCATTACCTTCCAACAATACAATATATGTAATGATAGACTTGATTAGGGGTGTTTTAACATCAGAAAACAGAAACAGTATTTACTGTCCATTTACAAGTGAAATACTCGTTAAAAGAATCGATGACCTTATAAAGGGTAATGATAGGCGCGATTTAATAAATAATGGCCGAATTTTATTTGATATTAAACAGATGAAAGGCATACAAGGTGCAGATAGTATTGTAACAACTGCGAAAACGCCAGAAGAAGAAGCTTTATCAAAAGAAATGGATGAATGGGAAAAGAAATCAGAAACCAATAAAATCATCAGAAAGAAATATAATGGGTTAGTAGATAATGTCAAAACGACAGTAGAATTTAAAATATTACTTAAAACGATTTCTCAGAACAAACTTCTTAAAATTATTACAGAAAAAGAGAGTGATTTTCCAAAGCTATTTCAGTACTTAAAGAATAATTTTGAAAAAGATCAAGATAAATCTATTGAAGATGCACTTAAAAAAAATGCAAAAAGTGAAATTATTTTGAAGATAAAAGAACAAAAAAGAAAATTTAAAGAAGATGATACATTGAACATGATAGCATTATTATTAGAAATAACTGAAAGTGAATTAAAAGGTGGTGGTTCTCGCATCATGAAGAGTTATCGTTATAACAGAAAACGAGTTTCAAGTAAACATAAAAAAACACGTAGATATCGAAAATAACAATTATTTGTAATATGTAGTTTTATTACTTCTTTTTGTAGAAAACTGGTGTACCCTTTTCAAATTTACCGACTTCATCACCTACATCATCGTCTTCGCTCACTGTATAAATCAGTCCTGTTTGTTGGTTTGTAGTGTAATATGTTTTTCCATTGATATCGATCTCGAAGACTTCCTCTTCGGCCTCTTCTTCGCTAGCCTCTTCCTTTTCATCTTCTTCGGCCTCTTCTTCCTCTTCGGCCTCTGCTTCGCTAGCCTCTTCTTCCTCTTCTTCTGCTTCTTCGGCCTCTTCCTTTTCCTTTTCCTTTGCCTCTTCATTTTCTTCATCCTCTTCCTTTTCCTTTGCCTCTTCCTCTTCTTCTTCCTCTTCCTCTTCGACTTCTTCTTCTTCTTCCTCTTCTTCTACAGTATTATCTTCCAATGTATAAACAATGTTTTGTGTAAGTTCTTTTGTCACTATTTCAACTTCATCATTATCATCAATGACAATAGTTTGTCTATCGATGATTTCATCCATTGGTTCAGTTTTAATTACAGCATTAAGACGAATAGTTTTACGCGTATTGTCTGGTACATTTTCTTCTTCATAAGAATCACGTTTATGGCTGCATCGAAACTCAGGTAAGGATTGAATCAGATTTCTAAGAGACTTATTTTCCTTACGAAGTTTTTTATTTTTCTTAATAAGCTTTTGCACAAGCGGTAAGTTCAAAAGAGCGCTATAGTTCTCGTTGACAAGTTCGTAGTTCATTATCTATAAAACTGTGTGTTTTTACGTGACATTATGTTATCTATTTCTATTTTCAATTTTTTGTAAAATATTGAAAATAAATATACACAATTACCATGCTATTTTCGTCCATTTTTCTGGGAATAGATCTTTTATATTATGACGTAAGGCAGGCCCAAACCATACACTAGGATAACAAACAATTTTATCACTATGTTGATTGAAATATGCACCCCACCAACTAAACGTGCTATTCGCTATAATGTTATGTTTACAGCATGACATGAATAATAATTGTTTCCAATCTTCTATTGTATGATCGATGTGTTCAAACTTTATAAAATCAAAATCACTCTGTAATCGTTGAATCATACTATTTACATCAGAAAAATCGGTTTCTTGATAAAAACATAATATTTTTATGGGTTTGTCGCCATTCAATGTACCGATCATATGTATTATAGCGTTTCTATAATACTCATATGGCATTATAGGGTGTCGGTCTTGAATCTGTTTGTAATCGTCTAATCGAAAATGCATACTAATTGTTACATAGTCACTAGCAAAATAAGAAGGAAATTCAGACATAATACTTTTTTGTTGTTCAGCAAGACCAATTAGATCATATAGTTTCTCTTGCTCATTTTCAAAATATTTATAGCTTTGAAAATATCCAAGAAGTGTCAAGTTCTGATTGTATAATGGTAATTCTGTATAATGGAAATTGGTCTCTCTATACGTAGGAAAACCAAATAAATTTGTTGTAGTATATTTTTTGAGGTTCGACAATAGATTCGTCCAATAAGTGCTTCTTGTTTTTCCTATAGTAACACTATCGCTGTATGGAAAGATAGGGACACAATGATTTCGAATAGAATAAGCTAATGTTGCGAATAATTGAAACAGTTGGTTTCCTAGACCACCCATTAACATACAAGAAATAAACGGTTGTGCCATATCGATAATATATATAAAGAATCCTATTTTATATATCATTTGCCAACTAATAATTTAGAATACATTTACATTGTAATTTATAAAAATACATTTCTGCTGCACAAATGCAGTAAAATATTTCGCGTATCAGATAACCTTAGTAAAATATATATGTCAATTCATTTGGAAACGCGTTTGTTACTAAATAACTTGATAAAACAAAAATATGCATTCTTTAAGTCATTAGAAAATGTATTTGGACGTTACTTATTAGACCAACATAAACGACCGAGTGATTACCCCGATGAACCTCCTTTTTATTTAATAACGAGTATCTATGAATTAGACCGTATAGTAATTGATTATTGTATGTATGGTGCAAGTAGAATAACAAATCCACATGATGCAACTGCTGATATGATAAAATATAAATTTTGGTTATATTATAATATGAATTTCACTACAGCCTATAACGATATAATGGCGAAGCGGTTTAATAAAGTAGTGGATAAATGTATTACTATTCTCAAATTAAATGACGAAATTGCGGTTACATACTGTAATACATTACCTAATATGAGTTCGTGTTTTCCAAAACGCACCAACTCGTAAAATAATCATATTGATGTTTCTATCGTCAACATGATTTACAGGCCAAAATTATCCTTCATAATACTTGACTTACTAGGGCCTTTTGTCTTCTCGCTTTGACGCTTCACTTTATAACTACCGATTTGGTTTGTCTGTCCAGGCTTTGAACCATAAATATTCATTATGAAGTCTTCGCTATCTTCATGTAGTTCTGGTAAAATACGCGTCATCGGCTTATCTATTACTAGCAACATATGCTCAGACTTTAATAATTTTCTATACTCCTGTATACTCAGATTGCCATAAAACTTGTCTAATAAGTAATAAGGACTAGGCGCAGGTTTTATATTTTTTTTATAACGATAAATTTTACTATAAATCTGATTTAATAAATGATATCTTTCAAATTTCGTAGAGTCGTCTAAATTTTCTTGCATCAAATATGCAACTGCACATTCTGGACGACAGAATGAGCCGTAACCGAATAATTCGTCATTCATTTCATATTTTGGTATATAACACGATGGATTATCATATTCATATGTACACCAAAAACATGCTGCTTTTTTATCAGGGTTAGAAGATTTATAGAGTTGTAGTTTTAATTTTTTTAATTTACTATTTATATCTTTAATACTAATATCCGCATCATCATCGGCTTCGTTATCTTTTACTTCGTTATCAAACGCGTTTGCACATTGAATACATATAGATTGATTTTGTTGCGTGTTAAATTCTTTGTATGCAACCGCTTGTGCAGTCGGTTCATTCATCTTATTATCATCATTCGCATTGACGTTGTTTATAATCGATTCTACGTTTACATCATTTTTATATATAGAAAAGTTTGACGGTTCTGCCGAATTATAAGTCATAATTGCTGGTGGTACAACTGGATTATAAGATAATGGATCAGTTACATACTGATTTATTTTTTGATTATGCTCATCTAAGTCCTTGAGTGAGCATTTTAAATGTAAAATTACATTGGTAACTTGTTTAGACGTATCAACATGTTCTATTTGCTTTAAAATTAACTTACCTCCTTTCGGTTTACGACCACGTTTCTTGACTACTATTTCAGGTGCTGGGTCAGTCTCTTCTATAACCACAGTAATGTTATTACGTTGATAATCAACGACTTCCGTTTCACTCTTCTTCTTTCTACCACGTTTTTTCTTTTGAACTTCAGTATCCATGTAATAAGAATACAATAATCATAGAATACTTTTTAAGCCATTTTATAAAACGTTTTTCGTAAAAAATTGAGTTTCCAAATATAGAACTTATATAATAACATAAAACTACGAATCATGACAGCCAAATCCGGTTATTTAGAATTAATTATTGGACCGATGTTTTCGGGAAAGACGACTCGAATCATGAACATATATGATGAGTGTCAAAGAAACGGCGACAAGGTTCTCGTTATTAATTACGAAAAAGATACAAGATATCATACATCAATGCTATCTACACATGATAGACGTGTATGTCCGTGTATATTCGTAGAAACATTGAAAGAAACAATGAAACATATCGAATTGGAATCGCCTGATGTCATTCTTATTAATGAAGGTCAATTCTTTTCCGATGTCTATGAAGCCGTAATAGATATGGTTGAAACATACAAAAAAAAGGTATATATATGTGGATTAGACGGAGATTTTAAGAGACAAAAGTTTGGCAGACTTCTTGAACTAATTCCGTTATGTGACACCATTATTAAATTGAAGTCGAAATGTGATGTATGTTCAGAACCAGCTCTTTTCTCTCATAGAAAAATAGAAAACGAAGAACAAGTGGTAATTGGCTCGGATATCTATATTCCGTTGTGTAGAAAGTGTTATTTACAGTCATCAATATCAAAAGAACACGAAATTTGTAATAACATATAAAAAATAAAATAGAGAGTTCTCCGCCATTATATTATTATCATGAAGTTATCAAAGTTTAATACATTTTTCATGTTGTGTTCCACAGTGAACCCGTCATTTATTCCAGTAAAGAGAATATGTAAGGATTGTAAATATTTTATTGGAGATACGCTGCAATGTAGAAAATTTGGAGACACCAATATAGTAACTGGTGAAGTAACATATCCTTATGCCAGTGTCATAAGAGGAGACAGTAAGAAATGTGGAGAAGTTGGAAACCATTTCGAAAATAACCCTTACAAACTAGTTACTGGTCCTTATTATTTTGTTAAAAAAAACCTTTTTTTTACGTTTTCGGGTGTTATAATAGGAATAAATGTTGTTAGTATCATCATCCAGTTCATTTCAAAAAATCCCATAATACTTCCATCACTGAAGATTTAGGGCAACGTTATCGTGATAAAATACTTACTCGTACTTGGTGCGCTTCTTAGGCGGCGGTATTAACGGGTCGCGAACATTATTTTTTTGGCGTGGCGGATTCACCACATAATCTATAACCGTTTCAATTATCATGGGTAATCCTAGCTCACTACGTAATATATTTTCTAATCGCTTTGTTTTTTCTATCATCCTTTCTAGTTCATTCGTAATCATTGAACTACGAATGGCAAACGTTTCTCTCATATTATCGACGTCTTCGTTATCTGTATTGAAATTCATGTTGTTTTTACTATAAAAAGTTTTCAAAATCTTTTTTCAATTTTTCAATTTTCTGTAATAATAATAAATCAGCGAAACCAATATATATATTACATTTCATAATACATATATTAATCAATGGATAAGCTATCAATTCCATGGGTAGAAAAATATAGACCAACACAATTCAGTAATATTGTGCTTGATCCATTAAATCGACAACTTTTCGAAAACATCCTCAGCAAAAATAGCTTCCCTAACCTACTTTTTTATGGACCACCCGGTACAGGTAAGACTACGACTATCATCAACTTAATCAACGAATATCAACAAAAATACAACCAACAAAATAAGGGAACAGTAATACATTTAAACGCATCGGATGAAAGAGGTATTGATATTATCAGAAATCAAATTTATCAATTCGTAAAATCCAAGAATTTTTTTGAAGTGAGTACAAAATTCGTGATTCTAGATGAAGTAGATTATATGACAAAAAATGCACAACAGGCATTAAAATACTTGTTACAGTCGTCTATGTATAATGTTCGATATTGCCTTATTTGTAATTATATAAGTAAAATTGACGAATCGCTAAAAAACGAATTTATTTGTATTCGGTTCAATCAATTACCCAAATCCGATATATTTGGATTTATTAAGACAATATCTGACACTGAAGAATTAGACCTTAGCGATACTGCTATACAAACAATACAAGAAATTTATAATTCTGATATAAGAAGCATGATTAACTTTATACAATTAAATCAGAAAAGCACTATTTGGAATATGAACATAATAACGAATGAAGTATGGGAACAATTATATAATAAATTGAAGACAACCACTGATAATATGGTATTATTGAAATATATACACGAGATTACGATTCAATATAATATAGACAAAAAAAATCTTATGAAACAGTATTTTAATTATATCATACGCACTAAGAAGGAGGAAGTAACAACCGATTTTTTGAACATAGTAGAATTTTTATTACATTCATCTGATACGAATATGAACCATTTAATAACCTATTTCATTGAGAAGTTACAAAAAAAAATTGAATGAACGAAAGAATATTTATAGAATCAATATAAAGAAAATTTACTATTATAAATAGTATAAAGCAATAAGAATGGCGTCTATTGATGATGAGTGGTCAAAGTTTCTTAGCAATCAAAATGCGAATGAATTGGGATTTTCGTCTATTTCTTCTCATACAAATACTAACACGAATGCCAAAATGAGTGTTAGTAAAGCAGAAGATAGTATCTTACTGTCGAATCGAGATATTGAATTCGACACTTCAGTTGCACCCGCGTGTGATGAATTATATATATCAACGAAAACAAAAGTGGTTTTCTTAAGTGAACCAGTGGATATACAAAATATATTTTGGAAGATTCCGGTTATTGAATACTGGAAACCATGTGATGGTGTAGTAAAAAAACAAATGAAGATTGTGTCAAAAACATTGGAAGAATTTGAAGAATATGAAAAAAAGAAAAAAGATATACCCTATTTTCACGAAAATATTATTAAACAAATAAACAATCCAACGGCACGACGAATCAAATTCAAGGACGAGCGTAAAATAACGATTGGTATTTCAAAAAAAGATATTATGAACTGTAGGGGGAAAGTCAAGAACGCTTTTTATAATTGTTTTGCGGTTATATTTCGATTCAAATTTGAAGGAACATATCGCGAAATACACGTAAAAGTATTTAATACTGGGAAAATGGAAATACCTGGAATACTGAACGCGAAACTATTGGACGTAGTCAAAAAAATGATTCTCGATATCATACAACCCCATGTGGAAACTGTATTAACTTTTACGGAAAATGATGGTGAAGATAATGTGTTGATTAATTCGAACTTTAATTGTGGATATTTTATAAATCGCGAAAAGTTACATTCTATTTTACGTGGTAACAAATATCGCATTGAAACTGCATATGATCCATGTAGTTATCCTGGTGTAAAGTGTAAATATTATTTCAACAATGAGATAGGATTCGAAACAGATAAACAGAATGGCCAAATTTTACCAGAAGATCGCGCACAGAAAATGAGTGAGCTTGGTGATAATACTAAATACACTGAAATATCATTTATGATATTTAGAACGGGTAGCTGTTTGATCGTTGGTAATTGTTCTGAACGCGTATTAAAATTCGTATTTGAATTTATAAAGAAAATACTGAAAGACGAGTATCATAATATCTATGTAATGAATGAAGGGCCTGTGAATAAAATTAAGAATGTGAAGTTACGCAAGAAAACGGTAGTTATGACAGAAGATTATTACCAGGATGTTATACAAAAAGCCACTTAACAAATTCTTTCATGTTACCTTGCTCGTATTTCGATTTAAATAATGAGTCTTCTGTATAAAATTTAAATAATATATCTTCAGAAATGGTTATATCCATTGGTTTTTTTTTGATAGACCGCTTTTGTTTTTCATTTTTTTCTAATAATTCTTCTAACAATTCTTGGTATTTATCGTACTGCATATTATTTATTTTTTGTTGTATGACTTCTAAATATAACAATGTTATATCTAGATGATGTAAATATTTTATATCTTTGTGAGTTTGACGTGAAGCAAGAAATGTGCAATGGTGTAAAAAACGATATAGGTAGTGGTCACATATATTTTTTCTATTAAAGAAATCAAGTTGATTATTTGAATAATAAAAAAGCACGTCCATCAGTTTAGATAAACGTAAAAATAGTGCTTTACATTCTTCTGGTTCAAATGAAATGGAGTCATCATTGAGAGTCATAATATTATTCATTGTGTCATTATCGCTGTTAGACAAATCAAATATAGTTTTTTTATAAACAAACAATACAGCATCAATATGATTAAGACTCTGTGACAAATTAGACTGATGTATTTGATTCATGTATTCTAAATAATAATAATATGTATTTTGGGCATAGTAAAGAGCTTTTTCAATATTCTTTGTTTTCATAATAGCATATTCAAACACACGGTGAATCGAGTGAATGCCAATACTTAGACTCGATATTGGATAATTGAGTTCTTTCATACTATCTGACTTAGAAACAAGTTCAAAAAAATTTTTCATTAGTACATAATAGCTCTCTGTTAGTAAATCGATGGTTGCCATATATAGTTTATGTATACTATTTTCTCAAAACGGGGGCTTCGTTAAAAAATAGCGTTTGTAATTAATTTAGCAAAAATGGAATTCATCCAATAAAATATTTTTCGTTAGAACCATTTAAAGTAAAATCTAAGATATAATTTATATTTATTCATATAAATTAAAAATGTCAACCACTACACAAACAAAGCCTTCGTCAGCCCCAACTAATCAAGCATTAACAACACCTAATGGATACCGCTTACCAGATGCTACTACACTTCAACATGCAGCTAAATTGTCTATCGTAGAAGATAAACCAATTATGTTAGATTACTGGACAAACTCTTTGGACAAGACCGTTCTTATCGGCGTCAAAGAGAGTGGAGAGAAATTATTGGTCAAGAATGAGGAAGAGTATACGAGTCCTGTAGCTAAAATCTTCAAGGTAGGAAAGGAGTATATTGTAATGACAGAGAATTCGATTTATATCGTAGATGTCGAGATTCCTACAAAGCGTATCAGCTCATAAACATAACATAATATGATAACCTTGTTAAATTATCATATTATAATATTTCTTTTAGTCCAGCTATTTGCTCACTCGTTAGTGTTTCTGGAAATTCTACATCAAATTCGATAATCATATTACCAGTTGAATTCTCACGTATCATACCCATACCTTGAACTACTTTTCTGAAAGCTGGTTTAATCACTGTTGGAGCAGATAAATTATTTAAACATAATCGCTTTCCATTCAGATGATTCATTTCAAAAGAGAAACCACATAAAGCTTCCTTTAATGAAACTGTCTTTTTATAAATAATGTCTAGCCCCGCTCTCGTAAATTCACATTGTCCACAAATACGAAATACAATACGGACGTCACCGTAAACAGAATTGTTTATATTATGTCCTTTGTCTGTCATTATAATACTTTCCCCATCATCTGCACCTTGCGGAACAGATACATATAACATTTCGTTTTCGTTTCGCCTAATATTATCAGCTTGAACAAATCGTTCGATTTCAATGGGTAAAACGCAACCTTGATAGCATTGTTCCAATGTAAGCTCAACTTCACGTACGATTGCATCTGGTTTTCGAATTTGTTGTTGAAATTGATGTTGAAAACTGTGATGGAATTGCGCTGGCATACCATTATGGAATACGCGAATCTCAGGGCCTCCGCCCATGCCGTGCATATTCATGAATCCTCCGGGAAATCCATGTCCCGGAAATCCATGTCCCGGAAATCCACCACCTTGTCCAAATATCATATTAAAGATATTATTTATATCTGTAAATTCTTCTGGAACATGTCCTTGACCCGGAAATCCGCCACCCTGACCGAATTTTAATTCGTGGTCATATTGTCTACGCTTTCCTTGATCACTTAAGTGTTCATATGCCTCATTAATCTCTTGGAATTTCTTTTTTGCTGTTTCAGCATCATCCATGTTACGGTCGGGATGGAACTTAAGAGATAGTGTTCTGTAAGCCTTTTTTATTTCACTTTCACTGGCATCATTGGCGACACCTAGAATTTCATAGAAATTTGGCATTTTAATATATATTATATATTATTCAAAAAATTCTTTATATAATATTTTAAAAAATGATATATACAATGATAAACAATATACTATCATACTATGGATCATACATTTATATCGAAATATAGACCTTATTTTATAGACGATTTTTCATTAAATGATGAATTATTGTATGTACTTAAAACCTTGATTCAAGTAGATTATTTAAATATCTTATTTATTGGCAGTTCTAGTTCTGGAAAAACTACCTTGTTATACGCTCTTATTCGAGAGTACTATGGATTATCTAAAGACGCGAATTTTCCCGAAAATAATATATTGTTTGTGAATAATCTGAAAGAACAGGGAATACAGTATTTTCGCAATGAAATGAAGACTTTTTGTCAATCTCGTAGTGTTATTCATGGTAAAAAGAAACTAGTCATTATAGACGATATCGATAATATCAACGAACAAAGTCAACAAGTTTTTCGTAACTATATTGATAAATATAAACAAAATATTCATTTTATTTCTGTATGTACAAATATACAAAAAGTGATTGAGAGTATCCAATCGAGAGTACATATTTTACAGATTACATTACCTACGAATGAACAAATCAGAGATATTATGAATAAAATAATCAAGGCGGAGAATATAGTGATAGATGAACCCGCGAAGGATTATTTACTTTTATCATGTGGAAATTCTATACGTATTTTGATAAACTATCTGGAAAAAATATATATTTTAAATATGCCGATAAACATTGATATTTGTAAGAAAATTTGTTCCAATATTTCTTTTCAACGGTTCGAAGAATATTTAACCCATTTTTTAAATGGCGAATTAGCCAAAGCCATTGATGTTCTTTATTCTATTTATGATTATGGTTATTCAGTGATTGATATATTGGATTATTTTTTTATATTTATAAAAACAACTACTATGTTAGACGAAGATACAAAATATAAAATTATTCCGTTTTTATGTAAATATATTACTATTTTTCATAATGTTCATGAAGATGGAATAGAGTTAGCCTTATTTACAAATAACCTCATGGAGCATGTAAAGAAGTAATATGTATATAATACAAACTATATAAATATTTTGCGTAATATCATGCATATGTCCGAACACGCCGATTTTATCCCATTTTCCAAAGAATCTGAAAAGGTGGAGACGAAAGTCGAACTATGTAATGATAGCATTGTCCAGTCTGTCGTATCCTCTTTTTTAGAAAGGTCTAGGATTGGACAAATAAAGTACGGAACGAATCTAGATAGAACTGATTTGAAAACGTTGGACTGGATTCAACATGCTCAAGAAGAACTCATGGATGGTATTCTTTATTTGGAGAAATTGAAACAAACTATCAAACAATAGTTGATTTATCTATGGTAATACATTCGATTTCGGCCACTTTATTGTTATTATATGAATCTGTATATTTATGTAAAATATATCCAAGAAGAGCGGCAGCACATAAACATGAACCTACGCATACACAAAGCGACATATATGATTATTTTACATAAAAATATCTTCTAAACTTCGCATTCATACGCTTTGTAATTACATATTGTAATCACAAAATTGCATACGTTATTATATGAAGTTCTCGGTATTCTTTAGCCATACTGATAAATTTTTATGAGAAAATAAAAATAGCACTACATTGTAACTACCTATTATAATGTCCAATCAAATATTCAAAAAAATAGTTCCCAAAGAATTATTATTTGAATTATTAGAAAAAATTTGTTTGAAGACAGATAAATATTTTTTATTTGACAACAATGCTTATCGTAAAATGCTTTTTTATAAACATCAGGAATCATTTTTAGATGACATGAAAGAATACTATCATCTAGGAAAACAAAATTACATTCAACGTAAAATAACTTATAATGGATTTACAACGATTTTAAGACAAATCTGCAAATCATCCACGATTATGTATACATCTCAAATCAAATATAATGAGTCGAAATATAATATTGATTATTTTGTTTTCTTTTAAGAGCCATCCGTGTAAAAAATAAATCTATATGAATACTATAAGAGAATTTATTAAATAAATATAAAGATGATTTTTACTTCAAAAAATATAAGCTATTATTTAGTCACATTTGCTATTATACTTGGGTCAAGTTATTTAATCGGAAAGTATACACAGGCATTTGAGTCCAATGATGAGTATGAAATGATACGTAAATACCTATTGAACGATTCGCCACTTTATGGTTATAACCGACCCAAACTTTGGATTCATACGAAGTACGAAATCAATTCTAGACGATGGAAAGACTTTTACTCACGTAACACAACGGATTTAAACCAACCTTATATACATCTAACTATTAAAACAATAATAGACCACTGTGGCGATGATTTCAATATTTGTTTAATCGACGACCAATCTTTTAGTAAACTATTGCCTTCATGGGATATTGATTTGGCAAACGTAGCAGAACCTATGAAGGAACATTTTAGAGAGCTTGGCCTATGTCAACTTATTTATTTCTATGGAGGTATGGTCGTTCCCAATTCATTGGTATGTTTACGTAACTTGAAGGATTTTTACGATACAGCATATTCAACCAATATGCCTTTTGTTTGCGAAAATATAAATCGTAATGTCAATAATTTGAAACAAAAACACAAGATGTTGTTTGTTCCTGATTTATATTTCTTTGGCGCGGCTAAAAATGATCCTACTATGTTGGAATTAGTAGATTATTTGAAGAAACGTAATCAATCGCCTCATTTTAGTAGTGAAGTCGATTTCGTTGGCGATTCTTCGCAATGGTGTTTAGAAGCAATTAATAAACAGAAGATGACTTTGGTAGGTGGTGAACTGACTGGTGTGAAAACACAGGATAGAAAAACAATTCTTTTAGAAGATTTAATGGAAGAGGGGTTTTTGAATATGCATAAGAGTGCCGTAGGTATTTATATTCCAGCAGATGAAGTATTAAGAAGACCAAAATATCAATGGTTTGCGGTTTTACCTAGTGAACAGATACTAAAATCAAATATGATTATTTCGAAATATTTGATGGCATCTATAGTAGACACAACATCTGAATATAGCAAATCGAATGAAATACAGAGTGTTGTTTCAATATAATTTAGGGGGTAGGATTTGTATTATAATTTATAGCGATAAGTTATAATAATTTGTCATGTCGTTTAGTACATTGGGAACAATAAGTTCGCGTGTTTTGAATAGTAAAACTTATCCAAATAGATCGGGAACGATTCCATCAGCACCAACCGCTGTTACAACCACTGTTGTACCGTCTGGTTCTGACACGGTTACATCTGTATCAGTTTCATTTACTCCACCATCTGGTACTGTTTCTGGATATACTGTTATAAGTAATCCAGGTTCGATTAAAGCAACTGGAACAGCATCACCAATAACAGTTACTGGTTTAACGAGTGGAACATCTTATACGTTTACAGTAACCGCGACAAATTCTGCAGGAACTTCATCAGAATCAACCGCATCATCTTCTGTTACCCCATATTTTATTTTATTGCGTTCTACAGGACAAGTTATGCCACTTATTTGGTATAAATTTAATGATAACAAAAATAGTGGTTATGGTGGTTCGATATACGACGGCTCATTAAATGGAACAGCATATACAGTAGGCCCATCAACTGCTAACGGAATTCCTGTTTCTAATGCTGGTATATTGACAGCAACAGGCAATAATACAAGTTGGTTCTCTGTGCCATCTTGGACATCTACATCGGCAGGTTTCACCATCAGTTTTTGGGTTTATCCATTGTCTTCGACAGGTTCTCTTTTCCAATTTGGAACAACAGCAAATCAATTTAACTATGTGTTACAGTTTTTTGGTAATCAATATTATCTCTACGGAACGGATACAGGAGGTTCAATTGGACAATTTAATTTTCCAACCCCAACAATAAATGCATGGACACATTATGCGTTTGTTCATACTACTACTGCACAAGCTACTTTCTATAAAAATGGTGTTTCTGCAGGTACAGTATCCAATTGGTCTGTGCCGTTTGGAACAAGGTCATTAAATTATATAGGCAGTGGTTTTCAGAATTCGAAAACTAACCCTAATTCTTATATAACGGATTTTGAAATACATACGACTGCATTATCCGCCTCACAAGTTCTTTCTATTTATCAAGCTACTTCGCTAACTAATTAGTGTCTTTTTATAAAAATCTATTTATTTACTGACAGTGATTCACCTAGACTTTATTGTAGTTGAAAATACAATAAAGTCTATTCTTCTTCGTTTTCGACCACTGCATTCTTGCCGCCGTATTTTTTACTCAACAATAACTTCTTATCGAATTTCTTGGCAGTTTTTTTAACATAACCAAATTTCCCCTTTTTTGCGTGATATCCATATTTTTGTAAACGCATCTCTTTTTTGGCAGTCTTGAATTTGATTGCGGATACAATGCGCCCTTTGTCATTCATATGTAACCTATCTTTGGTGAGGCCGCCTTCTGTCTTGTAAGCTGTACCGTTCCAAACTTGTTCTCTTGATCCAAATAATTCCTTATATTTTTTTCCTTTCACTGTGTAAGTTCCATCAATGGGACTTCGCTCTGGTCGTTTCATAATTATTATACAATATAATTATAAAAAAATCTTTCTTTATTTTCTATTCTTTCTTGTTTTGCGAGTCTTGTTTGTTGCCTCTTTCTTTACAACTCCAAATTTACCCTTTTGTGCAAAGTATCCAGCTTTCTCTAAACGTTTCTGTTTTTTGGCGGTATTGTGCTTCTTACGCGATACAATACGTCCCCACTTATTCATCATAAGCTGCTTTTTTACGAGTCCACCACTTGTATGTTTGGCTGTTCCATTCCAAACTTGAGCGCGAGAACCGGTCATTTGCTTAAATTCTGTCATTCTTAGAATATATATTATGTGAAGATTTTTTTTTACATCGATGAAAAATTTAGATATTCAAGTGTTAAAAATATGCTAAAACTGGCGACTATTATTACAAAGAGTTCCTGAATTCTTATAAGATTGATGGTTTTTCGTTATATTACCACTCCCATCTATTCCAAAAAAATTAACAGCAGAAACCCTTGTTGTTTTACTCGTCTTTGCATATTGACTATATCTAGTTGCTTTTGTAATTCGCGGGTCGTTACCGCTACTAAAAAAATTGTATGAATTTTTTGGTATATTTAATGTTGAATTAAGATTCGTTAAACATGCCTTGTTTCGCTTTGATGAACAGTATTTAAATATAACATCCATATTGTTTTGATAATATTGAATACCTTGACCTAATTGTGTGTCTTGATTGTCCACTGGAACATCTTGATTGTCCACTGGAACATCTTGATTGTCCATTTTCTGTATAATATAGAATCCTAAAAAATTGAATTCGTGAACGAGGTTTTATTTGTTCAAATATAATATCTATTTTACCTATTCTTAATCATGTCTTCTCAACAAGATCTCGCTAAACAATACCAACGCAAAACCGATAAACAGCACATTTTGGATAATCCTGATACATATATCGGCTCTGTCGAAAATGTTGATGCTCAGATGTGGGTGTTCGATGATGCGGCCGGGACGAATGGTCGTATTGTCCTACGTGACATCGAATACATACCTGGCCTATACAAACTATTCGATGAAGGCATCGTCAACTGCCGTGACCATGTTGTTCGTATGATCCAATCTACTATGCTTACTAAAAACTTTGTTACTTATATTGATACATCTATCTCTGAAGATGGAACAATCACAATGACGAACGATGGCAATGGTATCGATATTGCTAAACACCCGGAATACGACGTTTGGATCCCTGAACTCGTTTTTGGTCAGCTACGTACATCTACCAATTATGATAAAACCGAGAAAAAGATTGTGGGTGGGAAAAACGGTTTCGGTTTCAAGTTGGTATTGATTTGGTCAGACTATGGTCGTGTTGAAACAGTGGATCATATTCGAGGACTGAAATACGTCCAAGAGTTCAAGCGAAACTTGGACGAGATTTGCCCACCGACCATTACAAAAGTTGGCGCCAATGCAAAGTCTTATACTAAGGTTTCATTCAAGCCCGATTATAGACGTTTAGGCACACAGGGTCTTACACACGATATGTTGGCGTTGCTTAAGAAGCGCGTCTATGATATTGGCGCGGTCACTGACCATTCTATCAAAAAGATTAAGGTTGTTTATAATGGAACCACAATTCCAGTAAAGAATTTTCAGCAATATATCGACTTATATATCGGTCCTAAGAGTAGTGGTGAACAGAGTAAACGTGTGTACGAACAGAGTGATGAGCGTTGGGAATATGCCGTTGCACTTTCGCCAAATAACGAGTTTATGCAAGTATCGTTTGTCAATGGTATCTGCACTTTCAAGGGTGGTAAACACGTCGATTATATTATGGGTCAAATCGTAAGAAAACTATGCGATTATATCGAAAAGAAAAAGAAAATCAAAGTGAATGCGGCAGCCATTAAAGAGCAATTAATTCTGTTCTTACGATGCGATATTGAAAATCCAGCTTTCGATAGCCAAACCAAAGATTGTATGAATACACCGTCAGCCAAGTTTGGTTCTACTTGTACTGTATCAGATTCGTTCATTGAAAAGGTAGCAAAAATGGGTGTTATGGATGTAGCCTGTTCGTTAGTCGAGGCCAAAGAAAACAAGTTGGCCAAAAAAACAGACGGTTCTAAAACAAAATCCGTTCGTGGAATTGCAAATTTCATTGATGCCAATTTTAGCGGCACAGCTCAATCAAAAGACTGTATTTTGATTTTGTGTGAGGGACTGTCAGCTTTGTCTGGTATTGTATCAGGATTATCTAGTAATGATCGTAATATAATAGGTATTTATCCTTTGAAGGGTAAGTTACTAAACGTTCGTGGTGAACAAATCAAAAAAATAAGCGAAAATAAAGAGATCAACGATATTAAAAAAATATTGGGTTTGGAAACAGGTCGAACGTACAATACGATTGCAGATGTGCATCAACATTTACGTTACGGAAAAATCATGATTATGACGGATGCGGATTTAGACGGACACCACATAAAGGGTTTATGTATTAACCTCTTTCATAGTGAATGGCAAAGTCTTGTAAAAATTCCGGGTTTCCTCTCGTTTATGAATACGCCAATTCTACGTGCAAAAAAAGGTACACAAACATTACTCTTTTATAATGACGGTGAATATGTAACATGGAAAGAATCCATGTCGGCACATGCCCTGAATAGCTGGACTATCAAGTATTTTAAGGGTCTTGGTACTTCGACATCGACCGAATTCAAAGAGTATTTCGCAAATAAAAAGATAGTGAATTTTGTTCATGCTGGTCAAGCTAGTGATGATACAATCGATAAAGTATTTAACAAAAAACGTCCGGATGACCGTAAAGCATGGCTCGAAAACTATGATAAGACTGCCTACTTGGACACGAGTCATCCGACAGTACAATATGAAACGTTTATTGATAAAGAGCTGATACACTTCAGCACTTATGATTGCGCGAGATCGATACCTAACATGGTCGATGGACTCAAAATATCACTTCGAAAAATATTATTCAGTGCATTTAAGCGTAAGCTTACGACAGAAATTAAAGTCGCTCAATTCTCTGGTTATGTATCAGAACATAGTGCTTATCATCATGGCGAAGCCAGTTTGAACGGTGCCATTGTAAATATGGCACAGAACTTTGTCGGTTCAAACAATATCAACTTACTAGAACCCGTTGGACAGTTCGGTACGAGACTTCAAGGTGGTGACGACAGTGCGTCAGAAAGATATATATTTACTCATTTGAATCCTATTACTCGACTCATCTTTCCTGAAGCAGATGATGCAGTATTGTCGTATAAAGACGATGATGGGACAATCGTCGAACCAGAATATTATGTCCCTATAATTCCGTTTGCTTTGCTTAATGGTATTTCAGGTATTGGCACAGGTTTCTCGTGTAGTATCGAACCTTATCATCCTAAAACTATTATTGATTATCTGAAGGGGAAGATTCAATCTAAACCGGTGTCTTGTGAATTTGTCCCGTATTATGAGGGATTCAAAGGTACAGTTAGAAAAATAGCCGAACAAAAATTCTTGGTAAAAGGGTGTTATCAAACTATCGGCGAAGATAAAATTCGTATCACAGAACTGCCCGTAGGAACATGGACAATGCCTTATACCACCTTCTTGGAAACCTTGATGGATGGTACTCAAACAGATAAGGCTGGTAAAAAAATCCCGCCTATGATCAAAGACTTTACCTCTGTATGTACAGAAGTTAGTATTGATTTCACGGTACAATTACCAAAGGGAGCACTCCAAACACTCGAAGCCACAATAGATACATATGGTTGTAACGGATTAGAAAAACTGTTGAAGTTATTTACAACAGTAAGCACAACAAATATGCATATGTTTGATGCTGATTGTAAGCTACATAAATACACAACTGTCGAAGAAATCATTGACCACTTCTATAGTGTAAGAATCAGCGTCTATGCGAAACGCAAAGCTAGTCTGATAGCCGAAATGGAAAAACAGCTGGTCAAATTATCAAACCGAGCGCGTTATATAATGTTGACGCTTGAAGGAAAAATCGACTTGAGACGTAAGACCGCTGTTCAAGTAACTGAATTACTAACTGGTCTTAATTTTAGTAAACTAGAAACGGATGAACATTATAAATACTTAGTAAAAATGCCTATGGATTCCGTAACGGAAGAACATGTACAAGCAATCATAAAAGAGAAAGAAACTATGGAATCAGATTTAGCGGCACTTAAACGTAAGTCAGTCGAAAACATGTGGATAGATGAATTAGATATATTAGATAACGAATATACCAAATACAAGACAAAACGTGAAATGATACAAGCAGGTGGTGTTGGTTCTAATAAGGTCATTAAGACATTAAAAATCAAGAAAAAGTAGGTGTTTTTGGAACGGTGTATTTATGAAAAGACTCTAAAACCATGACTTTAATTCTAACTGTTTATACGTTCTGTCATGTTGACGAGGTATTTCTAAAGGAACAACTAATGTACTTTGGTCTTGACAATATTTTACATAGCCTATAGCTTCATTATATACTGTTGGAACAGCATAATCGAGAACCAATTGGTTTAATCGTTCAACCTGCCCAGTAATATCTTTTTCACGATGTTCTGCATATTGCAAATAAATACTACGCATAATAACCTTTAAAGTGTCTATGTTTTGTGGTGCAATTACGTATTTGTTACCTGACATTTTGTAAACATTGGCTCGTAATCCATTCTGTATAATTTGAATGTTCTCCGCTGAAAAATAAACTTGTGCGAGAACATTGGATTCCAATACTCCATCTAATGCTTCTCTGTATTCGGTTGCTTTATTTTTTACAGCAATCTTTTCTTGCATCTTAAACATCATATCTGTGGCTGGTTGATCAAAAATATTGACTCTGCCATTATATTCATCAGGTACCAATATTCTAGAAGAATAATTATTTATACTATTTGGTTCAAATGTAGATTGCGACATATTCTATTTTTATTTTTGTATATTCTTTCAGAAGAAATAAATTGTTATTCGAGAACCTACTAAATAAATCTTTAGCATAAAAATTTATATGAATAGAATATAGAAAAGCCTGAATATGGAAACCTTTTATTTTGTCGTTTTATCAATAGCAACTGTAATACTTATTTTAATTCTTACATATATTGGTATACGTATGGTTTATTTCAAACAAAAAGTAGCATATCCACCAGTTTCTGCAAGTTGCCCTGATGCATGGTCAATCGCAGCGAGTGATCCAAGTGCTTGTATGATACCAGCGTTTAAATCTTCAAATACTGGGACGCCAAATACATTATATGATAAAGATGGCAAATTACTAGTCAATACAACAACTACACCTGGTTTTAGTAGTCGTTCAAATACTATTAACTTTAGCGATTCAATGTGGGGTCGTGGTGGTTTAAGCAGTCAATGTGCGCAGAAATTATGGGCAACGCAAAATGGTATTACATGGGATGGTATTTCTAATTACAATAAATGCTAGGGAATTCCTACATTTCATAAAAAATTGAAAACTTTTTTTATGAAAAATTAAAAAGTACTCCCTAGTGGAAAAGATTATAATAAAAGCGCGATTTAAAATGTCACAAGAATTCGAAACCGTGTTCCTTGAACCAGTTATTCAAGAACAGAAAACTCATGAGGTTACCATTGAACATGGTGTACTTCAAATGAACAAAGAACAGGATTTTACAGCGTCCGGTAAAGGCATCGACGCGGAGTCAAATGAACCATTTGACTGGGCATTTGAAGCCGATGGTCATGGTACAAACACTATCATTAATATGGTACGAGAGAAGTTTGCGCATGCCACCGTAGATTTTGCAAACCCTGTTTCATTTATAAATAAAAGGGAATCATTGAAGGCTTTACAAGAAGAACTCTGCCAACGTAAACTATTCAGAGAATCTTCTGGTTGCACCGCCATTCTTACAAAAATATATAAAAATCGATTCACGATAGAGTGTGTAGGAGATTCATTCGTTTTCGTAACGCAAAATAATATACCTGTTTGGAGAAATACACTGCATAAATGGGGTAATTTGGCTGAGCAAGAACGCTTACATAAACTTGATTCCAGTATTCATACCCAACCTAGTTCTTGCAGTAGAGTACTATCATCTGATGCCATGTGTCAGGTTCCAGCGTACTATGTCGTGTTTCCTCCGTACAGTAAGCAGTTAGCTCTAACCCAAGCACTTGGGCATGATAACGTCACTGGAATACACCCCGAAACTGTTACGATGGAGATAGAACCCGGACAAGAATATCGTATTGTTGCATTCAGCGACGGGGTTGGAGACATGCTGATACACGATGATTCTGCTGATCTAGAAACTGTTTTAAAGATGGACTACAGAGATATACTACAATTTGCTGAAAACCGATGGCGCCAGGAATGGCATCCAGTTCATGTACAAAGACCCGATATTAAATATCCAAAAATGAAATGGACAAAGAATTCTGATTATGACGATGTTTCTACCTTTGTTGTCAAGATAGTCCCTAACGTATACACTGATGAACAATTAGCATTTAGCATTTAGCATATATATGTAAATTAATAATAATAATGAATCATTTTTTATTGACATATATTATTTATTGAATTTGAGAACCTTTGGTAATTCACCTACTACAGAATTGAGACGATTAAGGTGCACTGGATATTTATAATGAACAAAAACTTCTTCCTTTTTTTGAACTTCCATCACTTCATATTTCATAGAAGTTAATTTACGAATTTCGGGTAAAATTTCTTTCAATTGTTCAGTTACAGCAGCAATTAAAATCTCTTGATTGCCTTCGGTCTGATATCTTTTGATAAGTTCTCGATTTTGCTCAATCATTCTATAAATATCAATTGTTTTTTCGCGAATAGCGGACTGTTTTTCTTTATTATTATGAACATCGTTATATTCATTCAGAAATCGGTTATATAATTCCATGTTCTCATTAAACGCCTTCATTTGTTGTTTAAATAGTTCAATCGATTTATCGTCACTTACATAATTAAACAAAGTATCTAATTTCTGTCGAATAATAGTATCTTTTAGGTCATCGATTTCATCTTTAAAAACCTGTAATGTATCTTCAGTATTCGTCGTAGCACCAGTATAAATAGATATATCTAAATTGCACGGTGTTTTCGTATTTCCACACTTTGCTGTGAATCGTTCTTCGACTTTACCGCGTGAAAATAGTGTTCCTCCATCCTGTTTACAGTTAATGCATTTTGGACGCACATCTTGTAGTAAACGTTTGGCAATCTTTTTATTGGGTTCATTGCGGTATACCTTTCTACGCTGTTCTAATAATTTTTTTTCGTATTCAGTTTTAATATGAAAATAGTATTCCAATGCTTCATTGTAATCCTTTTTCCTAGCATGTTCATCGATGGCATCTGTGTTACCATCTAATGGTATATTCGGCGAATTTCGAAACTCAATACTTGGGCAATTCTCCATCTTTAATTCGTAAATACCTCCTTCTGGTAGGTTCTCAATTAATGTAATTGGATTGTTTGAAACGATTAATTTTGTGAGACGTTCTAGACCTCGTAAATCTAATCTGGGTAAAATATTATGATCACAAATAAGTTCTCGGATAGTGTTAGGTAACTGCTCGAGTGATTTGAGTTTATTATGCGACAAATTTACAGTTTCTATTTGTACTAAATTCGCCAAAGAAATGGATTTAATATAATTATTTCTTACATCTATGTGTTTTAAACCAACAGGTAAATCCACTAGTTCAATCAATAGGTTAGCCGGACATATGAGAGAAAATAACCCTTTTGGTAAGCCAGTAATACTTGTAATTTCGCCCTTCTCTATAATGATATGAGTTACGTTTTCATAACCATACTCCGATAATACTGAAAAATCGAGGTCTCCATGATATGCATCGCGTAATCGTAAAAGCTGTGTTGTTCGATTTCCAGTTTCTAATAGATTGATAAGGGATTCTTGTGCAGTATTATTTTCTGTGATAATATCTTCGCGTTGTTGTTCAATAATATTCATATAGATTCTAAAGATATATTTTGTTTACATCTTTTACACGTTTGCTAACTTTCAGTAAACGGTAAGTTCGTAATTCCGGTCATTTTGCCTTCACTGTTTGCCTTACTCTGAACCTGATAAAATCGTATTTTTGATAAGATATAATCTTGGTCTCTTAAATTGCGTTGTTCTCGTTCATAATCCGTTAATTTGTTTTTGTAACAATGATATAGAATCGCCGAAACGATCAAGACGAATAGCGCGAATACTCCAATATTCAATGCATAATAATAGAGATTCACTCTATATTCATGACAGTGATTCAGTGTCTGAAAGAGATAATTACGAGTAGAATAATCGATAAGTTTTGGGAAATCCATGCTTCAAATACAATAACATATATATTTTATTGTATTTTTCGGAGGGTTACATATACGCTAAATAATATAAAACAGCTAAATAAGACAATATTGCGAGAATAATGGCAACAATCCATATAGGAACTACGGTTTTATGCCTATACCCTACACCAAATGGTCTAAACCCCCCCTCCTTATTATATAGAAAACCTGGTTTGGTCACATGTACTATGGCAAATGCCATTAAAAAAAGTAAAATAGCAATACTTAATTTATGATATCTTACAAATCCTTTGTCCATTTTTCCTTTTACTATACGTTTATACTTTTTTAGTTTATAATAATACCATTTTATTATCTATTGGTTGATATCGATCATTATCTACCGATAGGCCTTAAAAATAATCTTCAGCATCTAATTGATCTTCTTCATAATATTCGCCATCCATGAAATTATTACCAAGACCATTCAAGAGTTCATTCATTTCTTCTATCTCTGCTTGGTCTTGTTGTCGTTTTGATAATTCATCTAAATTGTATATTTCCATTAAATCTTCATCTACAATATCAAGTGTTCCTTCGCCCATATCGTTTAATACTCGCGTTAACATTTCATCACGTTCTCGGTCATATGTATCTGGATTGTAAGCAAATAACCCTTTTTGTTGTCCGACGTTCCATCGACCTATTCTAAAATTCTTCATCATATCTTCGACCTTTCGTTCTTCACTGTCCATCTTCGTAAATTTACTAATAATTTCGTCTTTTTCCTTTTGTTTTGACCTAGAAACACGTTTGATAATATCGCTGTAAGTATAATCTACACTTGATTTATTCTCTTTCTCTAGGTTTAAAAAGGTGCATAAAAGCGTACAAACACGTTCTTTTAGTTCTAAAGAATTGCCCATTTGGATATCTATTTCGCGTAATTCATTATCATAATCCTCTTCGCCTTCTTGAACCCTAGATAAACCCATCAATTGTTCTGATACTTCTGCCGAACTTTGTATTTTACTACGTCTAGACGACTTTTTCTCTTCGATGTCCATTTGTATCAGTGATGGGTCGAGTGCACAAGAAATATATTCAAATATACATGAATAAAAACAGTAAGTATATAACATATAAATGCATTCTTTATCGAATAAACCATGAAATGTTACTTTTTCGGGTTTGTCATCAATAATCGTATCTTTTACAATTTCTGTTTGAGTAGGAATATTTTGCAAAAATATATTTAGATCGACTAATCGGGTACTTACCACATGAAGCAGTTGTTGAATACTTTTGTCACCGCTAAATCTCTCTATTTCCTTGTAATATTTATCCAAGAACTTTTCCAAATCATTCACATGTTCTTTGGATAATTCCCAATGTTGAGGTATTTTTTTATAGAATTCAGCATCCTCGCCACCAGTTAAAAGAGCGGGGTATACTTTCGCCATATTTTGAACCGAATTCTGTATAAACTGTGTAATAGTATAGAGTCCAATGTCATAGTAGTGATTCGTTTTTGTCATGGGTTGGTCTAGTGTCCATACTTGAATCGATGATAGAAACCCTCTTAGTTTATCAAATTCGAGCGTAGATAGATTACCATGTCGATTAAAAAAATTCACAATTTCTACATTCATATTTTTGTTGGCATTATTCAAGTGTTTTTTCAAATCATACAATACTTTGTCTACATAATCCGTCATTTTATTAGGTTCATACGTGTCTAATACATCATTTAAACAGTCTCGTAGTTTTACGTCAATCACTTTTGAATCAGTTATGTTTAACTTCTCAATAATCTCTTTGAAAATAGTGACCTGTGAAACCATGATAGGTTTGTCAATTTGAACAATATTTTTACGGCGAACTAGTGCCATAAGCTGATTCAAATGATCCAGATCATAAGGGCTTCCGTTTCTTTTCAAGAATTCTATTTTTTCTAAGAGTCGCCACTCAATATGATAATTAGCGGGTTTTTCACTACATACTAATCTGTATTCTTCTGGTATAGGAAGTGTACTATCAAAGTTACAATAATGGATGATAGCTGCATAAATATCATCTTCAATATAACCTGTTGGAATAGACGGATTTTGTATACGCGTATTTTCTTTATGGTATAACAAAACCGAATTCGTGGCCAATCTTACAATATTCCGGTCTTCTGCCATGCGTATAACATGAATAATATATTGCATAATAGAAGGATCACTCTCATTGAAATAGAGAATAGGATTCGTCAATCGCGTTTCATTACAACAACCATTTTCTATGAAAGGCACGCCGGTTGATGTTTTTAAAATCATATCTTTTGTCTTCACGATATCATTAATAGCTTCAATAATCGCATATCCAAATCTTATGATTTTACCATTCAGTGCAGCCAACAAATCATGTTGCCCACGTTTTCCGTCTCGTATCGTGGTCATCAACTCTTTAGAAAAGCCGGTTGCCATATTTGTAATTGTTTTGGTGACATCGATTGGAACTACAGGCGGTAAAAAGTTACGCCATTTCGTAATACTATGTTCATCTGGTGCTACCAAATTAGGTTGTAATAACATGAATTCGCGTTTTTTTACATACATATCAATGATATCATCGCGAACCATAATCTGTTTTTCGATGATTGTACGTAAACGACTCTCTAATGTATCGACCTTATACTTTTGTATAGATTGCCAAGGTGCGATAGAACTCTTGGTTTTGTTTAAGACACATACCATATATTTTATTCCAGTCATATCTTCAACACCACCTTGTAAAGGGTATCCGCTGAAGGATTTTACACAACCCGGAAATGTCTTTTTCGCTTGGAAAGATGGTATAGCAGTCTGTATTGCAACTAACAGTACACTGGTTGTTATGCTAATAATACCTTCGTTTCTATAATCTACATAACTCTCTTTGAACGGTTTACCTGTTTTCTTTTCGTTATCCCTCGATTTCTTAGCATAAACATCTTCCGACCATACGTTCTTTTCTATTAATTGATTTGCTGTTCTAACAACGAATTGGTCGATTCCACTGTCTACAGGAATACTAATATTCAAGCAAAGAGTGGAAAAGATATTATATATAGTACTTACGGTAGGGTCTTCGAAAACAGGCTTTTCTTTTTTTCCGATGGCTTCCATCATAACTGTACCCAAATCTTTTTCCATAATATCATGTGTAGTAATATGTCTTCCAGATTCGTCGAATCCTTCATCTGTACTGAATTCTCGCTTTCTTAAAACAAATCCGCTGAATTTATCCACAATACAATCACCGTCTTCGCTAAAAACACCGACATCAGCACAAACTTCATCCAATGTTCTCTGATAATCACTACCTAAACAGAATGCTTCTGCTAATCTGAATAAAGATGCAGGAAATAGTTTCATATTTGTATCTTTACAGTATTTCCAAGCTTCATTTTCCTCTTCTTGTTCTACGAGTGGTTCTCTACAGAACTTCTGGACGAACAAACAAATATTATATTGTTTTGATGTAAAATCGTCTTGACCTAATATCATATCGCGTAATTTTTGGTATGGTGATGTAGCCAGTTCTGTCGTATCCGCCAAACTACCTAATTCGAATGCCAAATAGTTAGCCTTGTTTCGTTGTATCTCCTTTAAATTCTGCGTTTTTGTTAGCGTTTTTAAATGATATGTGATGTTGTTTTTTAGTTTCGTTTCTAATTCATCGACACTCACTTCATATCTACGGTCAAACTCTCCTAACATTCTCTTCTTTGTGAGTTCTTTAATGCGTTGTTCAGTGTCTACTACCGATTCACACTGTTTATTTTCTTGGTTTTTTAAACAAGTGGAGCTTATGTTACAAAAGAGAGTATTGTTGTCTACGAATGTTTCTTCCGTAATAGAGTCATCTAATAACCATATATTACGTGTGCGCTTATAATATTGTATTTTTCTACGAAGCATCGCCTCTGTTTCAATCTGTTTTTTTTCTCTTGACGTTAAACCCGTTTCGTCGAAATCCTTTGGTAACTCAGGTCGTAATTCTAGCATTGCATATTCACCATCACTTACCTGTTTTTTATTAGCAATGAGAGTTCTAGCTAGAGCATTTGCCAATTCTGGCTGACAGTCGTGCTTTTTTATCAAACTCTGTTCTAAGAATTCCAAGAATAGATCCGGTGCCATTTCCTTCTTCTCTTTCTTATATTTCTCCATAATAGCATAGGGCGTATCATCCATATCTTTATCATAGTAAATTTCGTCGTTATTGTTATCTTTTTGGAGCTCTTTCATAGATGTATATTTTTTCGCCAAGAAACGTTTTGTACAATCTGTGGGTTTGATTTTTTCTATATCAGTCAGATCATCTAATTTCGGTCCAGCAAGTTCATCTATCAAGTTACTTGGCGTCATGAGTGATATAAGAATCGATGTAATAATATTTGTATAAAGCGCACCATTATCTGTCTGAAAAATTCGACTTAAAATCTCTTGTGATGACATAGTTGTATTTAAATTATCTTTCTCTAAGAAGCGATAGGTTTGAAAAAAGAGATCAGAAAACCCCATATTTTCAGTCAATAACCTCAAAATAGAGTTCGGCTTTGAACGAATATCATATTTTGTCGTTTTCAAAATCGAGAACTCATCGCTCTTCAATTTGACCAATTTTTTCAGTTCAACGATGCGTTCCTTGATAAAATAACGAATTTCTAAGTATTGTTTCCAAGTGATATCAGCTGGGTATACTGAAAATGGTTCCAAATGCTGTACGATGTCTAAAAACGAAATTTTATCCTTGATGTATTTTCTGACTAAGCGAATAAGAACACGTGTTTTCGGAATAATTGTTTCTAGGAATTTCTTGAATCTATCATTCGTATCAAACTGTTCTTGGTCAGGCATATCTTTATCGATAATAAACTCATGTATACCCGTCAAAAAATTGACACCTGTTTCTTTTTCCAATGCTTCGTAATCGAATTCTTTGGATAAATCATCTATCATATGCGGTATGATTTCTGTATTCTTCTTGAAAAGACGGTGTAATAGAAAATAGTTGTGATGAATTGTGGATTTTGCCAACATATTTGTTGTTGGTAAGTTGATAGCGGAGAACCTGACAACAGGATAAGGTAACATAACAATAGATTTCAGACACATTCGGTCATTTTCACCGACTTGTTCTCTTATATACACACTCTTACCTGTTCGCATAACATGCTCGGCTAACATAGTAGACCCCAAATTATACCTTTGAATAACGTATTGTCTTTTCACTACACCAGCCTCTGTAATAACTGTACTGTAAAAGTTCTCCAAATTATCTACAATAGAATCTATATTCGTTTTTACAGGTATGGTTGCCAAATATTCGTGTGTATCTTGAGGTTCTTCGAATGGTCGCATAAAATCTTGAATTCGATATTCACATGTAGCATAGTCATTCCGATTCGTTTTTTGTTGTAATGCTTCGATTTCTCTCAACATAACAGATAGTTTACCATCTATCGTATCTGGTGACTCTATGTTTGTAGCAACATCATACAATTTCTTACGAGTAGAAACGACAGGTACTAACCATTTCAAATTTTGGTCCATGTTTTGTATATGTTCAATAAGTGGTTTATAGAATGCTCCCGAAACCTTCATATCTATGATATTATTATTTTCATCGTATTTAGAGAAAAGAGTTCTCAATTCTTTGAATCGTTCAATAAGACGGTGTATGTTATCGAGAACCATCTTTGTACGATCACTGTTAGGAACTGTTGCTAGTAATTCGTCCATCATATCATTTACTTGTGCATCAATGCCATATCTACGTTCATTTTCGGGAATTTCTACTTGATGTGCTATCGCTTCTAGACGTTCTCCAAAAATAATAATATTTGCATCTGTATACATACTGTGCAATTTTTCACGTACATTTTCATCAGGAATTGAACCCTCCGGTATAGAAATAATAGATTCACCAGTTTCTGTGTATTCAATAGACGCGAGTGGTCTATCCGCTGCATCTTGATCGACATCGTCTTTTCCTTGTTCTTTGAGTGTAGTTAATGACTTTATAGGACCTAAAGACGTCGGTTTATCGCGAATAAGAATCGAAATAATAGGCAAGTTCTCAGGAATTCCTTTATAACCAAAGTCAATATAGATGGTTCTCAATTCTGGATAAGTGACGAGTTCAATCATATCTTCTTCTAAATTGGTGATTTGCCCAGTAATGATGACTGGTATTTCACCACCAAATTCGATATTTACCCATGTCCCTACTAGTAAATTATTTTGTCTGGCGTAACCTTTTTCGTCGCTTCGATTCAATAGATAGATTTGTTCAATGGATTCATCTGTTAAACGACCTGACCCATCTAATCGTAAAATATACCGTTTTGATGTAGAAACTGATATAATATTAATGTGTGTTTGGTCAATATAGTAGATGAGACCAGTAATTTCGTGAATTTCCGGATTATTAGGTGCAATAATTTCTATAATATCGCCCAATTCTAATGCGATACTAGAATCTTGGCCTTTTGATACTTTTTTTGAATTCGTTGGTTCTTCCAATGATGCTTCAACCAATTCTTTTTCACTTAACATTTCTGGTAATTCTTCCTCTTCACTCATTTATATTAATATAGTATAATCTTTCCCTCTAAATTATCTTGATACATTATACAAAAATTGAAATAAACAAGATAAATAGTTTATATAGTATATGTAGTAACAATGCCACCTCTCGTTTTAGTTCGAGACTTAGAATTGAATAGTATTTATGCGGATTCAAAAACGGATATTGTTATTGGAAGATTGAAGGATAAAACGATTCATTCTTATTATGGTATGCATAAAGAACCCATATTTTGTTTGGTATTTGAAAACGATGAAAATGATAAATTAACCACTATGTTTTGCGATTGGACAGATACATTTTACGCGGTTGCTGAACCAAAATAGCTAGGTTTTCCTTTCAATTGATTTATTGGTGTAAAAAAAATTGAAATGAAATTAATATCTTTTTAATATGAGCAATATGGAAAAACCGAATACTGATAGTAAAATGTCATTAAATAAAATTAATTTGAGTAAATGGATTGAAATGGGAAATACTATACCTATATGTATTAATGAAGGTTGTGAAAATAATGTAGCTATAAGACACTGGTCAGCACAAGGCGATCCATCACTTAAAACAGAATGTTCAAGATGTGCTGATGCAAGAAAGAAAAATAAAAATATTGATGGTATTACATTTCATAAAAAAAATTATTGTGAAAATAAAGATGGAATGTTAGGGTTTATTTGTCCTATGGATAAAGAGCGTTATAACGAATTTCCAAGTGATATATACCACATGGATCATTTAGACGGAAACCATCACAACAATTTAACAAATAATTTAATAACATTTTGTGCTATTTGTCATACTCGTAAAGGTAAAGAAAGTGGCGACTTTAATGCCTTTAAATCATCAAGCCGCATTCATAAAGTTTAAGCCATATATTAAATCTACTAACTTATCTTTTGAATAACATTTATATTTTGAATCATTATTTACTAATTGATAAAGATGTTTTTTGTTGAATTTATTTATTTTTTTTTTAATTTGTTCTTCATTTAAATTAATGTATTCATCTTTATTAATTGATATAGAAGTTTGTTTGGTACATTGTTTTGTTACAGTTTTAATTCTATTTTCAAATATGTTTATATAATCCTTATGTATTTCAAATCCTATACTTTTTCTATTTAATTTAAATGCAGATATTATAGTTGTTCCTGAACCAACGAAAGGATCTAATACCATATCTCCACAAAAGGAATAATATTTTATTAAATTATCAACCAACAATTCTGGATATGGTGCCGGATGTTTAGATTTTGTTTCTGGGTTTATTTTCCATACATTAGTTCTTTCATATCCGTCATCAACTTTACTATTTACTGATGTAATAGCATCATAACCTCTCACTATTTTATCTATTAGGAATGGTGATGGTTTTTGAAATATAAATATATATTCATTAATAATATTTGGTTTATATGCTACAGGTTGTCTATGTTGGAAAAATCCACCATTTCTATTTTTTGCTGCACCTTCTGGTTTTACCCAAATTATATCTTCAATAAATTTCCAACCAATTTCTTCCATCAAAGGAACAAAATGAAATGCTAAAGGTATTCTACTGCTTTCACTATTACGATTTTCTCGTTGGATTAATATATTACTTAAATTTACACAACACATTCTACCATCCTCTGTAATTTCATATATTAACGAAAATACATTTTTTAGTGTATTTAAATATTCTTTGTAATCGGTATAAGTTACATAATCCTTAATATTGTAATATGGAGGAGATGTAATTGTCAAATGAACTTTTTTATTCTCATTTTTCATATCCGTTAACCCTTTTATACAACAAGAATTAACAATAGTATAATCAGGTGTTGTAATTTTATATGTAGTTGATGATTCAATTTTACCCTTATTATCATCAAATTTAACTATAGTATTATCAATTTTAGCTTTAGTTTCATTATCATTAAGATTATATGTTATTTTATTCATCTTTTCAGTAACCACTTTTTCGATTATTTCTTTAATTTTGACTTCATTAACACATGGATTTTTTTTATTTATATGTTTGGTATAATGACCTTTTTGGGTGAATTCTTTACCGCATTGTTCGCAACTATATTTAACCATTTTTAGTTATTATACTATATAATTATATATTATTTTTTTAAATCAATTTTTTAATTTAACACAAAATAACTATTTTTAGTTAATCGACTAAAGTGTAATATTATGTAAATCTCTCTATACAATGATAAAAATAGCATAAAGAGGTTTATACAATATTATAAACAAAAGTGTTACTATGTATTCTATATTTGAAACAAACCAAATTTGTAATTATACAATCAATCCGAGTATACATTATATCAACCCGAAAATAAAACACAAGGTTTATGCTACAAAAACAATGCTTTACTCTATTTATAACTACGATAAGGGATTTATATGTTTCGACGACACAGAATCTAGTAAATATCGATCTGTCATTTGTTCGTATCCAGATAAAGAAATACTATGCTTTTCACCTACAAAATCTGTTTCTTATACCAATTTTAATGGAAATGAAAATGGAGGTTACCAAGAAAAACCGTCAACAACTGTAACCGATATTGTAGAAGGTATCATGGTGAATCTTTTTTTTGATAGTCGAATTGACTCTTGGGAAATTGCTACGAAATCGGCAATAGGCGGAAAATATGGGCAAATGTATAATGATAGAAAAGCGACTATTTATGATATGTTTATACAAGCCTTAGCCGGAAACATAGAGCAATCGCTAAATGAAAATCCGATTATTTCCATGTTACCAAAATGGTGTTCTTATTCATTTGTTATGAATATTACACAGGAGCCACATCTAACACTAGTTGCAGTATATAACATACAAAAGAAAAATGTCTTACTAGTTCCATCTACTATTTATAAGAAGTGGAGAGTGTTTGAAGATATTGATGGGTTGGTTTCATTTCCAAAAGAGTACGATAAAATAGATTTAAAACAGACCGAAGTTGGATTTATGGTACAAGATTACGAGAGTGGCCAACGTGCCAAAATATTATTACCCGAATATTTGACCGCAAAAAGAATGAATAAGATAAAACCAGCGACTCAATACCAATATTTGTGTTTACGTAGAGTAAACAAAGTTTATGGATATCTTACTTATTTTCCGAAACAAAGAACCGATTTTTTTCTGATAGAAGAACAATATGATAATTATGTTAACAAAGTGCACCATTACTATATGGAACATTTTGTTAAAAAGAAGTTGGTATGGCAAGACATACCTGTAAAGTATAGAGATCCCGTTTACAAAATACATCATGAAATTTATATTAAGGGACTCTCGCAGAAGAATCCAGTAGTGATAACGAAATCTGTGGTAAAAGACTTTTTCATCAAAAAAGACCCTAATGAGATGGCATATAGATTATCAAAATGAAAACTATAGATTCATATAGGTCATAGATAATTTACTCAAATTCTGAATATATTTTGTAGAGTGTGCCTTATTTTCATCACTCATTTCCTTAATAGGTTGTCGAATCTTATCAATCGTTTTCATAATATCGTCAGCATTATTTAAATTCGCCAAATCTCTTCCGTAATCTTTTTCAAAAAAGAACGTAATATCACCGTTTTCAATGACTTCTTTGTATTGCATATAAACGAATTTATACCATACTTTTAGAATAATTGTTGGATTTGCACGTTTAATCGTTTCAAATGATGTTTTGGCTACACAAATCTCATGATTGTCCTGTGTAATACTAATAATATCGTTTAGAAAATCGAAAAAGTGCGTATTAAATGCACGTAGAATAGTAGATTTATCGGCCATTTAGTATAAATAAAAGGACTATTTTTATATTGTTTTTACACCCTTGAACAATTATTAGTATTGGAAAACATTAAGGCCTATCGGTCGATAAAAGTATTTATCGACTGATAACATATAGAGAAATCCACATTTTTGTAGGCAAATGGCTACAAAAACATGGATAGCCCTTAAATACTTTGACCAAATGCTGGTTGTTTAGGAACAATCTGTCCGATTTCATCCATTCGCTGTTGTTGTAACGTATCAATGGTAACATTATTAGATAATTTATCAGGTCGATACGTATCGGCCGGAGTATCTATAAATTGTATATCATCAGCAGCAGAAACATAGTTATACATTTGTCGGTTTCCACCCTTACCTTTAGCACTTAGTTCCTCTGGCGTCATATTATATGACGTATATTGTTCCGACATTATATTCGAACCACCTGATCCCGAATAATGAATTGCATATCCCATTGGTTCTCCATTAAATCTGGTTGCCTTTTCCGTGTTTTCTTTCAATTGAGGATGTAAATGTTGCATAATTTCATCACCTAATAACACGCGGTATTTCTGATTAATAAGTAGCATTGCAGGAACACTATGCACGTTTGGTGGCATAATCACTTTGCTACCATTTTCCAATAAAACATACGTTTGGTTTGTTTTCTTATCGTGTGTACGTTTGTCAATACAAATAAAACTGATTTTATTTGTCAAATTCGTTTTTGCTAAAGTTTGTACCAATTTCTGAGAATGCTTACAATAATTACTATAATATAAAATATCCATCAGGGGTTTATATTATATTGGTGAAAGGATTTTTTATAAAAAGAACGTAAACTTGGTCGTAAACTTGGTCGTAAACTTGGTCGTATAATTAGGCTTTTGAAACACACATCGAATATAATAGGCGGTTCTGGAAATAGAATGCGAATAGTGTCAATGCACCTAATAGTGCATACATAAAGTCGAATTTCTTGGTAAACATGGCGTCATAGACAGACTTTACTAAGAATATTGCTAATTTAATGAAGATGATGACCATAATGATATAAAACCATATGCAGTATTCGGGGCTCAAAGGACCAAAAAAATAGTCAAGTGTACTAGACATATATTCTATAATAAGAAATTTTTTCTAAATCACATAAACATTAAATATATGATTCTGTATATAGAATGGATAATTCAACGATATGGAAGATTATTGATAAATATTTCGAAGATAATCCACAAGCTTTAGTAAGACATCATATAGAATCCTATAACGATTTCTTCAAAAATGGTATTTATCAATTATTCAAAGACAAAAATCCAGTGACGATACAACGATTATATGATAAAGACATTGATGATTATCGCACTAAATGTATTATGTATTTCGGTGGAAAGGACGGTTCTAAAATATATTTCGGTAAACCCATTATATACGATGATAACAATACACATTATATGTATCCAAATGAAGCCCGTTTACGTAACATGACATATGGCATGACAATTCACTATGATGTAGAGATAGAATTTATTGATATATTAGAAAAAGGTGAGTTACCTTATTTAGTTGAACAAGAAGGCGAAATTGAAGGTGGCGGAAATGAATCTGATGACGAAACCCCATTCGACGAAAATTTCAAGAACTTTAAAACAAACACAAGAGAAGATATTAAGAGAAAAGAATCAGAATCAAAGAGAATACATGGTGGAGATAGTGATGAAGAAAAACAAGAAGAAATCGTTGGTTCACAAGCTACTGTAGGCGGTGACCCCAAAACTGCCGAAAAAAAACAACGTGGACGTAGAAAGAAAATACCTGCAGAATTAACTACTGCTCAAACCGCTCTTTTACGTGAAGTTACTGAGCAGTCTATGATTGCACCCAACACACAAAAACGTACGCGTATAATCGAAAAAGTATTTTTAGGGAAGTTCCCGATTATGGTACAGTCCGATTTTTGTATTTTACATGGATTACCGAAAGAGGTCCGACATACAATGGGTGAATGTTATAATGATGTAGGAGGTTATTTTATTATCGATGGAAAGGAAAAAACCGTGATTTCACAAGAAAAGTTCGGTGATAATATGTTATATATCAAAGAATCCACCGATGAAACCTATTTATATTCAGCAGAAATAAGATCTGTTTCTGAAAATGTAGCAAAACCCATTCGAATTCTCTCGGTTAAAATAGTCGCACCCACGTCAAAATATACGTTTAAAAACATCGTCGTAAATATTCCCAATGTACGAAAACCAGTCCCGCTATTCATTGTATTTCGCGCACTCGGTATCATTAGTGATAAACAAATCATCACCATGTGCCTACTAGATCTAGATAAGTATGAAAATATGATAGATCTATTTGAACCCTCTGTACATGACGCGGGTGGAATTCTTACACAGCAAAATGCCCTAAAATATATTGCGACATTGACAAAGGGCAAGACCACATCACATACACTAGAGATATTAGCAGACTATTTTTTTCCACACATTGGAGAACTTAACTTTACCCAAAAAGCGTATTATTTGGGTTATGTTGTATTTCGCCTATTGAATGTATATAGTGGTGTAGAACCGCCTACAGACCGTGATAATTTCAAGTTCAAACGTGTAGAGTTAATTGGTTCTCTATTGACTGATTTGTTTCGAGAATATTATACCATTCAACAGCGTCTAATACACTTGACGTTAGAAGAACAAATTACATACAATAAAGGATTATATGAAGATAATCTCTATAATTTAATTGATCAAAATTACAAACTTGCATTTGCTGAGCGTTCAGTCGAAATGGGGTTTAAGAAGGCATTCAAAGGAAATTGGGGCGCACAACCACATACGAAACGTGTAGGTATTGTGCAAGATTTGAACCGATTATCACATAATGCTATGATGAGTCATCTTCGAAAAATCAATTTGCCATTGGATGCAAGTGTAAAGTTAGTAGGTCCGCGTGCGCTTCATAGCACACAATGGGGTTTATTTGATCCTATTGATACACCGGATGGTGGTAACATTGGCATCCATAAACATCTATCCATTTCAGCTTATGTAACACAGGGAACTTCCAGAGAACCTATGATAAAATGGTTGCGCGAAAAACTAAACATGAAATTGGTAGAAGAATGTAGTCCTATTATTTTATCGCGTATGACCAAAGTAATCGTAAACGGCTTATGGGCAGGTGTTCTCGATGACCCAATCAGATCTTGTGATAAAATACGTTTATTCAGACGTAATGCATTGATTCCGATATATACAAGTGTTACCTTTGATACAAAACAAAATACAATTTATATTTATACAGATGCTGGGCGTGTTTGTCGTCCACTCTTCTACCGTGATACAGAAACTGGCCGCATGTCATACGAATCAGATATAATTCGAACGTTTTTAGCGGAAGACGATTTCACATGGTCAAAGCTGATTAGCGGTTTCAATGATAAGAAAATCGAAGGATTCCATCCAAATCAATATAAAATGTACGAACTTTCTGAATTATATGGTGGTATCACTGAGAATGCGGAACCTGCAACATTGGCGAAATTCTTGGAATACAAAGCTATCATTGATTATGTAGATACAAATGAAACTGAAAATGCATTGATAGCTTTAAATCCAGAAGACCTAGATAAGAATATATTAAAAAAGCCAACACATATGGAGATACACGAGTCCTTTATTTTCGGTATGATGTGTAATTTAATCAATTTCCCCGAAAACAATCCTGCCACACGTAACTCCTTTTCATGTGGTCAAAGCAAACAGGCATGTTCTCTTTATCATACAAATCACCAAGTTAGAATGGACAAGACCGCAGTAGTTCTCGTATCAGGACAAAATCCACTTGTAAAAACGCGTTATTTAGAACATATTAATCACGAATCGAATCCATATGGAGAAAACGCCATTGTGGCTATTATGTGTTATACTGGATATAATGTAGAAGACGCGGTTCTCATTAACGAAGGTGCATTAAAGCGTGGTTTATTCCGAACTACTTATTATACAACCTATGAAGCACATGAAGAGAAAGATAAATCGGGTGATGTAACAGTCGAAAAAGTATTCACCAATGTCGAGAATGAAGCAAATGTGGTTGGATTAAAGCCTGGACATGATTACAGTAAATTAGACAAATATGGTATTATTAAAGAAGGTACAGAAGTCGACGATAAAACGATTTTAATAGGCCTCTCTGCAAGTACGTCATCGAATCGTGACCAAAAATTAGATATGTCGAAAACAACGAAGAAAGGACAGCTGGGGATAGTAGATAAAACCTTTATTACTGAAGGTGAAGAAGGAAAACGAATTGCAAAAGTACGTATTCGTGAAGAACGAATACCTAACATTGGTGATAAAATGGCTTCGCGCGCAGGACAAAAAGGCACTGTGGGTTTAGTTATTCCTGAGCAGGATATGCCTTTCACGAAAGATGGAATTCGTCCAGATATTATTGTGAATCCACATGCCCTACCTACACGTATGACGATTGGTCATTTAGTTGAATGTATCGTCGGTAAGGCAGCAGCTTGTTATGGTGGATATGCAGATAGCACAGCTTTTAATAACAAAGGTTCTAAAGTAAAAGTATTTGGTGAAATATTATCGAACGTAGGCTACCATTCGAGCGGAAACGAAATTTTATACAATGGAATGACCGGACAACAAATAGAAGCCGAAATATTTATGGGTCCAAACTATTATATGCGACTCAAACACATGGTAAAGGATAAAATCAACTACCGTTCATTAGGACCACGTACAGCATTAACAAAACAACCTGTTGGTGGTAGAGCAAACGATGGTGGGTTACGTATTGGCGAAATGGAACGTGATGCGGTTATATCACATGGTTTAACCGATTTTTTACGAGAATCTATGATGGAACGTGGTGATAAGTATCAAATGGCAGTTTGTAATACAACCGGTCTACTAGCTATTTATAATTCATCAAAAAACCTATTTATGAGTCCAATGGCTGATGGCCCATTAAAATTCACTGCTTCTTTAGATGGAAAACATATGAACATTGATAATCTAAGTCGTTTTGGACGTAACTTTAGTATTGTTGATGTTCCTTATTCATTAAAGCTATTAATACATGAATTGCAAACAATCAACGTTCAGTTAAGGATTATTACCGAAGATAATATACAACAATTAGAGAACATGTCTTATTCTAGAAATATAGAAACACTTTTGTTTGATAAAGACGCGACACCTGCAACGATTACTGCGATGATCAAGAATGAATTAATGAAGGGATTGGCAAAAGAGGATGTTTATAAAACACCTCAAAATATACTAACTCCATACCAAACCCCTGAATATGAACCAGGTAGTCCTGCCTATGTTCCATCTGAAGGAGAACTTGGTGAATCGAATGGTTCTTCACCCGCATATAATCCAGGAACACCGACTCAGTTTGTACCGATGACCCCAGATGGAACACCACCTCAGTTTTTATCGAAGACAGAAGAGTTTGTTCCAACAACACCTAGTATGACACCACCACCATCGAAGTCGCCAACATTGAATGACTTGTCAGATCAAGCCCTTTTATATAGAACAGATGACCTAGTTCACTATAGAGGTGACGTTTTACCACAACGTTTATGGAAGATTACTAATGTTGGCGACCGTGTTCTAACGATCGAAGCTACATCGGATGAGGGGTTAGAACCAGGAGATAGAACCAAAATTGTAACCTCTATTGATATTTACAAACCAGATGACTTCGCGTATACATCCCCCTTTGCTGAATCATTACCTGGCCAAATCGGTCAATATAATACTTTAGATCAAACCAACTACCCAGTAAATCCACAATTACAACCAATGATGGGAGGAGATGCATTTGGACAAATACCTGCACCATTTACCGGACAAGTTCCCGCAATAAATATTAAAGTTGTAGGAGGTAATGATTTTTCTAGAGGGGGGCAAACAGATAATACAGAGGATGTGATTCAAACAGAGACTTCAAACGGTGAAACCGAAGTAGGTAAGGGAGGTGGAAATACGAAATCTTCCGATAACGGTAAGATAGATTTTAGCACATTAAAAATCGTCAAACAACAATAAATAATGGCTATCTAGTAATATTATGTTTATCAAGCATAATATTACTATTACGAAACAGGAGAACAAGGGTCAGCTTCATCCATAACAACATGTCTATCTTGTACATCATACTTCATAACATATTTAGTGTTCGGTTTTATTATAGATGGAATAATAGTAATCTTTGTTTTCGTTGCATATAATGAATGTTTGTAATAAGTAATATTTTTACAGTCTTTCATATTCAGATTATCGGTCAAATTCTTGTACTCATATACTTTCGTATTATTTACGCATCTACACAAGCTATATTGTAGCTGTTCCAATATTTCTTCACATACAGGTTGTATATTCGATGATGCCATTTAATATAGCTACTCATAAAGTACCTTTATATTATTTTTACTTAGAAAAATTGAATTGAATCCATCACTAAAACATATAAAAGTATCGACTCTATTTATAGAAATGTCTAATTCAATTGATAGAATTACCTTCCTCTATAATGCTAGAAAAACATTGATGAATCAACTTGATTTACTATCATATGATACTACACCTTATGCAGAGTTTGATTCAAACGAGATTGATGCAATGTATGCAAAGAATCAGCTGGATATGTTGTTAACGCATAAAACAAACGAGAAAAAGATATATATCAAGTTTTACTTATCTGCCAAACAAATCAGACCTGCCAATTTAGACGATATTATAGAAGATTTATATTCTATTGATAACGTTCTCACGAAAGATGATACACTTATCATTATTACCGACGATGAACCAAATGATACTATTATTTCAAAATTAAAGTACTTGTTCGATCATGATGGAATTTTCGTGATTATACACAATATTCGACGTCTGCAATACAATATTTTAGAACGAAATGATGTCCCTGAACACATTATTTTAAATGATCAAGAAATCGAAGAAATGAAAAAAACATACAATATTACACATTTAATGCAATTGCCAGAAATCTCTAGATTCGACCCATGTGCACTTGTCATATGTATGCGTCCTGGACAAGTTTGCCTTATTAAGAGGTCAAGCGCAACTGCTATGTTTTATAACTATTACAGAATTTGTGTATAAAAAAAATCATAATATACTATATTAGAATGTCATCGAGTCAATATACAATTGGTTACAGTCCTAATGATTTTTTTTATGTAAATGCGCAAAATAATAATATGATGCCAACAGAGGATCAATGTAATAGTTTACAAATTAATGATCCTACATGGACAACAAAATGTAATGGTGATAATTTTATGGATAATAGCCTGAATTGTGTAAACCAAGCACTTTGTCAAAACAAAGCGAATGCTGTCAATTTACAATCCGTAAGAAATAAAAACGATGGTGCGGATAGTAAATTTTTGGACTCAACCTCTGTATTTAACAAAACAATACTGAATACTATAAATCTCAGTATAGGTATTTTACTAGTTGGATATCTTATTTATAAAAATCGTGTACTTGTTACATAAACATTTTCTTAACATATAATAAATAACAATGTCAATAGTAATTGAAGGATTTAATACACCAATAAACGACAAGTCAGCACTTTTAGCGTATATGATAGATTTTAATACAAAATACAATAAATACATTAGCTGTAATAAATCGCCTACAACTACTTCTTGTAGTAGCATCGATTCTTCATTAAATACCATAATTACAGCGTATCAAAAAATAGCAGCTTTTGGGTCAAATATGCCAAATGTACCAAATACTGATTACGACGAATCTTTAAGGGTGAATTTAGAGCAATATGATGAGATACAACGTTTAAGACCTGAATTAGACGCAAAGATGGAAAAGTTATATGATATCGACCATTCAATATTATCCGAAGACAAAAATCGTTATGATATTACAATTTATAGTGGAATTATATGGACAATTTTAGCAACAAGTATAGTTTATTTTACGTTTACCAAATTATAATCGCGATAATATAATCCCGATAATATAATTTTACGATAATATACATGATAAATATATTATCATAATATAAATAAGAGTAATGTCAAATATTCAAATAGTACCCTTACCAAACAATTTGAAATTATCTAGTTCTACAACTAACATATCAGGAGTTAGTAATTTAGATGTAAAAAAAAATGTGATTCCGAACTATACACCCAATGGTAATTATATCGTAACGTCTTCCTCTATAGTGTCATTAAAACAAACGAACTCTATGCCATATAATATATTTAATAATAGTAATCCAGGTATTTGGCAAAGCGATATTAGCGGTGGAGGTGCAAAAAATGGTGGGGATTCAAGTAAAGCCATTTTATACAGTTATCCGGCTTATACTCAAAATGCATATTTTTCATCTGATAAAACGACTGGTGATACTACCAATTTAACTGCTACTTATCAAGGTGGTGGAGATCCGAATAATACTTGGTCAACTAGTGTTGGTTCAAGTCAATCAGATTTACCAGGTGAATGGGTACAGATTCAATTGCCATATAAAATCTATTTATCTAAGTATCAATTGGTAACACCAACTAGCGTTAAAAATGGTGATAAAACGGTTACATCCACCTTTCCCATCAAATTTACGGTAGTAGGTTCAAATGATGGAGAGACATGGGACTATGTAGATCAACAGAATGTCTCAACTACTTCTCAATCAGTAAGTAATACTTACACTGTGACTAGCAAGAGTCCTTACAGTTATTTTCGATTGGTTGTTAGTGAAATGAATTATGCAATGTCAAGCGTTTCCATAGTAAATTGGTTTTTAACAGGAAATATGCAATTGACTACAACCAAGTCGGGGTTTATGACTCTCAGTCGTGCAATGGAAATCTCTGATATTAACTATGGGAATATGAACTATATGTCGAATCCAAATATTAATTCATTATTACCTTATAATAATTTCAAAGAAGGTTTCGATAGTCATGGATATGTTGTACCACCAGCACAGCCAGATGATCTTCCTGTATTTAATTATCAACCTGGTCTCACATTCACTATTTATAAAGGATATCATAATGATAATACTAACTATGCGAATACAGCAAAGGTTTCATCTTTACAACCAAATAGTAATGTTACTGGAGAAATAAGTAGTATAGGCACTGGAACAAACAATGCAATTATCGTTTCGCAAGTTAATAATAATTATACAATACAATGGACAGGTTTCTTTTACACCGGTAATACAAAAAAGGGGTATTGGAAATTCTACACGGAATCTGATGACGGTAGTTTTTTATGGGTAAATGATACACTTGTAGTGAACAATGGAGGCAAGCATTCATTGAAAAAGAAAAATGGGACAATAGAATTAGATAGTACTACTTTTTATCCAATAAAAATATTATTTGGAAATTCAGGTGGTGGTCATAATATGATAGTTTCTTTTAGCCCATCTGGTCAAAATGTACCAATAACTGATGGAACCAACTATTATTTTTCTTTACCATCAACGAATCCATTACCCGCATTAAAACCTATAGTACAAGGTATACAAAATAATCAAATCATACCATTACAGCAAATTTCAGACGATTATAATAACACATACAATAGTATGCTACAAAATTCTACTAGATTAAATAATGATATTAGTAAAATTACAAATAGTCAAGGTTCGGGTATACGAGATCAACTTATGAAAAATGGACAATATGACTTTAGTGGTTCCTCATTTAACTATGATAATAATATAGTTACGATTGGAGATGTAAGAGTGCAAGATACCAAATCATTGGCTGAACAAGAAACTGCTCTCTACATGTTAGGAACACTAGCATCAGTCACTTTATTAATAGCAGCAATTTATATAGCTATGGATTGATAAACAAAATATAATATCTATTTAAAATATATATTAATGTCAACAGATTCAACAGGTGTACTTACGGCACAGAACAGTTATTTATCAAGTATACAGAATTACTCGAATTCTCCCAGTCTAACAAACAATGTAAATGCACTTCAGGCCGAACTCCAAAACATTTATTCAAATTATGGCCAAGTAAATCAATATAGTGCTCAAGTATTGACGAATCAACAGCAGATGAGCGATATTATAAATGCTGAATCAATTAGATTACAAGAGAAAAAAACGAATATTGATAGTGCAATAGCGACAAGAGAAAGAGTCGCCGAATTGAACGAAAGCTATAGATTAAGATATATTGAATACACAAAAATGACAGCTGTTTTTGTATTAGCTTTAGTATTATTTGGGATTCTCCAATTCTTATCTAAAACGTTTCCTATTATACCATCACTAGTAATAGATTTATGTTATGTAGCATTATTCTGCGGAACATGCATTATATTGTATCTAATCTATTTGAATATACAGAGTAGAGATAATCTATATTTTGATAAATTGAGAACAAACCCTCCTAGCTCAACCAATTTATCTGGAATTCCACAAAGTATGACAGATTCTTCTGGTAATTTATTTGGTTCTATGAATTTAGGAGCATGTATAGGAAAAGATTGTTGCAGTCCCGGCACACAATGGGACATTAGTAATTCATATTGTGTTCCTCTCATTACCGCTGGAACAAGCAAGACGATAAGTGGATTTTCAACATTATCAACATGTTATTACATAGGAGGAGGTCCTAATGCTAATTCACCTAGTGAGATTACTGAATATACAAAAATATAATATCGAAATACTATATTTATACTATAATTATCTTATTATAGTATAAATAGCATGGTACAGTATATAGGGATACCTAGATATCATGATAGATATCCAGAGATAAATCGATTACAAAATGAAATAAATCAATTAAACCAGCAGATCAATAGTTATAAAAGTGTAATGGCTGCGGTTCAATCGTTTGATGATGGTGTTAGAAGAGATATTGCTACTGATAATGCTACTATTGCCGATTTGACTACAAAAATTGCAACATTGACAATTACGAGAGACAATTTGATTGCACAACTAACACAGCTGCAATATGAACTCGAAATGAGAAAAGAATCTGTAGCTATAGATCAAACATATATCAATTCTGAGATAGATCAATTAAATGATATAAACCGGTCTACAGTAAACACTCAAAAGGATGACCCTAAGTTCACGAAAAGTGTATTTAATAATATAAAATCAGAGAATAATGTTATAAAAAAATATTATAGTGATTCGGTAGACGATTATCAAACTGGGTTACAGAAAGATTATTATCAAACAGAACTTATGAATACGGTGAGTCGAATGAATCTATATATGTTCATTTTCTACTATATTTTAGTATTTATACTCATACTAGTTTTTTACTTTATACAGAAAACTATGCCATTACGAATGAAGCTAATATGGATTAGTGTGTTAGTAGTTTATCCGTTTCTTGTTATGTATATCGAAGATATAGTAAGTTATCTTATTATCCTTTTTTTACAGTTATTTCAGACAAAGGTACCATCATAATTGAATGTAAAATATTATTTTATAATCTATGTATAATATAATATAATGGGCGGTAGTTCAAGTAGAAATAGAAGACCTCCTCCACCGCCTCCTCCTGTCTACTATTACTATGATGTTGATGTTCCTGGTAACGCAAATAAGATAATTTATGATAAAAATAACACTATTTCGAATCAAAAAAATGTACAATTACCGAATGCAGTAAGTCAATTAAATAGTACAATTAATACTACTGTAGCAGACTACAAAACAAAAATAGGTTTAGATAATCAAGTTACAAAATATACTGCTGCGCGAGATAAATTAAACCAGAAAATTAGTAGTTTAACTGATGATTTTACGGATACTAATTCTAAAATCGTTGTTCGTGATGCTATTCTAGAAACAGACAATGCAATAATAGATGCAAATACAAATGCTATTTCCGATTCAACGAACTATTTAAATAATGCAGTTATTGAATCGAGTTTTCTAAAAGAAAAGTATTATGCAACTGTATCGAAACAAAATAATTTATTATCACAAACACTGTCTGATACATTATCGGGTTTTACTACAAACGACAAAAAATCGGCAAATAAAGATGATCATGAAATCATTTATGCTACTATAAACTGGTATCTATTCATCATCTATTATGTATTTTTAGTATGGTTACTTTATTTATACGGATATGTGCAAGTAAATATGCATCGATATAAAAAAATTGCTATTATTATCGCGTTGATATTATACCCCTTTTATAGTGAATATTTGGTCGAATTTTTATATTATGTTTACAGAGTCATTATTTCATTTATGTATTCTATACCTTATGTACCATTACGACAGTAATGGTTTTCACGTACAATCTTGTTCATTTGGATAGGAAATATCTTGTTTTTCTATTGTGCCATCATCTTCGGAACGATCTACGAATAGCTTGACGTTTTTCCATACATTTGCAACTTGTTTTCCATAGTGATTATCCATATACTCATGTATCTCTTTAATCGCAGGCATTTTACTATTATTGATATTCTCTGAAAACCACAGTTTGAATGCATGATTTAGTTCTGACTTCTTGATTTGTTTGCCCGATTCACGGACAACCATATCCTTCACAAACTTAGAAATGGAGTCTTGTTCGTTTCTGTACTCATCACTGCGTTCTGTTACAATACTGCAGTCTTCGACGATTCCATCGGTCTCACATGCTCGTTTCACTAACATAGCCATGAAAACCTCCTTCCAAACTGGAAATTTCTCGTCAATGAAAGGATCAATTGGAAATTGGTATGGTCTCAATGGGTCATCATTGACAGGATTCTCTGTGAAGAGTGACTTGAATGGAACCGCGCGAATACGACGCCAAGTACCATGATCCATACTGTTGACCTCTAATAGATTATTACATGTAACTACCAACTTGAATTGTGGTGTAAATGTAACAGGGTCTGGCATATAAAGCGCACGACCTGTAATAGGGTCTTTACCAGTCAATTGTTTCATAATACCCTCGTTCATTCTATCGCCTTTCTTTGGCTCTTGCATCACTGCATAACGCTTCCCCTTCAATTGCACTATTTCTGGCGCGACACCGCCGATTTTTACGCGTTCAGCAGTTACCATCGTCAATGGAACATCGCCTTTGTATTCACCCAATATTTCAGTCATAAGTTGCACAAGAACTGATTTGCCGTTACGCCCAATTCCGACGTACATATTGAATGTTTGGTTAGCAGTTGTTCCTAATAGTGTAGATGCCAGATGATCCCACATATAATTACATAGCTCTGGTTCTGGGAATAGTTGATTCATAAACATTTTGATTTCGTCCATGATTGGCTGGTGAATGAATGGGTCGAGTTGAATATAATCGATATTTGTACACATAGAAACATAATCTTCTGGACGACCATTTCGAAACACCTTCTCTTTGAAATCATATACACCATTGTTGAAGCATAATAAGTAAGGATTTGTGTCAAGTTTCGATAAGAACTCGGAATCATAGAACAACTCCTTCGCCTCTGTCATAATGTTTTTCTTGTCGTTTGTTCTAGAAAGGCGCAGTACAATGCTAAGAATTCTCTGTGCTCTAGAGTTACGTGGTTTTTTATCGGGCGATTCCTCTTGGTCCATCGAGTTCAACTGCTCCGTAGAATTGGTATCATTTGTTGTGGTGATCATTAAATCAATCGATTTTTGGTTATACATATCACGTAATTGTTCCGAGATTGCCCTACGTAATGTTGTTCCTGAATCGATCTCCTTCCATCGGTTATTCTTGTATTGATACCAAATATTTGATTTTACACTTACACAAACAAAGTTGTCTTTGTACATTTGATATAGAACATTCGCCAGATCCCAGTCTCCACAACCCGACTTATCGTCATTTTTCGATGATGGATTCGTAGCATTGATTGTTTGTTCGATATAGTAATCCAATGTATTTTTATAAATACGATCATATTCTTCCTTTGCGTCTTGTTTAGCCCAATAAATAATAGAACGTTTTGATAGTCCGTCTTTTCGTATATCGAATTTACGCCATTGTTCACATAGATCCGGTATTTGTGAGAATTGGAATGTAGGTGATCTAGAGCTGAACTTTAACCATACGATCAATAGTTTATTACTGACATTCTTTAGTGCCCACCCAACACGAATCCACTTATCATAAGACTGGGCGCCATAATACTGTATAGGTAGACTCATGGTATATTCATATACTGTTTTTAGCTCATGTTCCGTTTGTTGTATATTATCGATCCAATTATTAAGAACAAGGTTTAGTTCTTCTTCATTTCGGATTTTATGAACATCGGTAACCATTGTTTCGTTTACAAGCAGGCCTGCATTCGGCCTAGCTACTTGGTTCGTAGATTGTCCTCCAAGACGATGAACCCTCTTATATTCCTCATATTCCGCAATGAAAGCGCTCTTCATGAATGGTGCTGGATGATCTTTATAACGAACTGATAAGATTGGCATGTTTTTTGATACGTCAAATTCGGATAATGGAATTTCAGGACGCATAAACTCGCCATCCGATTCATCATAACTAACTTCGTAAATATATTTCAATTTATATGCAACATGGTTTGGTTTTCTGGAACCGTATAGTTGCCAATTTGTTTTGCCTGTGCTGATACCCGCATCGAATACATCTGACCAACTATTCTTGATTGGCAAATCTTCCCATGCCTCTGCTACTTTTGGTAAAATTTTCTCTCTTAGAATACACTGCGTAATATGGTCAGCCTTCAAACATATCATCATATGAATACCGTCTTTTGTAATTTTTTTATCTGCTAGACGATTCACTGAGGGTTTTTCGAATACTAGAACTTTGAATTCGACGTTTTCATCCAATTGATACATTTTTTTGATTTCTGCTAAATAAATATCGATTAGGTCTTCGACATGTTCTTTTGTATATTGTCGTTCTTCTACGTCATAATCGTGTCGAAAATCGACGTCGACTAGAATAACTCCTCCGCCATCTAACTGCTTTTCCGTCAAATACTCTTTTTTATTTTTGGCTATGACATCACGATAATATAATGATAGGAATATATCATACTCATTATCTGGAATAGTGTATTTACCGCCATAAATATTTGCATCAGCGTCGCCTATTCTAGTATTTGTAATATTTTTAGTTTCAGGTTGACCTGATTTTGCTTTAGTTATCATATGCTTTTGTAAGAAATCATCAAAATCACGATATTTTATGGAACTATTTTGCTCCACCATCTTGGATATATACCTTTGATATTTTTATTAGGTTTCTATAATCCTTTTTTTGATTTCAATTTTTTAGGAGAAATATGTTGCATATGTAAAGCTATTTACACCGATGAACTAGAAACCAAAAAAATTGAATCCAATAATACAAACTATATAAAAAGTATCAATCTATTATATATTAATAAGTTAACAAAATGAAGTTCTGTAGCCAATGCGATAATATGTATTATATTGGGATTAGTATCGAAGATTCCAATAAATTAAACTATTATTGTCGTAACTGTAAACACAAAGACGAGACTATCGCTGAAGAAGGAATCTGTGTATTGAATACTGAATTACGTGTAGGAGAACAAAAGTTTAACCATATTATTAATCAGTACACGAAATTAGACCCTACCTTACCTAGAATTTATAACGTAAAATGTCCAAATATGGAATGTAAGACGAATCATGGTAAAAATGCAGATGGTAGTGATAGCAAATCAGAACCAAACGAGGTCATCTATATTCGATATGATGACGATAATTTGAAATATTTATATATTTGCGTAGAGTGTGATACTACGTGGAAAACGAACGAATAATTCGACCATAACCTGATGATAGTGTAAATATTTGAATTTTTTATGAATGAAAAAATTGAAATCATAATCATTATGTTTAATCATTTAAAAAAATAGCTACTTTATTATATATTAAATATGAGCCAAGAAAACGAAGATAAATACGATTCATCTGACGACGAGTCTATTATTCAAGATGATGATGAAGATGATGAAGAATCTTATAAACCTCCTATTAAGATCGAAAAAACAGTCAATAATATTGAACTCGAGTTAGATGATATTGATGCAGAATTAGATAGTAAAAGTGGAAATGAAGACGACGATGAAGATGATGATGATGAAGACGACGATGAAGACGATGATGATGATGAAGAACGCGGCGAAGACGCTGATATTGATTATTTAGGAATCAAGGAAGATGCAAAAGCACCCTTTAGCGAATTTGCTAATTTATCAAATAGTGATGATGACGAAGACGACGATAGTGAAGATGGAAATACTTATCTGCAAAAATTAGATACATCACTACAACAACAAATTATTAGCGATTTTCATCCAGAATTAAAATCACATAATAATAATGAAATTGAAGTACTTAGTCGTGTAGTGCGTGACGAAAATGGAGTTATAATTGACCCCTTACATAAAACATTACCTTTCATTACTCGTTATGAAAAAGCGCGTATTTTAGGCGAACGTGCCAAACAATTGAATTCTGGTGCAAAACCATTCGTCGAAATAGAACCATCTATCATTGATGGATATTTGATTGCACTCAAAGAATATGAACAGAAGAAAATCCCTTTTATTATTAAACGACCTATACCAAATGGCGGCATTGAATATTGGAAATTTGAAGACTTGGAAATGTTGGATTAATGTTTATTAGTGTTTATCAGTGTTTTCATAATTATTACACCCTTGAAGATTTAAAATGGGACGCTTTTAGAGCGTCCCACTAGAGTTTCAATGGCAACGTTGCCTATGCTTCGCTACAAATCAATTGAAAGGCAAACCGCCTTTAAGCGGTTTGTCTCATTTCAAATGTTCATCGGTGTATATCATTTTTTATCGTGATATAATATAACATGTCTGGAACAAGATCTATTTTGAAAAATAAACCTGCTTCTCATAAAAAAACTCTCAGATTTAAACCAGATGATAAATTGGTGATGGTTCGTCATATATCAAATAAGGTAGATGAAGAAGGTAAAAATTGGCGTCGTAGTTTAAGTCAAACGGATAAACAGCACCAAGATGCAAGACGAGAGGCTGAGAGAGAAAGAATACAAAAAGAAGAAGAGACTGCAAATATATTATTACCATTATTAGATGAAATCAAACAAACTAGTTCTAATGAATTAAAGGGTGTTCGCGGCATGAAATTAACGAATAAACGTAGAGATTCATTGGCAAAAATATTTAGGCCACACACAGAAGAACAAAAAGATGAAATCGCATCTACTCTGATTCAGGTATCACGATCAAAGGAAATTCCATTAAAAACAGTTATAGAATCTGTAAAAACCGCGAGTCAGTCACCACCTCAAAGTAGGTCTCGTAAGATATGGAATAGTTTTAAATCAATATTTACACGTAGTCGTCGTGGTGGTAGAAAACGAATTGGCAAGAAATCCAAGAAATAGAAAATGGATAGGATATCATTTTTCTTTCCGCTCGGTCTAATTATGATTTCCAGTTTTTGCCACAATCCAAACAAGTGACGAAAATAGTAGCAGGTTCATCTGCAGATCTCGTCTGCAATTCATAATATGTACACCGTTTTCCCTTACACTTCTTACATGTAAACATATCAGTTGATGCTTGAATATTATTCGTAAACTTATTCGCATCTCGCATTGCTTTTTGCTCGATCCATTTACGCCAATGCTCTGGATCCATCTCTTGATGTGTCATAAATGCTAACTGTTGCGGTGTAATTTCACCACTATTCAGAGATTGTAATAATTCGCTATTTTTCAAATTAATACATATGGTTCGTAAACGATCCGTATACAGTTGAACAAATCGGCTATTTTCCCACTTTTTAATAATTTTACGCGAATTCGCCTCTTTAATTGCAAAGTTATAAACACCTTTTTCTAGATTAATTGCTGAATTTTTATTTTCTATGGAAAATTGTGTTTCTATTTTTTCACGCACATTATTACGAAACTGTGTTGGGTTCGAAATCTTGATCATCTTGATAATTACATAAATATAGTATTTACTCTTTATGTAATTCAATTTTTTATTTTTATCGGCGTCTCGTAATTCGCTTTTTCCTACGAATCGTTTTTCGACGATGGCATTTCGTTTTTCGTTTACCACCTAATATTGTATTCACTGTAAGTTTTTTTCCTGTAAAACTAGAATATAGTTTAGAAAACGTTGTAGAATTATGAACCAATGGTATATCGGTTTCTCCTTCCTGTTTAACAATTAAAATATCATCATAAAAACTACCTAATCTATATTCTTCATCGGTAGATAACTTTTGTTTAAACTCTTTATGTGCATTTTCATACGTTTCCCCTTGTTCAAGTAGTTTCAATACGTATATAACTGCTTTTAATAAACGTAACCTTACTATTGTTTGAGTTGTTTCATACGTATTTGTATTACGTCTATCATCCTTAAGTCTCTGTATTTCGACATTGATTAAACCCATCATTTCTGAACCATGAACATTGATATTACTAGACTCGTTCATTTTGTCCTTTATTATTTTTGGCATTAATGGACTTTCTAAAAGCCATAATAATAAATCCAGCAATTTTTCTATTTTTTGCAAAGTTCTTTCATCTGGCTTTTTATCAACATTTTTCTTTACAGATGCGTAATCACCTTCAGTTATATCTGAAATATTACTTTTACTGGAAGTCGATTTAGTCGATTCAGTCAATGGTTCTGTATGACTATCAATTGCACTTTCATTTTCATCAACGTGTTTCACTAAGAATTCAAGAGCTTCTATTACTTTTATATATTTTTCTATTCTTTCTACATTGTCAGCATCATTTTCTCGTTGAGCCTTTGGCAATTCTGCAATAGCTAATTCTAATATAGTGTGTCTATCTCCAAGTGTTGAACACCTTTTGTAATTCAATATTTCTTCACCATCGATAGTCTCAGTTTTTAACCGATTTATAAATTTTTTTGCATTTTCAGATAATTCATCATACTTTTTAGGTTCTCCATTATTCGTAAAGGCGTTATATAAATACTTGACTGTTTCCAATACCTGTTTATCAATTGTGTTTGTATTTATAAAGGCTTTTAATGGAAGACGCCCCCATCCTCTTGCGTAATATTTAGCTAATAAATGAAAAAAGGTTTCATCATTTACTTTCGCACCAGCTCCATTGTCATGACAAGTTAACATTGTAATTTTTGCACTATTTGCCAGAATATCTAATATTTCGTTCTGACTTTTATCTATTAATGACTTCAATAGGCCAATGACCCCACCGACTGGTTCACATAATCGACCAAATTCGGATTGTTTAACATCATTGATAAAACAACTTTTCGACATCCTATATATAATATAATCAAAATAATCAAATTAGATTACCTGAATACGCAGGTTACACAATATTTGTGTACATTTATATTCAGTGAAAATACAGATATAAAATATTATTTCATATTAATTATTATGAAAATATGAAACCTACTGTATTGGTTGTTATATCTCGCTTTAATGAAAGCATTGAATGGTTAAACGACATACCGAAACATATGCGTATTATTGTATACAACAAAGGCGAACCTATCCTAGAAAAAATGAATGATAGAACCACCATCCTAAATATCCCAAATGTTGGACGTGATTGTCACACTATTTTCTATCATATTCAAGAAAACTATGATACATTAGCTGATATTACTATATTTTTACAGGGAAATCCATTTGATCACTCACCCAATCTCTACAATAAATTAAATAACCTTAATTATGAAGAACATTTCGATTATATTAGTGATAGGTTCCTTACTACAGATGCAATAGATTGCCCACATCATAGTAACCTTCCTATGCGGATTGTATACAACAAAGTTTTTCAATGTAATCTAAAAGAAAGTAAAAAATTCGTATTTGGTGCTGGTGCACAATTTATGGTATCGAGAAAACGTATTAGAATGCGGTCATTAGATTTTTATAAGAATATCGTAGAAATACTAGATTACCATGTTAAACCCGTCGAAGGCTGGGCAATTGAACGAATGATTGGTAGGATTTTTTTACAACATATTGCTATTTATACATAAGATTCTTCACTCAGTTCACTAGTACAATCTAAATAAGATTCCGGTTCTTCCTGTGCTTCATTGACTACTCGTTCAAATAATGTAACTGGTTTACTTGTAGTGTTTAACGTATTTTTTTTGGCAGATTTTTGTGTTACAGGTTTCTTTTTTATGACTTTCGTTGAACGACGCTTTTTAGGAATTTCCTCTTCATCATCGTCGTCTTCATCTTCTTCTTCGTCTTCATCACTTGAACTTTCTACAGTTACCTCGTCATCGTCAACTACAAAACCGTCCTTTACATAACCCGATTTTGTACGTGGCTTTCCATCGTCTTCATCGTCATCTTCCGAGTAGTCATCAGAATCTTCGTCACCAATATCTTCAAACCCACCATACAAATATTCGTAGATAGAATCCCATTCTTTAGACGTCAAGCTAACTGGCTCATCGTCTACCTTATTTACAATAATACAGTTTCCAAAAAATAATGTACTATCAATGGGTGGTGGAAACTCAAACTTATTTTCTTGATTCGCCTTACCATTTAACTTACCATATACAGAAATAGAGTAAGACATAGTATTTATTTCGTCTGCCTCGATATTCCAATTCGCTTGTACTTTGAAACCGTCTCCCGTCTTGAAACCCGCTTTCTTATATAACTCGGATTCTTTGAAATTCTTAATAACAGATTCTTTGATATCGCCATTTTTTTCAACGATTAATACAGTAATATTTGACATGGGTATTATATATCTTGGTGTTGTTTCTATATTATTTTGATAGATATTTTATGTATTGTAATAGTATAATGCAAAGGACTACAAGAATAAATAGAAAAAGTAAAAGGAATATTAAATCGAGAAAATTGACACGAAAACAAAAAGGTGGTTCTCTGACCGCATTAGCAACTATAGGATTAGCAAAAAGTTTAGGTATGAAATTGTCTATCAAACCTTTAGTACATCTTGCAAAAAGTATGAAACATAGTATAGCTATTTTAGACGATATTGCTTTAGCCGCACATAAAAACAGTCGAACAAATCATGTTAAATTAGAATTTCCTGAATTATTAGATGTAAATGAATTTCATCATATTATAGACATTTGAACATAAAAAGTTCTGTGTAAAATGTGTTATATTATACATGTCAACCGAATTAGTTATAGCATATTCTGCAACAGTTATTTCAATATCAGGTCGTTTCATTTTCATGTATTTATTATATACTAAAAAATCTACGAATATCTATTCTCTACTATTTTCTATTATGAATATGGTTTCGTCGTCATTATGGATTACATATAGTCAAATGATATCAGATACGCCACTCTTCGTCAGAGGGTCTTCTGACCTATTCTTATTTTCTATTTCTACTCTCTATATAATGTCGAATAGAGCAAGTGAATATAGAATACAATCATCTGAAAATTCATAGATAATGCGGTAAAAATAAAATAAAAATAATCACCACACAATTCAACTATGAATCTATTATTGCAAATTTTGTGTAATATTATTTTATCTTTTATTATAATTTACGGAATTCATACTATTTGGGACTATTTTAAGGAAAAATATAGTACAAAAAAGACGAGGGATTTAGTAAATAGTCAAATCACCAAATACAAGAAAATGATAGAACAAATCCAGCATGAAAAAATGTCTCTTCCAACACTATTCGAGAACCCAGATGAAAAGTTGTCAATGCAGAATGACTTGACTGAATTTATCAATTCTTACCAATCGGCCTGATAAATAATATATAAAATGGTTTAAACACATCGCTTGTAATAATAAAATCAATCATGGATTTATTAAAACGCTTCCCTCAATTTGAACTTTCCTATGAAACAATTTCACATAAGAAAGTTCCAGAACATTACGATATTTGTATGGCAATCCCTACCGGTAAAAAGGTATTTATTTGGTTCACATTTCATCAAGATAATGACGTTTGCTTTCTACTGGATATCAACAAAGATAAACGTATTTATCAATCTACAAAACTCGATATCACCTTCGAACCATCGCTATCTCTAGGAACAGTTTTATATGGCACGATTATCGTCGAAGAGGGTTCTAATCGACGCAGATTTGTAGCCGAAGACATATTTTATTTCAAGGGAATAGCATTGAAGAAGTCATTATTGACAGAAAAATTGTCATTTTTGCATCAATTCATGAATATTGTCGCGATAGATAGAACTAGACCTACAAATGAAGTGATGTTTTATTTACCGGTCATATGGAATTACTTGGCAGATGGAACTGAGAATTACGGGCATTTATCACTCGAACTTAAACAAAAGATTGGTTACTCTATACATCATCTTCAGTATCGTTCAACAAAGGAAATATCACCGTATTTGAATTTTTTATTGGCGAATGCTATCAATCGAAAATTAACGGATTCTACGAAAAGTATGAAAAATAAGTCGCCCACCATTCATAAATTTGAAATGAGTCGCGGTAGACCAGATTATTCAAAACCACAGTACAAATACCGCACCATATTTCAAGTGACCGCAGACATTCAATATGATATTTATCATCTATTTGCGTATGGTAAAAACAAAATGCCGATTTACTACAATGTAGCTCACATTCCTAACTATAAAACCAGCGTATTTATGAATGGTCTGTTTCGTAATATTCGTGAAAATAAGAATTTGGATTATATTGAAGAAAGCGATGACGAAGATGATTTCCAAAATGAGGACTTAGATAAATATGTAGATATCAACAAAGTTCTTTTGATTGAATGTATCTTTAGCAATAATTTCAAAAAGTGGATTCCTCTAAAAGTTGTAGATAAAAACAGTAAGGTTGTACATATAAGCCAATTGTAATACAAAATATCTACCTTGATAGTATAAAGCAATGTTAGGAAACGGTAGTGGCGTGAATCAATTTAGCCAAAACAGTGTTCTCCCGAATACAATTCCTACTGGAACAAATAATGGTTCAGTCATGAACAGTATGCGTTCTACATCTGTAGGTGGAAAACGACGACGTAGAAAGACCTCGCGTAAATCTCGAAAATGTAGAAAGAAGAGTATGAAACATTTTTTAAATCTTGGAAAATTATGGTAAATATAATATCTAGGCGTAATATATAAATGACTCTTACATTTAGTGATTACAAAGGCGGCAACGCACCTGCACCTGGACCTTCTGCACCTGCACAAAAAGGTGGTCGTAGAAGAAGAACATCCAAGCGTTCCAGTAAAAAGTGGTTTGTATGGAAGGGTGGAGACGAAGGACAAGAAGGAGCTATGGAAGAAGAGATGAGACCAGAAGGAGAAGTTGGTGGACGCAGACGCAGACGCAACAAAAAGAGCTGCCGTAAATCTCGCAAATCCAGAAAGTCCAAGAAATTCTTTGGACTTTTCAATTAATTCAATAGTTCAGTAATTCAATAATTCAATTCAATATGTAAATACATTTATATATTGACTTTTTTCTACAATATAATATATAGAAAACAATGGAGACTGGACGAATGATGTTGTTACATTCTGTAATCATTGGTGTTCTACTGTACCTCTTTATGATTTTTATACTTGGACAAAGGCAAGTAGTTGCCGAAAATCGAAGCATTTTACTAGCTGCTTTAGTATTGGTATATATGATTCTATTTGGTCATAAATTACCAACTTCAATAAACAAGGATTTGTTTTGATAAAAAATACAATATTCAATCATCGAATTATAGGTTTACTTAGTCCTCTATGTCTAACTGGTCAATATTTATTAAACATTGTTGAAAACCTTTTTTTTCTTCTACCTCTCCATCTGAATGTGACAATGTATTATTGTCTTTGTTTGGAATAAATGTCTGTTTCCAAGTTGGTTGTGTAAAATCATCTACCATATTCTTATAATGATTACTATCTGCTTCATAAATAGCGTAATGATTCTTTTTGTAAAAACGCTTACGTTGTAACCACTGTTTCTTAAATGGATCATGAGAATCGATAATATCTACAATGATTGGATTCGCATGTTTTACACGTAAAATACGTCCAACTGATTGTGTAATATCTGTTTTTGGCGTAACCATTACTAATGTAGATAATGTTTTTATATCCAGTGCTTCTGCAGCCATTGCGTATGTTGCTAATACTACTTGTTTCGATTCTGTTTCTACCAAATGTTGCTGTTTCATACCACCTACATAATATCCAACTGTTGCAAATCCATGAAACGTAATTGCTTCGAATAAATAGGATAATAATGACCGATTATGACAAAGAATCATGATTTGTTTCTCGTAATCTTCTGCAATGAGATCGCGAATCACTTTTACTATAAAGTCACTACGCGGACCAAATTCACATAATTTAGTAATCATCGTACTATATTTTGTATTCCCTCGATAATCCAATTCAACTTCATTAAAATCTACATCTTTTGATATATAATGTATACCTCTTACTGAAACCAAATCTTGATCTCGTTTGGTCTCGCTGTATATTTTTTCACCTATAAACATATATAATACTTTGGTCAATTTGTCTTTACGTTCTACTGTTGCCGATATGCCCAGCATATAAGGCGTGATTGTTTTGAATAATGTTCTAGAAAACTGTTCACTACCAATTCTATGTACCTCATCGATAATTGTCAGGCCAAAATCAGTAAATGCGTCGACTGGAAAATCCCTGTCGTAAAGAGATTGTAGCATTCCTATTACAATATCATTTCCAACAACATCGAATTGTTGTCCTTGTATCTTGCCGATTTTGGCGGTGGGTAGAAACTCGACTATACGTTCTATCCACTGGTTCATCAGAAATTCTTTATGTACAATAATCAGGGTTTTCTTTTTTAATATAGATATAATTTTCAGTGCCATCACCGTATTGTGTGTTACTGTAAAATCGCCAAGCACAAATCTTCTATTCCCATCTATTTCAAATCCATAATAGTCATCTTCGCCCAACTTTTCTAAACTGATTCTATATTTCAAGTTGTCTCGCAATATTTTACGTTTATCTGCTCGTCTTATACATTTTACAGGTATTTCTTCTAGTCCTATACCACATATATTTGTTACATAATATACTTCTACGTTGGTTTCATTCTTCGCATGAGTAGATGGTTTATTTATTTTTTTATAAGCAGAGAATCCCAGAGAACGCGCAATAAATATAATATCATCCAGCAATTTCTCATTCTTTTGTACTATTTCATAGCAATTTCGGCGATAATAACCACTCGAATCTATAATACCTGCTAACAATTCTAATTGTATGCGTCGACAATTACATTTATAGTGTAAAGGAATATGTTTATTTTGTATCATATCATAATGAGTGGTTACCATCGTTTCTTTCGAAGAAACGTCGCCTAACGAATAACCTAATAAATACGGGTCTATTTCTACTGATTTTTCTTCAAATATTACGGGTACTCTATATCCTAACAATGGTTCATGATCATTTTTGGGCAATTGCAAGAATTCCGTTACTGAAATATCCAACACTTTATCTTTGGGTGTATTCTTATTCATTTTTTTGTTATATTTCAAAGATAATATATGACTTTCATTTACTATATAACCATCTCCTTTTTTCGATTTTACTTTATACATCATCTCTCTTCCTCTTGCTAATGATAGAATCTTACGAGGACTAGAATCATCTCCCATTATCAGTTCTCCAACCTGAATATCCTGTACCATTTTTATTGTTCCATCATACATTAATATTGGAGTATCTTTACCTAAACATTTACCTTGTCCACATGGAACTTCGAGTATACCTCCACTGCCTTTTTGTTCAGAACCACTGCATAACGATTGATTCACATACTTTATATAAACATCAATAATTTTTTCTTGGTAATCGCGTAATGGTTTCGTAAATTCGATATCTATATCTTCACCGTCACCTATTTCACTTTGTTCAGGTTTCCCATAACGTTGAATACCATAGAATCTAGGTAAATATATTTTATTAGTATTTTCTCGGAAAACTGGGAATGCATTTCCCTCTGCCCCAAATCCACCCCCAAATGATACAGGTTTTACAAATAACTCTTTCTTCAAATATTCAATATCTTCTTTAGTTAAACTTGATTTGGGTATAGTATACCCTTTTTTTCCTAATCTGGCAACAGAACAAACCGCTTGTTTATATTCATCCGTTAATACGGGTTCTACTGATTGTGGTGGAGACTTTTTAATTGTTGGCTTGAAAAAACGTTTTTTCATATATTATTATTTAGTAGGTTTATGGAATCTTATTATTTTTTCGTCCTATTTCAATTTTTCCACAAAATATAATGCTAAGGTATAATATATTGACTTCCATGAAAATTCCTGAAGTGTTTAAAACGTTATCCAAATTAGAAATAACATTATTGGCCGTATTTGTATTATATTTAGTTTTACCAATTCCAACCCCAACCCTTTTGTCAGGTGTTGTCGATTCACCTTTAGGTATGTTGGCGATTTTTATTGTAACCCTTTATTTGTTTTTCTACACAAATCCTATTTTAGCAATTATTTATGTGTTTGTCGCATATGAATTACTTAGACGTAGTTCTATTGTAACTGGACATGTTGCTATGATCCAATACACACCTAGTCAAGCTAAGCGTGATATACAAATGAAGGCAATGAACCCGCCACAAACGAATACTCTTGAAGAAGAAGTTATAAAACAAATGGCACCGATAGGACATAGCGACCCTGCGGTTTATGTTATGAGTTCATACAAACCAGTTGCCGATAACGTAAATGGTGCTTCTCTCGTATAAAATATATATTGAAGTTTCATTCAATATGTATATAAATTTATCGTTCAGGTGCCACATCTATTAACATCAATAAAGAAATAACTATCGGTATTACTGCTAAACAAACTGTTAATGTTAGATTTTTGTAAATCTCATAATTTTTATTATTATCGTCTGAAAACTGATTAGTAATTTTCATCATCGTTGTCATGAAAAAAAATACAAACACAGTTCCTATAATAAAAGGTGAACAGTATTTTGCAACAAATATGGCTATAACACGTAGAAAACTAATAATATCATCCAGGTTCGTAAAATCATCTTTTGCCGGTGCATCTCCAATAGGTTCAGGATACTTTATTTCGTCTACACCATACGCTTTTAAGAATCCTTTTTGATTCTTTTTCATTTGAATCAAAGCATATGACATTAAATAGAAAAACAATACGAAAAACCCTAGTGCAACGTAACTAATATCAACTGCCGCTAATGAAAAGAATACGATGATTAAGATAAGAAAGAATCCACCGATAAATATATCAGCGCTCCTTAGACGGGTTAATTCCTTATCAACACCCTTGACGTCGACTTTATATTCTTCTGTTCTACATAATCGAAAAATTTTATCGATAACCATAAACTTATAAAACGGTGGAATACATATGTAGGTCATGGCAATTCCCGTTACAAATAAACATCCAAAAATTGTCATTTTATGCATCTCTGCGATTTGATCGTTTTGCGACTGATCTGATTTACTAGATACCATCGTAATCATGTTTTCTTTCACTGTACTTGGTCTTGTCCATGTTTGAAAGTTCTCCTGTGGGTGGCACTCTATTTCTATTTCTCCTTCCCCTGCCATACTAATATTCTGAGAAGGTATTTTGAAATAATTTGTTGGTGCATTAACGTTGAATAATGTAGTTACTGAATCAAACCCATATTCACCTGTTGTATTTATCGTATTCACTGTGCTACTTGCAATAAAGATGGGTTCCATAAATACAAACACTATATTGTTAGAGTTCAATGTATCATTATATTGTATACATGACTGTCTTGATGATAGAAATGACTCCACATTTATTGTTACAGTTTCACCAGAGTTATCCGGATCTAACAAATCATCAATCTGATTACTAGATTTGGCAATTCCTGATGGTGTACTTTCTAACAAAAAACACATGTATGCATTGGAGGAATTCGTGTTCGATATTAATTCTACCACTACTTCTCCTACAATTGTACTATTATTATCAGTTACACCACTAATATTACTATGTAATAATCGATATACGTATAGATTCGTGGTTGTATATGTTGTATTCCCGCGATTTGTGTAAATAACACTTCCAGGAGTAGGGTCAGGCAACTTCACTTGGAAAAAATCACCACCACTTATATTACTCGCGGTTATATCTGTTTTTTCAAAATTATATACAATCTGCTGATTATTATCTATATTTGCATTTGCAGGATTAAATGATGCCATAATATATAATAACTAGGATATTATATTATATATTATACATACTTTTTACTAAAACGAAACATTACCCTATATAATTTGTATAACTCATAGGACTCTTTTGATTAGCGACCAATAAATAATCAGCGAATTCTGAAGGATCCGATGGAGTTATACCATATTTTAATTGATAGGCTTTCCTATAATTATTCATATATTTATTGAAATCTTTTTTACTTAGTTTTCCTGAATATGCATCTAAATCGCGTTGCTTGTCTGTTCCAAGATCTCTTATTATCTCGTCTACTGTTTTTATTCTATCATTCTCATTATCATTATCATGATTATTGTCATCTTCAAAAAATGCTAACCTATCTATGTCTTTTGGTGGTTTATTCGGGGGTTTATTTCCTCGAGAGCCTACTCTATTACTTTTTTCTATTGATTTTATTACGTCATTGACCGTAGGTAATCCTGTAGATGAAGGTAAATCATCGTTTGTATTTGTATCTTCCCATGTTGGCATAGAAGCCTGTGTCATAGTAACACCTGAAACAGGGTTTACATAAGGGACCGAATCTACAGGCGCATGTATAGGTGCTAATGACATTCGTCCAACATGTTGAGCTAATCCTCCCGCACCCCCTTTGCGTTTATTGCTTCGCCTCTTCCTCATCGATTTTGTTCCTTTACGTGCGCATTTACTTTTCTTTTTATAGTCCTCTTTTTTGCATTTACGTGACTTCATTACGTCTCTTATATAATATTATTATATTTATAAAACCGGTAAATATTGAAATAAATTATTTTCATATACAGTTACTCTAAATGTACTATCATAACCTTCTACATATACTACATCACCATTATTAATACTATCGCATCCATTTTCGCTTGTACAACTTCGTCCATTCACACTAATGGGTAGTTTGGTGCTTATATTACCCGTATTAGACATAGTATAATATTGCCATTTATCGCGACCGACCATTGTTCGTCTTCCCATCAATGGTAGTATCATGTTTTCTTGGTTACCACTCGATTTAGTCAATATTCCCACCTGTTGATATGAGGTGTTCAATCCCCTAGTTTGTACATTGATTTGGTTATTGTACATGGATGGAGGAGCAATAACCGGTTGTCCACGTATATCGCTGGAGTTAGGTGGATAAAAAAGAGCATCATTTTTTAATGGTGGTGCATATGGGTCGTTAAATGGATCTAAACGAGTTGCTAAACCAACACCCCACATATTTGGATTTTGTGGTATTGAGTTATTTATCACGATGGTTTGCTTATCTTTTGGAGCAATAGAATAAAAATAGTATATAATTATCACGATCACAACGACCATTATAAATAATGTCATGTTTTCAATGCAGAATAGGCCAGGTATACATTTTTTACCCATTTTCTTATATATACATTAGAAATTTATCCTCCCCGACTATATCTTGAATGCATTGACCAAGTTACCTAACCCTTGCACCATTTCAACCAATCCACCCACTAGTAATGGTGTGATAGGGTCTACGATATCCTCTACAATTTCTTCTGCTTTGCCTACAAATACCATTGGTTTCAAACGTTTACAATTATAGCATAAATCTCGTACAGGTTTCGAGAAATGAATAATATGAAACCCGAAATTACTGATCGTATATCGATCTACTTTGTCTAAATTGTCCCATATCAAGTTCTCTAATTTACCACCAGTGCCTGGTATTAATTTTTCGACAATCCAAAATATCATTCTAAAGGGTAAATATAGTATATGGCCTAATATATCCATAAAATAATAAAATGCACACGCCTGTATATTCTGTAACATCTTCATTCCACATGTAAAATTGGTAATTACAAATTCCCAAACATACTGTATAAAGACAGATGCATCTAAGGCACCATACCATATTCCCTGTGGAACACCAGTAAATTCGCGGACAACTCCTTCAAATATCTCGCCTAATGCATTTCCTACATTGCCTGGAATACTAAAAAATTTGGATATTTTTCCAAAGAAATCACCTATGTCCATCATTTTTTTTTAAATTTATAATATATTTTTTAATTACATTATAAATTGAATTAGTTTGACATTTTACTCTTTTTATATTTGTCGAATTTGTCGATGAATCGTTCGGCTTTATCTAATAGAGGTGCCATTTTTTGAACACCATCTAATATCTCTTGTTGTACTACCTTGAATTGAGGGTACTCTTTCTGTAGGTTCTCGTAACTTTCAGCTATTTCCTTTTTTTTGGAACTATCTGTGTTATCGTTGTTTACATGGGTTGGTTCAGCTTTTTTTGGTTCAGCCTTTTTTGGCTTATCTTTTTTTGTTTCATCGTTTTTTGGTTCAGCGGATTCATGTTTACTCTCACTTGATCCGTCAGTTACCGTCTCGTCGGTACTTTCTTTTCCATCAAATCCTTCCATAGTTTGTTTTATGCCAAATCGAATAAGGTTTGTTACGACCAATGATATACATATTACTACAATCATGTTTTTACTAAAAAATGTGGTTAAAAAACCTACTAGTAAGAGAACCATCGTAGATGCACCATCTCTCATATTTAAAAAATAAAGCAATTCTATGAATGCTAATAAAAAGAAAAAATAGAGAACAAATCGATTCTGTAATATTGGATTGAAATTATAGTGAAACTTTTTTAAAAATCCTAACTTTGGTAGTTTAAACATTCTTTTATATTCTATCTCTCGAAATTATTTTTGATTTTTGTTATCGATTATATTGAATTGGTTTTCTCATTTTCCACATTTACGAGTTCAATCGTATTTTCCACCTTTGTTTCTTCTATAAGTTCTCTATAACATGCTGGAATGTCTCCTCCGTAAATATCGAGAACCTCTTTTACTACTTCTTCTCTTTGTATATCTGAACGTTGAAATTCAAAGCTACTTATACTAGATGATCGTCTTCCTCTAAATTTATTTAAAAAATCGTCCAAACCGTTTAATTCACTTATACGGTCATATTGTTCTAAATCACCGGTAATAACTAAACGACTATTTTCACCTAAACGCGTCATTAACATTTTCATTTGCGAAACTGTTGAATTCTGCATTTCATCTGCAACTATCCAGCAATTCTTAAAAGTTCTTCCTCTCATATATCCTAATGGTGCTATTTCAATGACTTTCTCTTCCATTAGTGTGGTTACCTCCTTTGGTGTGATAAAATTATACAATACATCATAAATGGGTCTTACCCATGGTGCCATTTTTTCTTCCAATGTACCAGGTAAAAAACCGAGTTCTTCATCAACGGAAACGGATGGTCTTGTAAAGATAAGTTTGTCATACGTTCCCATCAAAAAATTACGAATCCCGAATTCAGTTGCAAATAGAGTTTTGCCTGTACCCGCTGGACCCGTCGCAACTACAATCTTCTTCGATTTCTGGCGCAGAATATTCACATAAATCTCTTGACTTTCATTCTTGGGCATCGTAAATTTATCTTCAAATTTCTTCTTTTCTGCTTGTGAGAAATATTGGAAGTTCTCGTAAGACAATTTTGTAGATTCGTTTTCACGTTCGTTGCAATGTTCTTTATTATACTGATATAGTATTTCCTTTTCATTCTGTTTCTTCGATTTCCTTCCTCTCTTCTTCTGTATACATGGCTCCATACCAAATTCTACATCTTGAGAAGAGTTTTTCATATGGTTCAAAGGTTGGTTTTATACTATTACACGATTTTATTTTAGAGACATAAAATAAAATCGTCCTTCTATTATTCATCTTTTATATTTGGAAACAGAATCTTATCGACTGTAGTTCGCACACAAAATAGTCGATGTAATATAATACCTAATAAAAATAAACCGCCTAAAATATAGGGGAATCGATTAAGATTATTTGTAAAATATGCAATAAATATTGCACCTATAATCGTCATTATTACATCTGCTATGGCGAAATTAAAGAGACGATAAGAATGTATCCCTTTTCCAGGTTGACCTAACATATATTTATATGGACAGAGTGGATTTTTCATGTGATACTATATTTTATCAATATATTATATATTCATATTCATATTAAATATTTAGAAACATGGAGAACTATACTCTTCCCATAACACAGCAATCTGCAAAAGTAAATAAATCTGTACATATTCCAAAACAAACAACACAGTTATCATTTACTATTACTTATTATCTCTTGTTCTTTGCATCCTGTTTTTCCTTTTTTATCAGTATATTTGTAAAAACGATTGCTATGCGTAATATTCTATGGCTCGAATCGACGATCACTGGTATTGCTGCTTTCATATATTCACTGTATTATCGGGAAATAGACTTAGGTACTGGAGAGCAAGATAAGATTTTAGCAGGGTGGCCAGGTGTAAATCGTCTTCGATATATCGATTGGTCTATAACCACACCTCTCATGTTGATATCCCTATCCCTTGTTCTTTCTATGTATAGCGGTATTAAAGTTCCTATTCTAAAAACTGTCGCCATTGTTGTTCTCAATTTACTGATGTTATTATTTGGTTACTTGGGTGAGACTAATATGATGGATAGGTTGACCGCTGATATTCTAGGATTTATACCATTCATGACTATATTTGGCATGTTATATATGACATATATTAAACCTAAAAATATAGGTATAAATCATTTCTTATTCTGGTTTTATTTTATCGTTTGGTTTTTGTATGGTATCGTTTATATGTTTGGAGAACAAATGATGAATACATCCTTCAATGTTCTCGACGCAATCGCCAAATCTTTCGTTGCAATTGGTCTCTCTATTTATTTTATGATGTAAAATACGCTCAACAATTAATATTTATAGAAACGAATTTATTTTTTAACGCATTTGTTACCGATTTCAAATTCTGCGTAGTATTCTTTAATTGAGAACTGGTCTGTTGAATATATTGAATATCACTATTATTGGCCATTGCAATACTGACACCTTGTTCACAGAGAACATTCCATGTATCGATAGTATTAACGGCTTGTGTAATAATATTTCGCTCAGTCGATGTTAATTCGGCTGCAGGTAATGAATCAGTAGGCGAAACGAAATAATTAATATATTGCATAGCACAGTTTACTTCATCCATTACACCTTGTATAATGACTTTGGTATCAGTCACCGATTTTGGCACTTCAATCGTCGTCGTCGAGAAGATGGTTTCCTTGAATCTACCGAAAATCTTAGATAAATTAACTATTTTACCTAGTGCGACAGAAATGGTTTTTAAGAAAGTAATATCGGTAATAATATTCACATTCTGTAGCTTGGTAATAAAACTTTCAAACAAGTTAGATAAATCGTCTGCAGCTTTGCCGAATTCAGAGAACCCTTCAATATCTATATCCAATTCCATCTGTTTCGATTCATTGGCAATACTAGCTGCCGCTTGAAACAATACAGTGTAATCATCGATGGAGCCTTTTCCATGAAAATCAGAACAATTAATTTCAGATGCATATTTTTGGATTTGTTTTAATATAATACTTGATTCACTATTCACTGTTTCGTCATTATATGTCGTAACGATTTCCGATAAGTATTCGTTAATATTTGGAGCATTATTACTAGGGTCAGTTGATGTAAATGTAGTACGAATAACAGATGAGCCATCTGCTGCGAGACCAGTTTGATTCATTACTTGATAACCATCTCCAGATATAGTAACACTAGAAAGGTCGGTTACAATAGGCACAATAACCGGCACATAGGTGTTGCCACTGAAATCATCGACACATATCGTAACGACAGGAATCGCGCTACCACTAATATCATGTACATTCGTGACATAGGATGTGTGTCCACTTACATCATAGGTTGTGTTAGTAGAATGATTGTTGTGTTCATTCAAGCTAGGGTCGACGGGTGATTGAGGGCGCATGTTCATGCTGGAGTCGTTATTTGGTGAAGGCATCAAATATAAACTATATACACAATATATTTTTTACCGACTTTTTAACTAAATGAAAGCATGTATGCTAAGGTAATTTACACTTGTAAATAATAAAGTAACACCAGTAAGGATTATAGTTGAATGTTTGGCTGTTTGAATACAAAATGTAATTTTCATAAAAAATTGAAGGCTTTTATGAAATCTCCCTATGTGGTCATGCGTCTTTTGTCATGGTTCATTATTCTAAGCTCATTGTCGGAAAAAGATATACATTAGATAATGTCTGTTTAGGTAAACTCGTTGACAAAGTAGGATACTTATTATATTTTACTGGCTCTGAACATGCAGGTAAAGACGAAATCACCGAAATAGAAGCGGATCAAGACGACGATTTTGTTCTATTGAAAAATACAGATAAATCGTAATTACCACCATAATACGATCATATAAAACAAAAAACCTATTCAATGTTCCTTACCATAAAACAATTTTAGAAAAGGAGATAAAAATCTAACGAGTATATTATTTAGGAATAAATGGCTGATCCCATTAGTACTACTGCGTCCTTTGTCGAACCTATCTTAAAACCTGACGATAGTCGTCATGTAATGTTTCCGATTAAATATGACGATATTTGGCAAATGTATAAGCGTCAAGTTGACTGCTTTTGGGTCACACAAGAAGTAGATTTATCGAAAGATCTCATCGACTGGGCAAAATTAACGGTTGACGAGAAATATTTTATATCGATGGTTCTAGCTTTTTTTGCCGCGTCTGATGGTATTGTTATGGAGAATTTGGCGGGGCGTTTTATGGGTGATGTACAGGTTTCCGAAGCCAGAGCTTTCTATGGATTTCAGATTGCTATGGAAAATATACACTCTGAGATGTATAGCTTACTCATCGATACCTATATTCGCGATTCAGCAGAAAAAGACCGACTATTCAATGCAGTTCAAAATTTTCCCTGTATCGCCAAAAAGGCTGACTGGGCAAAACGATATATTGCCGACAAACGAAGTAGTTTCGCTACAAGATTAGTCGCATTCGCTGCTGTCGAAGGCGTATTCTTCAGTGGTTCTTTTTGCGGTATTTATTGGTTGAAGAAGCGTGGGCTTTTACCTGGACTCACTTTTTCAAATGAACTTATTTCGAGAGACGAAGCATTACATACCGAGTTTGCTATTTTATTATATAGTAAATTAGAGCGTAAGTTACCCAAGAAGAAAATTCACGATATTATCAAAGAAGCAGTCGAAATTGAAAAAGAATTTATTTGCGATGCTATTCCTTGTCGTATGATTGGTATGAATGCCAAATTAATGATACAGTATATTGAGTTTGTTGCTGACCGTCTTTGCTTACAACTCGGGTACGATAAAATCTATAGTTCGGCGAATCCCTTTGATTTTATGGAGCTTATCAGTATGGAGTCGAAAGTGAACTTTTTTGAGCGTACTAACTCTGAGTACGCATTAGCCAACAAGACGGTCGATGGTGATATTTTCGAATTTACTGCTGATTTTTAATGTCTATCTGTATTTTGAAAAATAAATAATAGTTTGATTATTTATTTTTTGCTCAAAGACTACGTCTTCTTCTAGATCGGCTAGATCGTCTAGAACGTCTGGATTGGCCAGGTAAAGATCTAGTAACTGTATTCATGCGGTCAAGTTCATCGTCAACAATTTTCCATCCGGGAACATTATGTAAGAACCCTTTTTCGGCCTTGCTTCTAATTGCCGAATTTTTAATCGCGTTTCGTCTTCTTGTAACATTCATTTTTGCTAAATTGAACATTCCTTTTTCCTTTTTTGCTTCGGCGAGATTCATTTCTATATCGTCTAATTCTTGCTCTTTTATATCTAATTGTCGTCTTAATACGTCGATCTCTGCTATTTTATCTAACCTTTCTTGTTTTAAGGATTGGTATCTGTATGCCATTCGTATATATTAGTATATATATATATTATTTTTAGTTTTTTGTTGATTTATTTTCGATATTTTCTGGTTTTTCTTCCTCCGCGCCCATACTTACAATATTGGCGTTGAGAGAATCCCTTAGGCCTCCTACAATTGATACTCTTTTTGTATTTTGCTGACCATTTTCTATGTTTTGTTCCTCTTGTTGTCATATTCTATAGATTACAAGTAGATTTTATTTTGTATTACACGATTGTATCATCAATGAAAATTAGCTAAACCTTATCCAGACATTGCATCTAAACGTTTTTTAAACTTTTCTAATGCTTGTTTATCATCAAAATTAATACCCCATTCGCCGACTCTTTCAAAGTCTTCTATTCTTTCATATTTTCCTCCAAAATTAACTTTTTCATTTTTTATATCTATTTCTGTGACATCTCTCCCTACCAACTTCAATCCTTCTATATTACCAATATACTCTACATAAGGATACTTTTCTTTTATAAACTTAATGAAATATTTCATTTCATTACTATAAAGGAATTGTTCAAAACCTCCTTTCAATCTATATATAAATCTTTTACGAGCGGCTTCGCTCCAAAACTTATATCTTTTTTCTTGTTTTTTGTTATTTGCTAATTCTATGTTTTCTATTATTCTATAAAGTCGTGAATCTTCTTCAGACGCTGGTTGTGCATAAAATATCTGCTTTGTATAGTCGATTAATCCTACACTCTTTGTATAACCCTTTAATCCTACTCCATCATGATCTATTTTAAACGTGCCGCCGGCATCAATTTGGTTATCAATATTTTTGCCAGATTCCTTGAGTTTTTTTATAAAATCAATAATGTCATTGGTAGTTCCTTCTAAAGATAAAGTAGGTTCCATCTTTGATAATGACGTTTTACTATTTGAACGACTTGTCTTTGACTTTGACTTTGACTTCGAGTTCGACTTCGACTTACTCGACCTTGTACGATTAAACCAGTTTCTAAACATGAATGAATCGTGATTCTAAATATACACTATATCTATATTTTATTTTGTATCGTCATTATACATCGCCAGTGTTCTTGCGCTAGCATCATTCGCTTCTACGTACTTTGGCATCCAAAAATATGGTATAATATTTCCTAATCCAGGATAAGCTTGTTCAAATATCTTACGATAATAAAATTGTTCGGCTGTCTTGGGTAATAAATGTCCACCGACTGTTTCCATATTTTTATGAACTTTGACAATACGTTGGTACATTTCGGGTGATTGCATAATGAACGAATAGTTAGGATAATCTATATCGAAGAACTCTTTTTCGCAATGTTCTTGTATAATCTGAAAAAGAGATCGAGAGTTAGATGTAACCCCGTCGCTAAATGCCTCTTTTCTACGCCAAAGTACCTTATCGGGTAGTAATTGCTCTCCTATACTATTCTTAATATAAGGTTTCGAAAATGATGTACGTAATAACCATTTTTCACATTTTGTAGTATCGAATCGTTGACTGGGTGGAATAGACATATAAAATTGGATCCATGTCCTATCCAAGAATGGTGTACGTGGTTCTAGTCCATGACTCGATATTGACTTATCCGACCGTAACACATCAAACATATGAATATCTTTCAGCAATCTTCGACATTCCTTATCGAATTCAATCATATCTGGCGCTTTCCTCATATATAAATATCCACCTGTTAACTCGTCTGACCCATCTCCATTGAAAATCACTTTGGCCTCGCTATTCTCGGAAATATACTTTCCTAACATCCAATTTCCAATACTTGCTCTTACTGTGGTCGTATCATAACTTTCAATACATCTTATCACGTTAGGTATAGCATCAATGAAATCCTGTTCTGTTACAATAATAGTCGTATGCTTTGTTCCCAAATAATCCGCCACAATTTTCGCATATTTCAAATCTTCAGATTCGGCCAAACCAATACTATAAGTTTCGGGCATAGGTTTTCCATGCTTTCGATTGAATTCACAAACCAAAGCAGTTATCAAGCTACTATCGAGTCCACCTGAAAGTAAACATGCAACCTGTCGTTCTGTCGCCAAACACCTCTTTTCTACCGCGCCATATAAATACCTTTGAATATTATAAAAAACATCATCTTTGTTCGTCTGTAAAGGCGAAGATAAAGGAATCGTTGTATGGAAGCCAATCTTATGGTATATATTTTTTTCTATAAATTGCCATGATGCTAACGCCGTAAACTTCAATTCATACGTCTCATATGTTCCTGGCTCAAAATGTGATATAGAATATTTTGGTATATTACGATGCCGTTTCGAAGAAACTGATAATTTATTAACATTCAACTGTTTATAAAACTCGGATAATACTTTAATTTCACTAGCAAATCCAAAGACATCACTAGACTGTTCATCATAAGTAAGTTGATGTGGACGTAATTTATATAATGGTCTAACTCCATAAGGATCTCTAGCTACATATAATTTAGAATCTATATTACTTATACGATAATCCAATAGAACAAACGAGAATACACCATCCAACATTTGTAACGTCTGTTCAATGCCATATCTAACATACAAATGTAGAATAATCTCGCAATCAGAATCAGTTTTAGCGGGTGATGGTTCTCCAATCATTTTATATAGTTCCTTGTAGTTATAAATTTCTCCGTTGCAAATAAGTGCAATATCGTCAATAATAAAGGGCTGATTTGATTCCTCATTCAACCCATTAATAGCTAACCTATGGAATCCGAACATCGCCTTTACCATCACTGACAAAAGTTTAGATGATTCTGGTCCACGCCCCTGTCCCTTCATAAATTGTTCCTTTATCATTTCTGTTGAAAACGAGGCATTATTCAATAATGTAAATATTCCACACATATTCAGTTATCATATAAATAAAACTATCTTTATGCCAATTTTCATTATTTTTTGTTTTAATGGTTTTATTGGTTTTATTATGTTACACTATTTATATAATGGAATATACAAGTGCAAATACGACTACTAATATCGGGGAATTTCATAGTAATAATGATAATGAAACAGTACTAACATCCTTACAACTTTTACCTGGTCAATCTAATTTCTCTATCTTACTCGATTCAAGTTTGTATCAAACACCAATTTATACTACAGTCACGCAACAACCTAATGTTTTACAAACTCCAAACCAAAAAAAAGGTTTTGATAGTGTAACCACATTTTATCTAGGTGCATTAACCGTAGTAGGTCTTCTCATTGTTTATAGAATGACTATCAAAGATAGAATATAAAAACAATACAATATATTACTATTATATGCAAAGACCTATCTATATTTATTTTCATATCTGTTGCATCAATAATTGGAGAACCGTAGTGGATACTATGTTTCAGGCAATTCGTGAATCTGGTTTATATAATAAAGTCACCCAAATTCGATGTGGAATATTAGGACAAAATATAGGGGATGATTTAAAACATCCTTTGTTCAAAGACCCGAAAGTGAAAATCTTGTATCACTCCACCGATACTCTGGCATTCGAGCGACCTACTCTTCGATTACTATATGATCATTCTACCATGAATATGGATGAAGACTTCCTTGTTCTTTATATTCATAGTAAGGGAGTTCGATGGAATGGTCAAAATAAGTGTGTTACTGATTGGGTCGATTATTTGACGTATTTTAATATTATTAAACACGAAAATTGTTTAAATAAGTTGATTATTAACGACGTAGTTGGTGTAAATCTACAACATGACCCATGCACCCATTTTTCAGGCAATTTTTGGTGGTCTCATTCTAACTATATTAAAACATTAAACCCACATATTGATAAAACATACAATGGACCAGAATTCTGGATTTGTCAGCCAAAGGAAAATGGTGAGACGGGAAGTTTTTGTTCATTATTTGAAGCTGGTGTAAACCATTATGAAGAAAGGTTTACGTCAGATAAATATATTGTTTGAATTTCTTTGATTTTCTTAGAATTTGAATCGCTTGTAGATCTCGAGAGCAGTTAAACCACCCAATATCTGTGCAGCACAATAGGGTAGAACATCATTGGTTGGCAATTTACCAGCACTTGCCATAGCAATTGTTACTGCTGGGTTGATATGTCCTCCAGAAACAGAACTTGCTAACAAGATTGTCAATGCCAATGCGGCACCGATAGCTAAAGGATTACCTGTTGCTAAAATAACATATACGAAGAAGATAGTTCCCAAAAATTCAACTAAATATTTATACATAGCTCTTATGTATATATATGCAATATATTTTTTAGTGATATAAAACCGGGTATTTAATACCGCGAAAATCGGTGGATGGAATCGCGGGAGCAAATGTAGGGGATGGTGCATTATTTCGGTTTGCACCTTTCTTTTTGGGTGCAACTGCACCACCTGCTCTTACGCGTGTCAATGCATCTCTTGTTGTATTAATGTCTTTATATGTTGTAAATGATAAAGGCTGTTTTCCGGTTAAAGTATCAACTATCGTTCCTTGACCGACGGCTTTATTACGTCTATTGGCCGTTATTTGCGAGGCATCACGATTTCCGAACCATTTGCCGGATTTCGTCGTGACAACATCTGACGCAGTACGACTTACCTGATTCGGGTTCGAGTGTGATAATACATGATTATGTATTTGTTTGTTCTTTTGTATTGCGGGTAAACTTTGATTCTGTTTATTAAACGTGGTTCTCGCCATTTCAAAACTACTATTTCCATCACTAGTCGAGTCTTTTTGGGGCATTGATTTAACAGCCTTCAATGCACCATTATTGATATCATTTATACTAAACATCATTTTATACATGGTATATTCGTTATGTTTACTAGTATATATTATCGCAAACATATTATTTTTGTAATGCTTTTTGTGCATTGATGTCAAATCTACTAAAAAATGTCAGTAATCTACCATGCAATGATTTTGAAAGTGAAAATAGAACCATTGTAATGATAGCTGGGTTACGTATAATCAAGCCAAGTGAACCGGTTTTATCGTAACCAAATATTCCATTTACAGGTGATGGTAATTGTTGTAATATTGCGGATATTACACCTTTTCTCATTTAAAACGCCCATTTTACTGGACAAAAAATAAGAAAAAATGTAAAATCAATTGTAGGAATTTCACCTACGATGGTCTAACTTTTTCCTGTTCTTCTTTGTTATTGGAACAGGTGAAAGACGAAATTTGAAAACATAATGGTCGTTCTTGTTTTTCAATCCAACACTTTGTTAAATTCATTATGTTTATTGATGAATTCGCATCTCGTGTTCTAAATACGGTTTGTTTGACTTGAGGTCTCACGCAGTTAGAACAAACTAAAAGACGGAACTGTTTCTCTCCATTTTTATGTCTGTAGTAATCTAAGTTGTTATAACATTCACAGCATTTCTTACTTGTATTACATTCGTTTATGGTTATTGTATCGTATTTCTTATGAATTTGTTTTCTTAATCCCTTATTCATGGTAGGCATAAAATGCTTCATTTGTGTGCTTCTACTCCAATTTCCATAACCAATAAGGATATTATCTCCAAATGTTTCTTTTATTCTGTTAAGGAAATTATCCATGCTTTTCTTACCATAACTATATTGGCGAAATTTCATTTTTCTCCACGTTTCTCTTTGGTAAAACTCTATTACTTTCTTATTGAGATTATCCTTTTCAACCAAGTAAGTTTTGAATTTTTCATAATTCACAGATTTACTATTTTCGGTAGAAAGTGTTGTTTCACACTCATTTATTTTATTTTTATTCTTTTCCTCTAACAAAATGCGTTGATTACATTTTGCTTTACTTTCTATTTTTCTTTGAGGTGCTGTATATTGTAGTTTCTTCCCATTACTATCCATCATATAAACTAATGAACGCTTTCCTGGGTCGCAACCCACTATATTTCTTTGTTTCAATTCATCTAATTGTTCCTTTGATAAATCCTCAATATTATAGAAATCTTGTTCGGGCAAAGTAGGCACTTTACTTCCCCATTTTTTATCTTTCAAATCCTTTCTAATAAATAACAAACAACAGGAAATACCATCTGTTTGGATTTGGTGATGAAACTGGTAATGTTTATTTTTGAAAGTTTTATGGTTCAAATTCAAAAATCCATTCCAAATATCATGTTGGTTATCTTTGATGTTTTTCAATAACTCACCCTTCTTTATTTTATTCCCATCCTTATCTTTTTCAGGACAGAATAAACTTACCAAACAAGCAGTGTCTAAAATAATATGTTTTGGAATAATATTATTTCGTAACGGTAAGGGTTGAAATAATTTACTTTCTTGTTTTTCTAATACAGAATTCATGTAAAGCATTCCTTTCAAATAAGAAAATGGTCTAACTTTAACATCATAATGAATTGACTTCTTGATATCCTTTGGAAAAATGTGAAGTAAATGAGTGAGTTTCCAATCATTAAACAATTCATTTGTTTCTGTTTCCAATTCTAATACCTGTTTCTTGAATTGAAACAAGGTTGCTTTATCCTCTGTTATTTCGGTAGTTGTTTTATTGATAAAGCGTAAGAAGTGTTGAATAAAATGTTCCTGTGCATTATTCGATAAAGAAGTATGAATTTGTGTTGCTAAATAAGGAAGCATAAAGGTTGTGTTTTTCAAATTAGTTTTTTCATGGTTCAATAAAGGTTGGTATTCGGTTATGTAAAACTTATCTAACTTCTCTAATAATTCCGTATCAGCCCTTTTCTTACCTCTATTATCACGAACACCTAATACTTTGATACAATAAAGAATAAATGTTTCATCTATATCAGGTAACGATAATTGGTTAGAATAACAATATAAAACATACAATCGGATAAACTGGTAGGAATGTATCATCAAATTATTCATTTCAAAAACCAAATTATTTATTTCAGGTTGTATCTCATTACGGTTCAAAAGAACAGATTTGAGTGTGGTTTTGATGGTTTGAAAAGATGCTTTTTCATTATGCCTAAATGTTTTGAAATCGTCTTTCAACTTTTTCTTTTTTACCATTCTATATTTTATACAGAGATTTTATTTAAGTGATTTTTGACGAAAAAAATTACTTATGCCTAAATATTTTCAACCACAGAATTTTTGTCTTTGTCTTTTCTTTTCAAGTAAGCAGTTTTATTATATTCTTTCTTTTTATCAGGTGTAACAACGTAAGAATAGTTAGTTTTTTCTTTATAATCCTTTACCTTTGATATAATTTCCTGTTTATGATTTTCGTAATAAGTTTTACTTCGTGTAGGAGCAGTATATTTTTTTAAGTGTTCTTTAGTTTCTTTCAGTTCATTTTCTAATAAAATAATTTTTTCTTCTTGTGTTTTATTTATTTTCAATAATTCTTCCATATTCATTTAGAGTGTAATTATAAAATATTTTTATATAAGTTCAATAAAAATTATATAAAATGGGCGTTTTAAATGAGAAAAGGTGTATAATT